AAGACGGTAAATGGAAAGAATAGTGGTAGTCCTGTGGCTGTGAATTATACTACGACAGTTTCCGGTACAGGTTTTTCGGGTAATGCGGTAATAAGTCAAATTTCTGCTACAGAGAATCCTACTGACAAGCAAAGAACTGGTACAGCTACAATCATTCAGAATGAGAGTGGAAAAACAGCAACCATTTCTTTAAGTCAAGCTGCATCTGTTATTACTTATGAAAATACGATCACAGCCAATAAGACAACTCTTACTTTTGCTGCAACGGCAGGTGATCAAGTGGTCACAATCACTTCTACCAGACAAAAGAAGCTGAACGGTAAGAACAGTGGTTCTCCAACTACCGTAAATACTACAGGAAAGGTAACCGGTACGGGTTTCTCTTTGAAAACTCAATCGGGAGCAAATTATACTGTTTCCGCCACTGAAAATACAAATGAGACTACCGGAAGAACAGGAACTCTTGTTGTGACACAAGAAGGGTCGGGCGCAAAATCAATTACGATTAATTTAAGTCAGCCTAAAGCAACCGTTGCTTATACTTATAATTTGACTTCAAGCCCTTCAATAGTGGAATTTGTTGCTACGGGTGAAACAAAAACTCTTTCTATTTCTTCTACAAAACAAAAGACGGTAAATGGAAAGAATAGTGGTAGTCCTGTGGCTGTGAATTATACTACGACAGTTTCCGGTACAGGTTTTTCGAAAGGAACAACCGAATATTCCGTTGTAGCAGCGGTCAATACTGGTACAGCAAGAGAAGGGTCAGCAGTTGTAAAACAATCGGAAGGAACAAAGCAAATAACAATTACGCTATCACAGGCAGCAGGCACTTCCGCTTAATTTTTTATTGACGTGAGTAGGAAAAGAGACAAAAATAAAAATCAAGGAAAGTCAGACCTGTTAAAGGGTCTGACCAGCCTTTCTTTGGAAGATATTGTAGGATTGCAAAAAACTCTTCCTACTGTACTTCAATCTAAATTACAACAGATGTCCCGATCTGACAACTTGGGGGATTTGGTGAAAGCTAATCTTTACATGGGGAACATCAACCAAAGACAGGACGATGTAAAGGCTGTGTTCTTCAACCCGGACGAAGCAAGCGATACGGGAAGGGGTTACAAAGATCCTAACTTTTACGGTTCTATGCCGTTCGAAGTGCTTCGGAGAATGGGGGACATCTTTGTTGTTCGGGCTGTTGTCAATACCCGTGTCGAACAGGTTCAGAACTTTCTCCATTTCAGTACGGATGAACAGAAAGAAGGATACACTATTAGAAGGAAAAGGAATCCTTTTGAGAAGGTAAGTGCAGAACGCTCAAGAGAAGATCAGATAAAAATCAATTATATCAGAAAGTTTTTGGAAGAAGGCGGTTTTCACGACAAATGGGAATCGTTTGACACATTCCAAGACTTTGGGAGAAAAGTTGTGTTTGATAGCCTTACTCTTGATCAGCTTGCATTTGAAATAGTAAGGGATAGATCATGGAATCTGGCACGTTATCGTGCTGTAGACGCTTCTTTGATACGTTTTCTTGATAGTATCGATCCGAAGTTCCGGGAAGAATTTGAGCAGTATCGGTTCAAAGGCTATTTACCAAAATATTGTATGTGCTGGCAAGGTCAGATCATGCAGCATCCTGTTACGCATGAAAGTGTTATCTTTTACCCTTGGGAGCTGGGTATTGGTATCCGTAACAAATCCACCAACATATATAAAAACGGGTACGGAACATCTGAACTGGAAACACTGTCAAGCGTTATGACATGGATTTTGTGGGGGTTTGAATACAACGGCCTGTATTTTTCTAAAGGGTCTAATCCTAAAGGAATTATCAATGTTAAGAATCCGAACATATCGCAGGCTTCTTTAAGTGAGTTCAGACAGGCATGGCAGCAGACGATGGTGGGGGTTCAAAATTCTCATAGAACGCCTATTATTAATGGGTTAGACCTTCAATGGGTTGATTTATCCAAAAACACTAACCGTGATATGGAGTTTAGTGAGTGGGTAAAATTCCTACTTGTTATGACTTGTGCTGTTTATCGTATTGATCCGTCAGAGCTTGGATTCCAATTCAAAGATCAGACAAATATTTTTGGACAAGCTGGACAAAAGGAACGCCTGCAACACTCAAAAGACAAAGGACTAAAACCTATTCTTGTGTTCTTACAAGAGGTGATCAATTATTATCTTGTATCAGAACTGGATGAAGATTTTGAATTTGTCTTTACAGGTGTAGATGCGGAAGATGAAGGAAGGCAGGTTGAGATTGATGCTAAGAAAATTCAAAACGGTATGGTTTGTTTGGAGGATATTTTTGAAAAATACTCTGGACGTAAATTCAACCCGGAAACCGATACCATCTTGAATCAATCCTACCAACTTCAAAGACAATATCAGATGCAGCAAGCTATGTATGGAGGTGATACAATGAATGAAGAAGTGGATCGACAAATTGCGTCAGAAGACAAAGAAGATACACAGAAATCATTCGATTCTAACCCCATCATGAGTGCCGCGATGTCTTACATTGAAAAGAACTGGGGAGAAAAGTAATTTATGAATGTGAGATATGTCAAAAATATCAAGGTCGAAAAGATGTCTTTGGTGTCAAATATACACCATCATGTTGATCCTATGCGTTATCCAAAAGTACAGGAAGGATATGAAGGAATGGCACAAGTTATCTTTTCGACACAGATAAATAATATGTTGATGGATTTGACAAAGAAAATGGTGGAACAAAAATCGAAGTAGGATGCTATTCACACCGGAAGAAATACAGCAGTTGTTTTTCATTGTCGATTATCGTATTGCTCGTGTAATTGCCGATGTGCTGGGTAAGGAATATCTTTCCCAAGAAGACATAGATATGCTGAAAAGATTTGACTTTGATTTAAAGACAGAAGTTCTGAAAATACCACCTTATTGGCAAGCATTCATATTTGGATGTTTGGCGGCAATTCTTACTCCTGCGCAATTATCCTCTCTTAACTTCAACGATCTTCAACAATATGTTGAAAAAGAACAATACTCGGAACTCACTTCAAGAGAAAAGGCAGAATATAATGCTGCGGCTATGCGTTCTTATTCTTATATAAAAGGAATGGGGACACGTATAAAAGATTCTCTTTCTTCTATTATTTCAGAAGAAGAAATGAAAATAGCAGTGGCAGAACGAGAAAGGGAAGTGGAAACAGCTATTAGAGAAGAATTGACGGAAGGCGTTTTGAAAAGGAAATCCGTACAATCCATTGTTAGTTCATTGGGGCATAGGCTGGATGAATGGAATAGGGATTGGGGGCGTATTGTTGCCACTGAAATGGAGAACATCTTTCAGATAGGGATAGCGCAGACGATCATGAAAGAGCACGGTATCCATGCAAAAGTATATAAGGAAGTGTTTTCCGGTGCTTGCCGGATGTGCCTTAATGCTTATACAACTGCTGGCGCAGGCTCTAAACCTATTATTTTTGATTTGTCTGAATTGATCGCTAACGGAACTAATATAGGTAAAAAGTCAAAAGACTGGAAGCCCGTTTTAACAAATATTCACCCTTTTTGCAGGTGTATGTTAAGACATGTTCCAGATGGATATGAATGGGATGACAAAACACAGTCATTTGAACCTAAAAAAGTAGATGAAAGTAAGCGGGTTCAGAGAAAATCAAAGGTAAAAATAACTGTAGGTACAAAATATTTCGAAGTGTAATGAAACAAAGAACGATTTTTAATTCCGGTTTTATCAGTATTCTTACTATAGATGGTTCAAAATGGATAAAGGACATCCAAGTAGGAAATGTGATAAAAACCGTTTCCGGTTACAGAAGGGTGACAAAGGTTATCCAGTCTGAACTGTCTTCTGTTCCTCGTATTTTTGATATATGCTACGTTACGGAAGATGAAACTCTTGAAAAGGGATACCGTGAAGATGCCTTGCATAGGGTGGTAGATGGCTCTTACGTTTTGTGCCATAATAAAACAAAAAGGGTAGATAAGATAAAACCGGGTGACGTTCTTATGCTTAAAAATGGATGTAAAGGTAAAGTAACCAACATTATACAGATACCTATTGCAAATGTTTCGCAATATTTTTATAGTTTTGAGCTTGATAAGCCGGACTTCTTTTTTGCAGATAATGTCTGCATCCCGGATGTAGTTTGTGACAATAATTCAAAAATTTAATGATATGGGATTGAACCTGAAAGCGTTACTTGGATTACAGACGCAAAAAGAAAAAATAGCTGAATATAAAAGACTTCTTAAAAAAGGAAAAGAGGTAAGCCAAGAGATAAGCTCCCTTGGTGAAATCTATTCCATTCAGAAGTCGCAGTACGATGAACTGAAAGGAAGTGAAGATGCTGATGCAGTTGCAAAGGCAGAAAGTTGTTTTAATGAGTTTTTAAAGCAACAGTCTAAGGATTTGATGGATGTGTACAAGAGAAGAAATTCTATCCATAAATCCATTGCAAAGTTGGAAAATGATGAAGAATTTGCTGAAATGGCAAAAGACATTCGTCAACTTGAAAGCTGTCGTGAGTTATGGAGACAGGGTTTGATCAAGAAATCTGTTTACTTCGATTTATTTAAGGCGAAACAAGGTAAAGTCCGGTTTGCAGACGTGCTTGTTTTTAGAGGTGATAAACTTCTTATTTTGAATCGTGTGGGAGAAAAGGGTGCAGTCTCAAATGATTGGTGTATTCCGGGCGGACACGTTGATCCGGGAGAAACTTTCTTGCAAGCTGCCAAAAGAGAACTGTTTGAGGAAACAGGTATTGACATGTCGGAAGAACTTTTGATGCCAGTTGGCAAATACATCCCAAAGAGAAAGGGCATTGAAATTCATTATTTCACGTGCTACATTGACCCGGATGCTCCTGTAAACATCCTTGTGGACGGAGAAGAAGAAACAGGTAGTGAATGGATCAATCCTCACACTGAACTTGACCAATATAATTTCATTTTTGATATGAAAGATAATATCAAGCGTATTCTTGGTATCGAAGTGCCGGATGAATTTCAATTGGTGATGAAATCTTTCAAAGAGGGTAGAATTTCAAAGGACGTATTCACCTCCTATTGTGAAAAGAATTTGGAAAAATTGGAAAAGTCGGCGAGCAAAACTTCTTTTACACATGAAGAAAGAAAGGATTTGGCAAAGAAAGGCGAAGCAATGCCTAATGGCAAATATCCTATTCGCAACCGGCAGGATCTGAAAGACGCCATTCGTTTGTCCGGTAGTTCTTCCATGCCAAAAGAAGAAGTAAAGAAATGGATCAAGAAACGGGCAAAGGAACTTAATCTGGAAGATGAATTGCCGGAAGATTGGAAAGTAGAAAAAACTATGGATACGGTAGACGCACATGTATTGCAGCGTGAATCTTTGGATGGTGAAACCAAAAATATTGTTCGTACAGAGGATGGTGTAGGCGAAGGTATTGAAAAGGCTATTACTTTCAAGAGAACTATCTATGAAGAAAAAGAAGTCGAAGTGGTAGAAGAGCCGAACAAATACACTTACGGTGAGTTTCATATGAATTTCTCTGATAATGATGGTGGAAAAGGAGATAAGTTTGCTGATTTTTTAGGCATACTTCAAAAGGTAACTTGTCTTGGTAAACCTTTTTCTATTGTTATTAAGACAGAAGAAAATGGGGAACAAGAATGGAAATGGAATGGTAAGTTTCGCATTGAAGGCACTACCAAAACAGAAAACATCCGAAAATCGACAGAAGATGAATTGTCTGTTGAAAATGGAAATACCGAAGAAATCGAAAAGTCCAAAAAGACCGATAAGAGTATTTTCAACACTTATCTCAATTTTCTGGAAGGAACTAAAACACGTCTTAAAAATATTCATTGGGGTGAGGAAGATAATTCCAAGCATGTCTATCTCGATGAACTTTCAGAAGAAGTTTCAGAATTTGAGGATAAGATTGCGGAAGCCGGGCAATCGGGATTCGGACGATTCAAAGACGGGGAAATCCAAGGGGATGAAGTGAAAGAGGATGATCCGGTTGCTATTTGTCAAATGATATTCGACAAAACGATTGAGTTCAGAAAAGAACTTGCTGAAAAGGATGAATACATTGGCGAGGTAAGCTGGATTGATGATTTTCTTGCAACACTCAAACAGTCTAAATATAGATTGCAATTGCATTAAGGAGTTTAGAGGTAGATTATGATAATTATTAATAAAAGTTAAAATATTGGGTTATTGTGATTTATCTCTAATTTTGCAGTATTTTTGAGTGTTATAAATACGTTTATTTCAATTTCAACCAATCAAAATGTTTGATAGTTTTAAATTATATGTAGATTTGGATTTGGAGAAAGCCAAAAGCGCGGTATCAGAGCAACAATCTCCATACGCAAACATGGTATTTTCCGGTGTCGCTTCCGATTCTTCAAAAGATGATGAAGAAGAAGTCTTAGAGCCGTCTGGGTTTATATATGATAGATTTTTGAAATCCGGTTTGTTTAACCTCGATCATTTGCCCACACGTTCACCTATTAACAAAAGTCGTTTTTGGATTGGTGAACCTATTGAAGCCTATGTGAAAGACAATAAGTTTTTTGTAAAAGGTAAATTGTGGGAAAAGTCGCCGGAAGCCCGTGCTTTTTGGGATAAGGCAATTGAAATGCAAGAATCGGGTTCGACAAGAAAACCGGGTATGAGCGTAGAAGGTAAGGCGTTGGAACGGGATAAGAAAAATCCCAAAAGAGTAACAAAAGCCCTTATTACAAACATTGCCCTTACAATGACACCAGTCAACACTAAAACTTATTTGGATATTGAAAAGAGTAAGGGCGGTAGTGTGAATGATTTGTTGGAAATACAGAAATCAACTATTCTTTTTGAGTATTGCACAGAAAATGGACTTGTTCAGATTGACAATAATTTCAAGGTGAATTTTCAAAAATCACATTCTTTTGATGTTGATTCTTTTTGGGAGATTTATCGTGCAGTTCAAGAAGGTAGGGTTGAAAAAAGTGTTTTAGATACATTCGTAGAAAAAGTTCGACAATAATTTTTATACATAATGTTATGGTAGACGTAAAAGAATTTAAAGATGATCCGTTATACAAGGCACTTGAAAATTCTGGTTTCAGTGCAGAAGATATTGCTACTATGGTAGCGAACGGAGATGTAACTTTTGAAAAATCGAAAAGTGTCGCCGAAATGAAAGAATCCGAAAAAAAGGAGGACAAGAATATCGGCAATGACGAAAAGCACATTGACGATTTGAAGAAGGACGAAAAAGAGGATAAAAAAGACAAGAAGGACTTGAAAGAGGACATCAAAGAGAAAGAAGATAAAGTTGAGAAATCTTTCTCTATGGATGATATGAAGGTTTTCGGTGCTTCTTTGGCAGCTAATATCGTTAAGGGCATGACAGAAGTCATGAACGAACGTTTTGGTAACATTGAAAAGTCTTTGGAATCTTTCGGCGCACAGACACCTTCTTTTAAGGGAGTGCAGACTTCTGCTGTTTTGGAGAAATCCATGAAACCGGAAGTGGACGAAGATGGCAAGACACTTCTCTCTGTTACAAAACAACGCCCTTTGGTAATGGCTGCTATCAACAAGGCTATTGAAAATGCCGGTGAAGAACTTGAAAAGTCAATTGGTGATGATGCTCTGATTTTCTTGGCAGACAGTCAGGCTGAAACCATTGGACAGGATTTGGCAAAATTCATGTACGAAAAGTACAATATCAAGTTCCAGAAGTAAGATGTAATTCGATCGAATAAATATAAAATACTATAGAACAATGGACTTGTATAACTATAATGATTTAGCTGCTTTTGGCGGTGCTGGCAATGTTGCCGACGTGTTGAAAGCAATGGAAGCCGGTTTACAGACCGGTATGCAATATAACGATCAGATTAACAATGGTGGTGGTCTGAAAGTTGAATCTTTGGATGCTTACATCAAGGTTTTAGCTAACCGTTTGAACCAGTTGGTTGTTTACAATGAAATGCCGAAACAGAGAATCGGAAATACGGTTCACCAGTACAACCAGTTGTACAAATACGGTGAAGAAATCGGTATCTTCAATCTTGAAGGTGAAACACCGGAAGAAACAGATACTCAATACATCCGTAAGTCAATCATCTCTAAGTTTATGGGCGTTACAGGACAGGTAACTGATCCGGCTATGCTTGCTAAACTTGCCGATGGTATGAACATGTACACTCGTGAGGTACAGAATAAGACCACTTTGCTTTTGACTTTGATTGACACTCGTTTGACGGATGCTGATTCTACTTGTATCGCAGAACAGTTTGATGGCATCTTCCGTCAGCACATGATGGGTGTAGCTGCTACTGACCGTGGTTCTACGGAAGGTATGAGCACAGAACAGATTTTGGATGCTTACTATGGCTCACAGGCTGTGATTGATGCACAGAATGGTATCTTGACTGATGCTTTGGTTGAAGATGCTGCTGATCGCGTTGTAAACGTTTACAACGGTTATATCGACCGTATCGTTTCTGCACCGGTTGTGTTCAACAACTATGTGAAGAAATTCCATGAATCAAAACGCGTTGTTGTTGGCATGTCTAACAGCGTTGTAGGCGCAACAATGGGACAGTCTGTAAACGACATCATGACGCAGTTCGGTAAGGTTTCCGTTAAGAGCGACAAGTTCTTTGATGTTCGTCGCCCGATCAAGGCTTCTGCTACAGCTTCTTCTCCGAAGGCTCCGGGTGTTCCTGTTGCCGGTGCTACCAAGTCTGCTGTTGTTACCGATACAAAGACCAACTTCGTATTACATGCCGGCTCTTATGGCTACTTGGTAACAGCTAAGAACCGTTATGGTGAATCTGCTCCTTTGAACTTGACGGGTACTGCTTTGGCAGTTGCAGCTAATCAGTCTGTTGATTTGCAGTTTACCGCTCCGGTTGGTGGTGCTTATGCTCCTACTTGCTACGTTATCTATCGTACCAAGAAAGTAACTGCTTTGACCGACACGACAGAATACTATCCTATCTTCACTATCCCGGCTTCTATGCTGGCTGCTGGATATGATGGTGCTGGCGCTACAAAGGTTCGTGACCGTAACCGTATCATTGCAGGCACAAAGTCTGCTTTGATTTACTACAACGACAGTCAGATCAACGAATACTTGCAGTTCGGTGACACTCGCAAACTTGACTTTGCTATCACTGCACCGTCTCGTAGATTCGCTATTTTGAACTACGGTACGCCGTGTTTGTATCAGCCGGCTAAGATTTGCCGTATTATCAATATCGGTGATGAAGGTTTGGGTGCATAACTAAGACGTATTTAGTCTCGGAATTTTATAAAGGGAGGGAAAGGTTTTTGAAACACCTTCCCCTCTCTATTTTATTTATCAATAAATCATATTTCGTATGAAAAAGATTGTGTCAACAGTATATAAAAACACTACCATTCAGTTTTTGAATGAGCTTGTGGAGTTTGAAAACGGGAAAGCCGAAGTAAAGGACGAAACTTGGGAATACATCAAAAATGGCGGTTTCTCCGGTATTGCTTTGGAAGAAGAAGCTAATACGCTTGAAAAGGAAAAATCTGAATCTGAAAAAGATACTGATGAAGCTCTGAAAGTTCTGAAAGAAGAATACGAGTTTGAAATTGCTCGTTTGAACGGTATTATCAAAGATAAGAACAAGAAAATCGAACAATTGGAGCAGTCTATTGACGTTTGGAAAAAAGAGGTTGAAAGACTGTCTAACGGTGGTCAGCCGAAAGAAACTGTGGAAGAACCGGTTAAAGAAGAAGCCGGCGCAACAGAAGAAGAAATTGCTTCTTTAAAGGAAGATATGTCTAAAATGACTTTTGAGGATTTGAAGGCACTTGCTATTGAAAACGGAATGAGTAAACAGAAAGCCGGAAGATTCAAAGAAGAAAGTCAGAAAGACGAACTGATTGATGCTATAATTGCGTTACCTAAAAAGTAAAAAAGACATTTAAGTTATGCCGGGACAACTGATTTTTACAGTAAAGTATAAGAAAAATACGGGTTCTGTTATTTCCGTTGCGGAGATGTGGAACAATTACCTGTACGGTATTACCATACAAGCCGGTACGGGGACTTCTTTTTCTGATGAATCACTTAGAACTTATTTGAGTGCTGCACAGAGAGAGATCGAGAGTTATTTTAATCTCAAATTTGTAAAGCAATTAGTTGAATCGGAAACACATTCTTATTACAGAACAGATTATTTCCAGCAATTTCCTATCATTCAAACTAACTGTCCAGTAAGGGTTCCGCTTGCGCTTACAGGTATGCTTAATAAGATGGAGCAGATTATTTACCCGCAAGGTTGGCTTAGTTGTGAGAAAGATATGGACGGGATAGGGAAACGAAGAATGAGTGTCGTTCCTACCGGTGCAAATTCGGTTAATGCAAATGCAGATGTTATTCTTACTGGAATGACTACGCAGATAGGCTTTCAACGGTTCACAAACATACCGGACTATTGGGACATTCAATATATAACCGGTTTTGATTTGGATAAAATGCCTGCCGATTTGATTAATCTTGTTGGTAAACTTGCTTCATTTGGACCGCTTAATATTGCCGGAGATATGATATTCAGTTTACCCGGTATAGCTTCTATGCACTTGGAAATTGATGGATTAAGACAATCTATCAACTCTACCGCTTCTGCTGAAAATGCAGGCTACGGGGCACGATTGAAACAGTATCAAAAAGAAATAGAGGAAACTGTAGGGCGGATAAAACTTGTGTACGATGAATTTAGGTTTTTAGTATTATAAGGAGATGAATCATGGCAAAGAGCATTTTACAAACACCGGTTCCGCCTTTGAGTAACGCAAGTCCTGAATTTATACGTTCAGAGTTTGATTCTGCCGTTTATTTGAAAGGGTATGAGGTGATATTGGAAAAGGCGTTAAGATGTCCTTGTAATGCACCAGATGCGCCTTTAGTGGATTGCCAGAATTGTTTTGGTACAGGTTATTTCTATATCAACCCTACAAACACTCATGCTCTTATAACCGGTATAAACGGGGATAACAGTTACAAACGTTGGTCGGAAGAACTGATAGGGACAATTAATGTAACAGTAACAGATGTTGATAAGCCCAATTTAGGGTATTTTGACCGGATCACAATTTTAAAAGAGTTTTCTTACTTTAGTGAAAATTTGCCTGTAAGAACGGATGGGGAGAACTTTTTTGTGTTTACGACTTACAAACCATTGAGCATTTATAGCATACATGTGTTTGAATCGTCTACAGAGCCTTTGAGACAGCTTTCTCCGGCAGATTATAAGATAAGTGACACAAACCCTTATTGCGTAATTTTGACGGCTGATATGTCCTTAAATCCGGTTGTAAGTATTTATTATCAACATCAATTGGAATTTCATGTACTGGATTTTCCTCATGAAGTCCGGGCTTCTTGGAAGAAAAATAAGGAAACGGGACAACTGGAAAGAACAAGACTTCCTATTCAAGCAGTGGCAAGAAGGACACACTTGATTGTGTCTGAAAAACCTAATTTTGACGGATCGGGAGTTATATTGAATGATAATATTCAGATGAAAGTGAGTGAGTAATGGTAGTGCCTATTAATATAGATTTAAGTGATTTGGTGGAAGAGTTTGATCTTTCACAGGATCAATCTACGTTTTTAGGTGCTTCTATTATAGATGCTGTTATAACTGAATATCAGCTTAGGTGGGAAAATCTAATAAACCGGGAACTTCGTACTACAAGAAATGAGTATAAAAGGGGAGTTTTCTTTGAAAGGGAATCCCCTTTGTCCGTTACATTCGGGCTGACAAACAGATCTTCTTCTATTCCTTTGATGATAGAAGAAGGACAACCGCCTTTTGACGAAAAGGAAGGTTTTAGAAATTCCCCAAAAAGAAAGATTGCGCAGGATGGAGGCTGGTATATAGATATTCCCTTTAGACATGCAACGCCGGAAGCTGTAGCGGATTCGGGATTATTTGCTTCTATAATGTCGCAACGGATTTACAACGCAGTTCAGAAGACAGGAAGATTAGGAAGCGATAATTTACCAGAAAGTTTTTCTGAAAAAGGACAAAGAAAAGCAATAAATAGACTGGGTGTAAATAAACCGGCTTACATGCACAAAGCTCCTATTTATCAGGGTTTGACTAAAGTAAATATTGCTTCTACTGAAAAAGAAAAGAGAAGCGGTTACTTTACATGGAGAAGGGTGAGTGAAAATTCTGATCCTAATAGTTGGTGGAATGGTGGTATTGTTCCATATAAACTTATGGACAAAGCTCTTGAACAAGCGAAGATAGATGTTGTTGCAGACAAAGTGATTGATCAATTTTTAAACTCGATGTAACGATGCTACAGATAGTCAAAATAAAAAAGATAGTGGAAGCCTGTTTGGAATACGTACAAACGGACTTTGAAAGCAAGGAAAACGAAAAGGATTCTTTCTTGTACAAAGTGTTGGGAGATACACAGGACGGCTCTTTCAACTACTATGAACAGGCAAAAAATATCTTTCTAAGAAAGGAAACAAATCCGAACAACATAAAGGTAGCTTTGGAATATCCGAAAGATAAAACAGGGCTGCCGGCATACATTATTCGTGAACCCGGGAAAACAGGTGGCATTGCCAATTCCATAGGTAAAATAGAATCTTTTATGGGTGGCGTTCCTATGTACAGGGACACAAGACAGTACGGATTGGAAATCATGTGCTTTTCTGTAAACATGAATGAATCAATCCTGATGTCAGAGATTCTGTACGCATTACTACTTGGCTCTTGGGATACTTTGGCTTCACAGTTCCTTAAAATAGAATTTACCATGAAGGAGCTTATGATGCAAAACAATCTGATGCCGACACCTATTTTCATTCGTTCTATCGGACTTGATTTATCGTCAGAAGAAATAGTACCGGGATTGGTGGATACGTCTTTACTCGGAAAGATCATCTTTGGGAAAGTGAATCAAGTGGATAGCATTGCTCTTGGTGACCCGACTTCTATTGACGGACTTCCAGGTGTAGAATCAGAAATTGTGGGGTTCAGATAGTTCGTTGATTGAAAAATGATTACCTTTGAGGTAGTTTGATTTATGTGTAAGAATTAATTAATACATTTAATTATTAGATTTTTGTCGTAATTACTTAAAATAATTGTTTTGAAGTTTTTGGCAAATTAATTGATTTAATTTTTGAATGTGTTTTTAAATAAAATCAAATAATAATTCGATAACAAATTGAAAATCAATAAATTATGGCTACATCGTATATTTTTGGTAATAAACAAATAACCTTACCGGGTGCGTATAGTCGGATCGTATCTGGAGAAACAAGCCCAGCCAGAACATTAGATTATTCAAAGGTTTTGGTCATAGATAGTGGCGTTTATGGTGCAAATTGGGGTGGTGGTTCTGGTATAGATGGAGAAAACTTTCAAGGATTGGATTCTGTCTATACGTTTGACACCCTTGCAGAGTTCCGTTCTTTTGTAAAGGGAGGCATGTTCTGGAAGATTGCAGAAGGCCTTTTTACACCGGATTATACAAACCCGGCTTCTACAGGTATCTCTCAACTTTTGTATGTAAGGGCAGCTAAGACTACTTCTGCAACTATTACTTTTGCTACTACAGCAGGTGGCACGTTTGAAGTAAAGACACTGGATGAAGGTTTGGGAGCAAATGGCAAACTTTCCGAAGCTGGTAATTTGATTACCGGTTATGGTGTATCCATTGTGAAAGGCGTAGACGATCCGGCAAAATGGATCATGAAATTCTATGTCGGTTCTTTTACAGGATACACAGAAGATGATTACCCTATTGGAGAAACGCCGGAAGATCAAGCAGCACCTACATTGGTATTGCAGTCACCGGAATTTGACAATATTGGAACTTTGCTTGAATGGGCTAAATCCGATTCCAATTTTGCTAACCTGTTTGTATTGACAGAAAACGCGGAAGTACAAGGAGAAGGAACGGTATCTGAGAGTGACGTTACTACTGCACTGGCTGGTAAATCCTATTTCTTGGCAAAGGGCGGTACTGAAACTTACAATACTGACAACATGACGAAAGTTATGGAAGCAATTACAGGTTTGGACTATAGCTTTGCTCTTATGGATCAGTTCGGTACAAATGCTGATTCCGCATTGCAGAAACAGTACATTACTCATATGAATAGTCAAGCTAAGTACACCCACTTCTTGTTTGTGGGAGGTTATGACGATGCCGCCAATTTCTCTAAATCACTTGATTTGGCGAAAGGATTCAACAGCGAGCTGGTTCAGTTGGTACATGGCGGTGCAGGTATGACTTCCGGTATTACAGGTATCAAAACACGCTGGTGGGGAGTAATGTATAACTTGTGTTGTATTTTGGGTAGAACGGCAGGAAAACCGCCTTATATCCCGGTTACAAACAAGACAATCGGTATCGACAAGTTGAAGCACACTTTGAATGATACGGAAAAAACTAAGGCTTTGAATGCCGGTATGCTTGTGACGGTTTACAATGACTATACGAACAACTTTGTCGTATTACAAGGTGTAAACACTTTACAGGACAACAAAGTGTTGTTCAATTCAAACGGACAGAGCCACAGCATTCAGTTTATGCGTATCGTTGCTCAAATCAACAAGGAATTGGTTGTAAACGCTTCTATTGACTTGTTGGGACAGGAAAACGGTGTAAACGTCAATACATTGTCTGCCGGTGCGGTGAAAGACTGGACGGTTGCTTATTTGCAATCGAGAGTGGCAAATAAGGCACAGGATAACCTATTACTTTCATTCAAAGACGTTCTTGTTACAAGACAGGAAGATGCTTGGTTTGTAACCTACAAGATCGTTGTTAACAATGAAATCAACAAGTTGTTCTTCACAGGCTTCTTAATTCGTGGATAATAATTCTAAAACATAGATATTATGCAGACATTCAGTGCACCTATGGCATATATCAAGATCGGCAACGAAACAGCCGGTTTTGTTAGAAATATAACTGTACAGGAACAAATTAACCGTGTGGATGTACAGGGATTGGGTAGTTTGCCTATTCAGGAAATCCCGCCGGTTTCTTACAGATGTTCGGCAACGGTAGATCAGTTCTTTTTGTCTTTTAAGGCTCCGGTAGTGGAAGCGATGATTCACCGTCTGGGGACTTTGCAGGAGGTTTTGGACACCCTTACATTTGCAGAGCAAGGATTCTCTATCATGATTTATAAGAAATTGGTACAGAATTTTGACGACTCTCGTAAGATGGTAACAAGCGTTGACCCGACAGGACAGACAATTGCTCTTTTGACACCTTGTTTCATTGAGAATCAGAATTGGCAGTTGCAGGAGCAATCCGTTTCAAGTTTTAATGTTAACATACGTTATCTTAACCCGATTGTAACTGCTGAATATTAACTACATTTAACAAGATAAGTTGTAAAATTTGTTAATATAAAGGTTATGGATTGATTTTGTAAGAATAAAATAAGTTGCTATATTTGCTTCGTTGCTGTGAAGCAATTACATTCAATCTTATTATTCATAATAAAGGAAGGTGGACGTTTGTCCACCTTTTGTTTTTAGAAATTATTATTATTATATTTGTTTGGATTATAATTTTTACTATCTTTGTGGCGTGTATTAAAAATTCAATTTGTTATGAGTAGTAGATTTAAAAGTTTAGATGATCTTGATGCTGCTTTCCCTACAGAAGAAAGTTGTATAAGATTTTTGGAAGCCCTTAGATGGGAAGATTCTTATCCTATTTCTCCTTATAGTAGAGAATCTAAAGTTAGGCTTCGTGGTAATGAGTATATTTGTTGTGATACAAATAAGGCTTTTGATGTAAAAACGAAAACTATCTTTTTTAAGACATCAATTCCACTTATAAAGTGGTTTAAGGCTTTATGGCTGGTTTTGTATGATGATACAATAAATTCTGTTGAAATGGGCAGAAAATTGGAAGTAACTCAAAAAACAGCTTGGGAGATGGTGAGACGAATAAAATTTTGTTTAACTAATTCAAATTGTAAATGATATGATCAATAAGATTGAGTGTAAAGGAGAATTGAAATTAGGCGATTTTTCAATCCCTTGCTATGTGCTGGAAAACGGAACAAGAGTGCTATCTGGGAGGGGAATGCAGGGAATTTTAAAAATAGTAGAGAATAAAAACACCGGCACAAAAATCCCTGTTTTTTTAAATAACTCAACACTTAAACCTTTTATTTTTAAAGATTTAGACCCGGCACACTTTGAACCTTTAGAATGCTATGATGGCGGACAAAAAATCAATGGATATGAAGCTACTGTGTTGGTGGATATTTGTGATGGAATGCTTGAAGCAAGAAAGCATATTGAATTGAGTGACAGACAAAAAATAATTGCAGATCAATGTGAAATTTTGGTTCGGTCTTTTGCCAAGGTTGGAATCATATCTTTGGTAGATGAAGCTACAGGTTATCAATATGACAGAGAGAGGTTTGAGCTTCAAAAAATCCTTAACGCCTATATATCGGACGAAATATTGAAATGGCAACTTACTTTTACAGATGATTTTTATAAAAATATATATCGTTTATGGGGGTTGCCATTTATCCCTAAATATATTAGAAACAAGCCTTCTTTTATTGGAAAGCTAACAAACAAATATATTTATGAATTGCTTCCGCAGGGTGTTGTAGATAGAATAAAAGAAAAAACGGGCAAAACTTCAAAGGGGAATTGGAAATATAAGTGGCATCAATCTTTGACACCAGAAATAGGGAGAGAACATTTGAAGAAGCAGATTATAGAAGTTACAACATTGATGTCTGTTTCTCAAACGAAAGAACAATTTGACGATCTGTTCCAATTGAAATACAAAACACCTCCTATTCAGTTACAGACAGAATTTGAAGAAAATTCAAAAGAAGAAATTTGTGATGAATTTGATTCTTCTATGAGTAAAATCATAAGGACTTCTTTTGAATCAAATAAAGAGAAAGGGAATGAGTAATTTTTTCAGAAAGCGGAATGAAAATTCCGCTTTTCTCTGTTTTATATGTATATTTGTGCGTATCAATCAATTAATCATAAAAACAAAGTATGGGAACAAAAGAAATTACAGTAAAAGGAAGAAAGTACGAGATTCAATTTCCTAATGTAGGACAGTATTACCAGATCGAAGTAAACAAACAAAGACTGGGGAAAGGGAGTTACAACTCATTGATTGGCAATCCTACTATTACAGCGCAGCGTGCGTTGGATATGATTGATGTTGAGGCAACTTTATCCGTTCTTTGTCCGCAGTTGGTTGCGGATTTGAAGGTAAAAAGTTTCTCGGAACTTGGATTGAAAGATTTTAAGGAGATCAGCGATATTTACATGAACGAGGTGTTCCCTTTCTTGAAAGAGGCTGAAAAAATACTTTCTTCTGTGGACTGATGAACCGGGAAGAATATAGGAATTTCGTCATAAAATGGAATAACACTTTCCCTATTGACAGGTGGTTTAGGAACAAGCACAATATTCCTTTTCTTTCGGAAGAACATAAGAAGTGTGATTTCTTTACTGAACTTATGGAGTTCGAAGAAGAAAAGGCATTTTATGAACTTAGTCAAGAAAAGAAAGAAAAAGAGGAAAGAGCGCAAGAATATATCCCCAATATCGGGGATTGGTTGAAAGCACCGGAAGGTGAAATTTCGGAACAAGATACTGCCTTCTATGAAGATCAGATGTTTAAGATGATAGAGATGGAGCAAAAGGCAAAAGAAAATAAAGAGAAAGATGGCTGATAACGAAAAAAGACTTAGGGTGTCGGTAGATGTCTCTCAACTTAGGTCGGTCGGGAGAGATGTTGAGAATATGCAACGAAGAATAGTCGAAAACAATAACGACATTATTCGTCAGCAGAACGATGCGCTCAACCAACTTAGGGAACAATTGAACCTTTTGGGACAGCAAAATTCCGAAAAGGGTAGACAGACTGCAACACCCACACGTCCAGTTATCCAACCTACACCACAACCGGAAGGAGAAGATCAAGAAACTGCAACACCTACACGAAGGAGAAGAAAAAAGCAACCGGAAGCGGACATTTCGGGAGAAAGAGGTGAATCCTATCAAGATAGAGGCACGAGAGTTATCGACTTGTCAGCTTTGCTTGGTGTAAATCAAGAAGGCTTTCGTGATATTGTGGAAGCCATTTCTTCCGGTAATAGTGATTTGTCTGATATAACAAAGCAAATTCTCCAAAACGTACAAGCAGGAGCACGTGCTTTAGAGGGAATACAAGAAGGTGTCTTTTCTATTGATGAAACTTTGTATAATCAAAGAGGTACTTCTGCGGGTGGATCGGGAATACAGCCTATTCCAGTGCCCACACCATCACCAGTGCCAGCAAGAGAAGAAACACCTATTACAAGAGAAAGAAGGGAAAATGTACAAAGAGGAAGTGACAGAAGTACAGCTACTAACATTGCCACAAGAGTGATTTCCGGTGTTGGAGCTACATTCCAAAGTCCTGCTGCTATGGTTGGAGGACTTGTATCTTCTTTGGGCGGAATTGTGGGAGAAGGTCTTTCTTTGATACCTGGTGTAGGGGGATTTTTAGGCGGTGTAACCACTGCGGTCGCCAATGTCATGGCGGGAATTTTCACTACATCTGCTGAAAAGGCTATGGAAGCGCAAAAGAGAACCATATCTTATGCGCAGACAATGGGCGTTTCCGCAGGACAAGCCATGCGCACAGCCTTTGGAGAAGGTAGTTATGCTGCTGGTGCTCTTGGAATGAATGTAGGAGAGTATATCCAAAGGCGTGCTGCGCTTATCCGTGCCGCCGGAGGAAAAGAGGGAACAGTTGCGCCCGTACCGGAAACACAAAGTTTGATGGCTGTACAGCGTTTATATGGACTTAGTGATCGTACTGTAATGGGAATGCAAGGGGCGATGCGTTTTGCCCGTACAGAGGAAGGACAAACAGCTTCTTCATCTGCTATTATCCGTTCATTTGAGCAGACAATGAAACAGCTTCAAATTCCTCTTAGTGAGATTGCCTCTACAATGGATGAAAGTATGACTACCTTTATTCGTTCTGCTGACGATATTCTTTCCCGTACAGGTGAAATAGATGCAGCAAGCATAGCTTCTATCATGCGTGCTGTTCGTTTGCAGACTGGAATGGAAGGTAGGCAATTGGAGCGCGTACAGCAGGCTTTCATGGGACAAGGGATTTCACAAGATGATGTAACTCAAACTCTTTTGTTCCGTGCTGCTCAACAGGCTACAGGGGCGATGAATCCTTCCGAGGTTCTTGCTGCTATGGACGATTTATCAAGAGGCGAAGGGGATAAAAATATAATGAAGCGGTTTCTTGAATCATTAAAGGAGATATCGGGAGGAAGTCTTGAAATGCTTCGTCACTTGATGCGAGGTGCTTTCACAAATCTTTCTTATACGGACATCAACAAGATAACAGAGCGCAGGGATATTGATTTTGGAGAGTTCTTTGAGAAAATGGAAGAATCCAGACAAGCACTTAGGAGGCAGAACGATCCGACAAACAGATATGAACCTACTGCGGCAGAAAGAACCGTTACGTCTGGCGAAAAGATGATGTCCACCTATGAAAATAGAATGATTGGAATTGGTGAAGCAAATATAGACAGGTTGGGCAAAATGTTGAACGCCATAAATGGAATCTACAATAGCATAACGAGTTTCCCTACTGCTGTTGAGAATTTATTTACACAATATAAAGATGCTCTTGACAGGGGAGATGGAGCTACGGCAACGGCAGCAAGAACGGCTTTGCAGAATTTCTCAGGCATTATGACGAAAGCGTTTTTTAAAAAGATGATTGGATTGGAGGAATAATCTATGACAGAAAAAGACAACAACAAAACAAGTGTACCACCAATATATCCACTTCCAGCATATAGGTATTCCACCATACAGGATTTTATTGATGCATGGCAAAAGATTATTCCCACTGGGAAGAAAAAATATACCCCGTCTGATTTATTGAAAGTAAAGAATGAAAAGGGGGTTTCCAATCTTGATATTATTTGGGGGACTTATGACAAAGAGGAACAAGCGAAATACAAAAGCGATTATGATTCCGGCACATTGCCTTACGTAAAGCAAGGGACAACTTTGTTCTGCCCGAAAGATGATACGCCATTGTCCCTTACAAAAGCTGCAAAAGAAGGACAATTTGTATCACAAGGAAGTTTCAAGGCTTATTGGGGAGAAAACTATGAAAGTCTGATAAGTGATGAAGAATATTTGCCCGATACAAGTGTAACTTCCTCACTCAAAGGGACAGGAATAAATGCTAAGATAATTTCCATGAACGTAAGGGTATGGGTATATATTAAGGCTTTGGATAAGGTTATGGACTTATCCCCTTACGTTTTGCAGGTGGTAACGACAAAATCAAAACAAACGGGAGAATTTACTATTCTCTTATCACCCTTTTATGCCAATGAAAGTTCTTTTGCTTTTGGAGAGTCTATTGTGGAACAGTTTAATCTTGTTTCTAATAGCGGAGCACAGGTCAAGTCTTTTCAAGAAAAGTTTATTCAAAACAATGATATAGTCTTTATCCGGTTTGAACGTTTAAAAAAAGAAAAATCAACGGGAGATTTGGATTTAGGAAAGCAAGTGAACTTGGAAATCCCTGTTTCTAAAATAGCTAAAAACAACATTTGGGATATGATAGGTTTTGTGGACACTTGTACATCCTCTTTTGCAGCACAAGGAAACGTAAAATCTATCACTATAGATGGAAGGGATATAAATAAACTTTTTACAGAGGATGGCTGCTATTTTATCCCGTTGCTTAACGCTACTGATACGTTTTCTCATTGGTACGAAATGAGTGAGGATAGTATTTGGTTCAAAAGGAACGTTCTTACAGGAGCTTTTTCAAATCTTTTGTGGTCATACGCAGAAAAGCCTATACGGGAGTGTCTATGGTTTATTGTAAACGTCATGTCAACAATAGGAATAGCCAAAAATAGTGTATTTGATTCTTGGCAAGACAAAAGAACAGAAGGGTATGATATTGGAGCAAAGGAAAAACGTCCTGTTAATGGCGTTTGGCAGATAGTGAAAGTATTTGTGGAGGATATTCTTGAAGAAAGAGTTCTTATCGATTCTTCTATTGCCAATCCGAACGGCACGTTATTGGAGTATATGACAAGGGTATGTCAGTTTCCTTTGGTGGAATTTTACTTTGACACCTATATTAATACGATAGATATAGTTGTAAGACAGCCTCCATTCAATAAGGATGCTATTTTGGGAGCTTATAAGAACGGGCAGTATGTGACGATTACTTCTGGCAATTTACAAGGATATGATTTGTTTTATGATACAAGAAGTTATTCTTGGTATCAGTTAAGAGTGATGGATAATCATGCTGGACAAAGGAACACAACAAGTCTTGCTTTTGTTCCTATTGTGTATTTGGATGATTATGCCGAAGTGTTTGGTAATAAGAAAATGTCTTTTACAGATCAATATTTGAACTACAAGGAAACGGACGGAGTAAACAAGACGCAGACATTATCCAATTTTCAAGAAGCAGCATTGAATGATCTTATATACATTCTGGAATCAACAGCTTATCTTCCTTTCACAAGAACAGGCACGATTACAATAAATGGTGACAGACGGATAAAGGTTGGCACTTTCGTTTATTTTGAGCCAACAAATGAATTTTTTTATGTATCCTCTGTTGTCAATAATGTTTCTTTTTTGGACGGAAATTTACAAAGACAGACCATTATACAAGTAGAAAGGGGTATGTACGTGCCAATTCTTTCCAATTCTTTCTCTTCTGTAAAGGATAGACAGGATAATGCAGGGAAAGAAAGTAAAGATGTGAAACCGGATTATTTCAAATTGGTTGATTTGACTGAAATGAAAAATGCAGTCAAAGTAGCTCAAAAAGATCAGATCGCTACACTTGTTTCTCCAAAAGTGGATAGAGATCAGTTTGAATATTTTCTTAATCGTAAGATGTTCAGTTAGTTATGGCAGGTGGAAAAGTAAGAAAATTGAATGCGTCCCCCGAAGCAATTTCATTCGGGTTCATTGTTGTTCCCAATGGAGTGGACAGGGATTTGTATGTGGAAACTTGTTTAAGGAGAGGTCGTGTTTCTGTCATGGGAAATGGGGGAGCTTTCTTTCGGGATATTTATATAACAAATGAAGTTTTGGCTAATATCGAGTTCCCGGAGAAAGAAAATGAACAAGGGTCGGCGGTAGTGATAGCGAGCAACCCGTATGACGGTGTTCCTATTGTGATAGGGAGCTATCCGAGAAATGATCAGTCTCCTATGTGGAAAGAGAATACATTCCAGTTCAGAAAGACAGTAGGGAATGTGACTGCATCCTTATCGGTTGATCCGGCTAATAATGCAGTAATTGTTTCTATCAATTCTCCTAAAAAAGCATCCGTAAAGGTACTTGCTACAGGATCAGAAGAATCTGAGGTAATTGTTGAATCCACTGGAAGCGTGAATGTGACCGGAGGAACAAATGTTTCCGTAAAGGGATACACACAGATAGAGGCAAAGGTTGTGAATCCAGAAAAACCGGAAGAAGAGGAAAGAAAAGTCTCTATGGATTTGGAAAAGGTTTATTTTCATTGGAAAACGGAGGAAATGGAACAATCTTTGCAAGTGGATAATTCCGGTGTATCGGTAAAGATTGGGGAAGATGTACAAAGCACGATAACGAAAGAACAGTTAGATTTGAAAACGGGAGCATCTACTTTGAAAATGAACAACGATATTATTGAGTTCAATGGTGGGGGATTGAAAGGTCTGGTTGAACTGGATAATCTTACAAGTAAATTGAATGGTTTTGTAAATACATTCAATTCCCATACCCACAATGTTCCGGCAGGTTCATTTCTTGTTGGAGCAACGGCTGGCGTGCCAAGTCCCGCTCCTGTTCCCGTTACATCTCCCATGCAATCGGCGCAAAGTTTTGTTGCTTCTGATTATGAGAATGAAAAGATAACACAGGGTTAGGATATTGGGAAGAAATTCGTACTTTTGAACAAGTTAAAATTATAAAGCCGTGGCAGTTTTGGATTCAGTGGTAAAAACAGCGAAATCGACACTTAAAAATTTGGGTCGCTCCATGATGGCAGCGCAGTTCCCGAATGATTTTGAAGTGTATATGTGTTCTTTGGAGTTGGCAGATTCCAAAGGGAACACAATTGATGTCTTTACTTTCCCTATCAGCCCGGAGAGTATAGATAAGAGTGAACCTAAAAGAACTACGGTAGTCAACACGGCAGGAGGCATAACAGTACTTACTTCTCCTGTTTTTATGCCGCAGACAATTACGATAAAGGGAAACTTTGGAAGGACATTCAAGATTCTTTTAAGCGGTTCTGATAACGTTTCGTTGACAGGTGCAGCTTTTAGTATCTCGGCAGGAAAGCGTTATCTCTATCAATTACAGGGAAAATCTACAAGTTCTCTCACTATGCCTTCCTTTGATGCCGGCATCAAAACGGGATATGGTTGTATCAAGATATTACAATCTATCATAGATAAAAGCAACGGAGTGGACGAGAACGGGTTTCCCATGAAACTTTTCTTCTATAACATGGCACTTGGAGAAAGCTATCTTGTTACGATTCCACCGCGTGGCGTTAATTTCAGTCAGAGTATATCAAAGAATATGATATGGGAATACAATCTTGAAATGACTGTTATAGCTCCTTTAGAAGCGGTTTCGGGAACAAGTGGTAGTAAAGGTTCGCTTTTGGAAATGTGCGCCTCTAATGTGATACAAAAGGGCATAAATGAATTTGCAAGTTCAATCTCTAAAGGTTTGTTGGGCAATGGATGATGCTTTCGAAAAATTTTACAACGTAACGGGATATGATATAAAGTCATATTTCCAGAAGTTTGTTGATTTCTGTGCCAACGATTATCCTCTTATTGTGGACTATTATAGTAATGGTGGGGAGATGGACAAGGATTCTTTTTTGCGCCTTGTGGAACTTGTGAGAGAATCGGAAACGATTGAGCCTTTGTTTATTCTGCATGAAAATACTTTGGACGATATTTCCATGTGGGATATTCTGGACAACTTTACAGAGACACAGACAAAACTTTCCACTATTAAAAGTTCTGCAAGGTGGCTTAGAAGTTCTTCTTTAGACAGGAACAATACTTTGCAGATGGAAAAGACACTTCGGACAGGGGAACGGTTTGAAGATGTATCCAGACAGCTTAATAGTACCAACCCGGAAGATGATTGGATGAATATTACAATACCGCAGTATATAGAAGAAACTGATTATTCGTTCTCTGATGGAGGAAACAAGTTCTATATCAATCTAAAGAATGCTGGGAATAATTATCTTGATACTGTTGTGGATGTACTTGTGGGAGATAATATCTTGGGACGTGACATAGATGTGAATTTTGTCTTTGAGAATGACGATTTAAAGATAGTGATAGGCGATGATGCGATCCGACAGGCTTTGGATACTATTCTTTCTTCTCAAAAAGGTGCTATACCAGAGTTTAAGGATTATGGAATTGCAAATGAGTTCATAGGAACAACGGTGAACGCAATCCAGTACCCTTCTATTTTTAAGGATGTAATGAACATGTTCCAAAGGGATTCAAGATGGGACTCTGTGGAGTTGATGGATGTAAAAAGAGAGGAAGATGCCGTGTTCCTTTCTTTGCAATGTAAAACGGTAACAAAGAAAGATTATTTAGTAAATGTTCCTATATAATTGATATTCAGATGATTACAAAAACAAGTGCAACAATAACCAATCTAAAGAATCTTTTTATAGAGATGTTTTTAGATAAGACAGCTAAGGTAAGTAATGTAGCTGACGGTTCGGTTGTGAATGCTACGGCATTCGGTGTAGCGAAAGTTGCTCAAAAGGCAATGAAGGATATTGCCATAAAGGAAGCGCAGATATTTCCAGATACAGCTACAGGCGTTTATCTGGATAAGGCTGCTGCTTTGTATGGTGTCAGCCCGCGTAAAGGTGCTTTGGGTTCTTCGACATATATAAGGGTATCTGCTAATCCAGGTACAGTATATGATACGTCTGTTACTTTTGTAAATAAAAATGGTATTCGTTTCCAAGTTGACGAAGCATTGACTGTAGGGGAAAGTGGTTACGGATATGTAAAGGTAAGAAGTATCAACGCAGGGTATTCCACAAACGTACCGCCTAATAGCATTACTAATGTTTCTCCGCAGCCACAAGGTCATATCGAATGTACGAATGAATATTATGCTATTGGAGGACGTGATAGTGAGGATGATGAAACGTTTAGAATCCGTATTAAGAACAATCTGAATATCCTTAGCAAGAATACAATAGAATACTGGACACAGACATTTAGCAACATAGACGATCGTGTCTTAAAAGTAATGAGTGCCGGTCTGGACGAAAAGGGCATATATAATCTCTATGTTGTTTCGCAGAACGGTATTTTCTTTACCGAAGAAGAACTTGATACACTTCTTGAAAGCGCACAAGGATATTTTGGTATTTCAGAACTGAATATTGAAGGGAAAGTAGTTGGTATTGGTATCAAGAATATTGATTGGTTCTATGTGGGTTCAGAAAGGGGGTTGGATTTCCGTGTTCAGCTTCAACCGGATTACGATGTGTCTACTGTGCGTCAGAACATACAAGTGAACCTTACTAAATATCTTGATTTTCGTTTTTGGACACCTGGAAAAATCGTAGAATGGGACGATTTGCTGGATATTGTAAAAAAGACCGATGGCGTAAAATATGTGCCGGACGAGTATTTCTTTCCGTATTACGATCAGCAAGTCCCGGCAAATCAGCTTCCGCGTATAAGGGGGTTTGTGATGCGCGACCAGGACGGAAATATTTTGTACGATTCTGATAGCAACCTCTCTCCGTTGTTTTACCCGTCTGAACCGGAGGATTTGTTTGTAGGCATCAACGACAGCTCACTCAACCTTTACCAAGAGGTTTATTTCAATGTGACGGATTCAGAGGGGAGACCTGTTGAGGGTGCAAACATTTCTATAGGAAACAATGCGGTCGTGACCAATGATAACGGACAAGCTACTATACAGCTTGCAAACGGACAGTATGAATATATTGTTTCCGCTTCGGGATATATCCCCGTAGAAGGAATGTTTGTAGTGTTGAACGGTAGCGTTTCTATTGCCGTGCAAATGGTTTTAGCTCCCTATACGGTTACTTTCCATGTAACAGATGAAAAGGGAGGGGTTGTTCCTTATGCAAATGTAATGATGGATAACAGAATAACCACTACCAATTTGCAAGGTGTGGCTTCTTTGTCCGCAAGGAACGGGAACTATCCCTACACTATTGAAAAGTTGGGATATGATGAGTATTCCGGCAGTGTAGTTGTGGATGGTAGAGATAAAGAAGTATATCTTGAATTGGAATTTAAGGTATGGACGATTACTGTCATTGTAAAGGATAAGGAAAATCAGCTTATACCGAATGTCATTGTAAAGGTGAACAATGGAGAATATCTTACGAACCAGCATGGAGAGGCGGAAATACCACTTGTAAATGGTGAATATCCTGTAACAATCGAAAAGACAGGGTATGATACTTTACAGGGGGAAATTAAGGTCAACAACCAGAATGCGGACGTTACCTTTGAGATGGATTTCTTTTTATACAATGTGGAATTTAATATTTCGCAGGTAAATCAGGGGAATCCGGCAGAAGGAGCTACAATCAAAATAGAAGGACAGCCGGGAGTATTGAATGTAAACGGTTCTGGACAAGCTACTATAAAATTAAAGAGTGGAAATTACAGCTACACCGTGCAGAAAAAGGGATATGATGATTTGACCGGATCGTTCAACGTAGAAGGACAGGATACATTTATTCAAAGAACCCTTGTATTGAAATATTATAATGTGGTTATCACTGTTCTTGACAGTGATAACAGTAGTCTGGTACAAGGAGCAGCAGTAAATATCAATGGCTCTTCTTATCCTACAAATGAAAGAGGGCAAGCTGTTGTAAGCCTTCAAAACGGGACATATCCTTATACCGTAACAAAGTCGGGATATTATGACGGCAGTTCTTCGGTTACTGTTCTTGACAGTGATAACAGTAGTGTAATAAGTTTAAAGGCAAGACTTTACAATGTCATAATGACGGTAAAAAATCCATTGAAAGAACCTATTAAGGGGGCTACAGTGGAGATAAATGCAACGTCTTATCAGACACAGGATAATGGTGAGGTGTCCTTGCAGTTAAAAAATGGTACATATCCGTTTACAGTGACAGCTTTAGGAATGGATGATTATTCCGGTGAATTGGAAGTGGAAAGTGCGGATATTCCGTCTTTCCCTGTAAATATGGAGTACAAGAAGCATGATATTGTATTTACTGTACAGACAGATGAAGGTGTTGCGATTGAAAACGCTAATATTCATATCAACGAAAAGGACTATCAGACTTCGCAGGGTGGTTTGGTAACGGTTCGTCTTTCTGACGGGCAGTATCCTTATACGGTAACGAAGGAAGGTTATGTTCAGACACAAGGTAATGTGGAAGTTTCCGGTAGCAACAAGAACGTATTAGCTCAACTTACCCTTATATCATATAATATTACGTTTGTAGTAAAAGATAACATGGCTTCGCCCAATCTTTTGCAAGGAGTGTCTATCGATATAGAAAATGAGGACAAGACAGTTACCACAAATGCGTCAGGAGAAGCGATAATCAGTCTAAAAGCTGGTAAATATACCGCTTCATTCATGAAGAACAGCTATAAGACTGAAACTCTTTCATTTGAAGTAACTGGAGAGGCTACGTTTACGCAGATATTGAAGAAGATATGGAATCTTACCTTTAAAGTGACCGCCGCAAGAAAATCAGGCTTAAAAGATGTGACTGTCAGTGTAAGTGGACCGGCCATATTAAGTGGAAATACTGTAAGTCTTAAAACAAAAGATGATGGAACAACTGATCCTGTGCAGGTAATAAACGGTGCTTATGATTGGAATGCGTCACTCACAGGATATTCGCCGGAAGAAGGAGTGGGAAGTGTTCAGGATGCCGATCAGGAGAAAGTGATAGAATTGACTTATGGATTTGAAACTACATTTACAACTTCACCAGCCACACAAGGCGTTGAAATTACTATTGATGGTAATGATACAATCACAACGGGGCAAGACGGTATAGCAACAATAAATCTTTCCACAGGAACGCATACTTACGCTTATTCAAAAACAGGTTTTTTAAACGGGACAGGAAATGTGCGAATCGAAGAAGCTGAAAAAAGTGTACAGTTAACACTTGTTCCTGGAGCGACAGTTACATTCCATACAAAGGTAGGAAATTCTGCTTTGGCGGATGTAAAGATAATTGTAGGGCAAAGTAGCGCAAGGGCACTTCCTGAAACCATTGTAACAAACAGTCAGGGTATCGCGGCAATTGATCTTCCTACAGGGGATTATCAATATCAGATTCCTACTACAAGTACGGATAATCCTAATCTGGTGGAAGTGCCAAGCGGAACATTTAGTGTGGCAACCGCCGCAAGCGCCATTGAATTGGATTTGGCTGATTATGTAAAATACAATGTTACTTTCCAGACTGTTCCATCCACACAAGATGTAGCTATAAGTTTTGCCAAGGCAGAATCTCCAGACACACCTGTTGCAAGTGGAGCTACTGCTTCTAACGGCATTCTTACTTTGACTTACAAGAACGGACAGTATATCTATACAGCAAAGAAATCCAGTTATAAAGATGTAACAGGTGAATTTACAATTGCTGGTGGAGATCAGAACATAACGGTTGAGATGCTTCAAATTTCAACGGTTACATTTACTGTAAAAAGTCAAAATGATAGTTCTCCTATTGAGAATGCTGCCGTTGAAATGGTGGATCAAAGCGATTCATCTAACAAATACAAAGGAACGACTAATTCATCTGGCGTAGCTACTATGACGTTTGATAGTAGCGGGTTTGAGTGGTCACAAGATAGTGATGCGGATTTTTCCGAGGGGTTGGATTTTTACACACCCAGTGTATATACTCTTCCAACGCAAGACGTTCCATGGACTGAGGAAGAATTTAAATCCAATTTCCCTAAAGGATTTTGTGTAAATCCTATGACTGAATACAAACAGCCACCATCGGACACTGTTTCAAAATTGTTATTTTTTATTGAAGATACATTTACTAAAATAACGGGGCAATGGGATAGCAATCACAAGACATTTACTTTAAATGAAATTGTTCCCAAATCAAAGGATATTAAAGGCTATTTCTTTTGGGCGGATGCAGGTGGCACCCTTGCTTTTGGAAGATTGTTAGATCAATCTGCTAAAATAAATTTGGGTGATATAGATATGGGGATATCTGTAGAAAACATTCCAGAAAAATTTGATATTAGTTATGAAATTTCAGATACAGGAAGTTCAGCATCAATGATTTTATTTAAGGAAGGTGTAATAGAGAGAATCCAGCAATCTAATTTTGCTTTTGACATCTCCAATAATAGGGGGTCATATTTTGATATAAGTATAAAGCCAAAAGAAGGTGTAAATATTACTTTGGAAGATTGGAAGACTGTAAATAATGTCAAAATATCTTTCTATGGCAAAAAGGCAATAAGTTCAGACTTTCCGGCAAATAAAGTCTTGTACGGAAGCTATGATTATACCGTTACCCTGCCTTCTCCTTTGAAAGCACAATCAGGCACGTTGAATGTAAATGCGCCTGCCATCAACAAAGAAATTTTGATTGCAAATAATGTAGATGTAACATTTAAGGTAACTTCAAAACAAGATTCATCACTTATTTCCCGTCCCAAAGTTGGTGATTTTGTGTATGGTGACAAAACATGGTCAACTGAATTGGACGGTACTAAAACTTGTGTCGGTGTCATTACCGATGTAAGAAGTAAGGATTTTGACTTCATAGGTTTGGAAAATCTGACTGCCAGTTTTTGGACAAATTCATTAGGCATTATTCCTAATGTAGTCACCGAAACAAATGAATCTTTAGCTCTTTGTGATTTTGCAGGTAAGACAAATTCTCAAAACATCATACTTGCGAAACCAACGGAAAGCACGGCGGCACATCAGTGTGCAGCTTATTCTACAGAAGGATTCGGTACAAATTCTTGGTTCTTGCCTTCTTGTGGACAGTGGGGTGTAGCTCAATTAAACAGAGTTAAGATCGACACTTCAATAAGTGCGACAATCGGTTCAGATCCATTGAGTAGTGGTTCATATTGGGCTTCGACACAATATAATTCAAATGATGCTTGGATTTTTGGTTGGGTTAATGGCACAAAAAGGGGAACGACCAAAAGTAATTCATATATGATTCGTCCTTTCTGTACCTATGAATACAATCCTGTTCCAAACGGTGTATATATTTATGATAAAGATAATAATCGTTACACAAAAGAAGAATGGGTATCATCTGGTAAAGGAACATCTGATGTATGTGGTATAGGCATTTCAACCGATACTGATTCGTTTATGATATCGACGGATATAAGTGTCGCAGGCTACGCTTTTGGAGGACAAGGAACTTTGATCCCCAATGTACCAATGTTAGGTACTAATATAGTATCCGCAGACCTATATAAAGCAACGCATGGTTTCATTTATACCGACACGATAATATCTCAATTGAGAACTGGCAATGCACCTGCGGCAGAATACGCCAAGACATATATGTTTGGGAATGGACAGAATGGCTATTTACCTTCATATGGCGAGGCGACCACTCTGTATTCTTACAAAACACAAGTGGAAGAGATTTTGCGCATGTTGGGTCTTTCTTTATGGAAAAGTGCATCTATTCAAACTTGCACCCAGTATGGGACTTCAAATAATGCAAATTTTAATTGGACAAACGGGATTTATTCTGGACCAGGTAAAAATGACAGGTATACAGTTTTACCTTTTGCCCTTCTTCCTTTGCCTAATCCAGCAATTCCTATCGAGAACGCTCTTGTAAAAATGACATCTGCATCAAACAATTATCAGCAGAATACAAATAACAATGGAGAAGCTGTTATTTCTGCTGCATTAGGCGTTGATTATGATTATGAGGTCAGTGCTGATGGTTATGTAACGCAGAACGGGAAAGTCGGTGTATTAAATGAAGCGAAAACAATTGAGGTTACTTTGCAACCTGCAAGTGAGCTTACAGTAGTTGTCCATAGGAACACATTAGACGGGGCAACTGACATTTCCGGCGTACAGGTTGTTGTGACTGAAAATAAGGAAGGAGGGGTGCAGATGGCTTCCGGTACAACTTCACAAAACGGGACAGTCGTTTTATTTGTACCAGACGGAAGCTATAAAGTAGCTTTTTCTAAAGATGGATTTGAAAGCAAAGAGGAAACGGTTGAAGTAAACGGGAAAACTGCGCTTAACACCTTCCTTTTGCAGATATACAATACTATTAATGTTCAGGTAAGAAGAGTTGGACAAATGCAAGGTATGCCAAGCCAAATCCAACTAAAGGACAGTACGGGACTGGAGGTGATTCAGACTAAAAATATAACCACTACCGTAACGTTCGCCAATGTCGCATACGGACAGTATATCTTGTATGTACCGGAAGGGGATTTTTCCAAAGAAACATCCCAAAGCATTACTGTGAATAGTGAAGGAATGCAGGTGCAAGTAAACCTTACTCCGCTGTATATGGTGCAAGTAAAAGTAAACCCTACTGGTGGTAATGTGGAATTTACAGATTCAGAAGGGCAGAAGCATACAGGTTCGGCAGGGCCAGCAACATACACGGCACGGTTTGACAAAATTCCTGCGGGAAATTATCAGATTAAGATTACATCTTCCGGTTTCAGTGATTTTTCAACGACAGGAAGTATAAGTGGGGTTTATCAAACAAGTGTGAATTTGGAATACACCCTAACTAAACCGAACAAGTTGGTGCAGATAACAAGTGACCAATCCAATTACCAATTAGATACTTCTTACAAATACGTTTCCCTTTTGATAGTTGGGAGGGGAGGCGAAAAATTTGAGTATTGGGATTCTTGGGATCAATTTGTATTGACGGGTGGAACAACTGGACAAATTGTGTATATTCCTAATATATTGATGTCGGATATTTCAAATGGCCAAATAAATAAAATTACATTTAGTTCTATACCAAATACAGGCGGTTGGACAGAAGGCACAGAGTATTCCATAAGATTAGGAACAACAACTTATGAATATAGAGCCTATAATGGGAAAGATAATGCTCAAAATGATGCCGATCGCCCCATGCCACAAGAAAGTAGATTGGGCAATTATTCTGTATATAATGCAAAAAGTTCCGGTGGTTTTGCTGCCCACATGACAGGTACATTCTATTGTAGTGGAAGTCCGGGAAGCCAAAACGCAAAAGAAGAAACTTATTCTTCTACAGGCCGAAGGATACAACCAGACGGTGCGCCAGGTGGAGATGGTAAATATGGATTTAAAAGTTCTTATGAAGATACTGTTTTGGGAAAAGTGACTAAACCTATTCAATCCTCAGTTGTTATTCCTGTCCAATCTATTTTTGGAGGCACAAGTAAAGGTGAATCGGGATATCTGAACACTCTATCTGGACAAAGATCCGGTGCATCTGTATGGGGAGGTGCGGGCTATGGTGGCTCTGAGTTTACTTCTCCAGACGGAGGAACAACAAGAATTGCTGGGTATGGTTCTGGACAAGAATCTTCTCCGGCAGATGATGATGCGGGAAATATTACGAAACCAGGAGAAGGTATATTTTGTATATATTACCACAACGAACCTATTTGATAAACTAAAAGGAGAGTTTAATTGCTCTCCTTTTTTTGTTTTGATTATAAAAGAGGTACAAACTTACCGTGTTTGTTGAGAAAAGATTATCTTTGTGACAAGTACTTACTTAGATAAATCAAATTTAAAAATTTTCATTGCAATGGATATAATCAAAAGAACAGTAACAGCTAATTCCAATAAGCTGATAACTACTAATGGTGAAGCTGCACCTTTTTTAATCAGCAGTGCATGGAACTTTGCTACAATTGATAAAGATATTGTGCTGATTGACCAAAACGGACAAGAAGTTCCGTTTGTAATCATTCCTCTTTCAGAAGGGGCAATTAAGGTAATCCTTTCAGGTGGAATGGAATATACCATTTCGGAAGCGGAAGTGAGTGCAAATATAGGAATGCCACTCATGTACATGGTTCAGAAGATTTTGAAAGAAGGGACAACGGCAACCAATCTTAGTATAGGTTTTTAAGGAAAGGAATTGACAATGAATTTAATAGGAAATATTAATGCAATTCCTTTTAGGAGATTTAGGGGAGGGGGTGGAGTAACTCCTTTCCCATCTGTACCTGGTATGATTACAAGATATTCAGCATTAGGTCTTACTAATGAACAGATGGCAGAGAACCCTGTATGGAAAGACCTTACAGGCAATGGACATGATTTACAGATGAAGAACTTTGCTTGGGGTGGAATGAGTGGGGTAGGTGGATATACAGAGAACTATAATAGTAATAGATGGTATAAGGTAGTATTAAGAATTGATGTCACTTGGACTTATAAGTCTTTTAATGCAAGATCAATAAAGGAGAATAGATCAGCTCAATTATTTTATCAATCATTACCAAGTGATACTGGATTTAGGGTTTTATCATGTACTATCAAAGTTTCTGGTTTAACAGACGGACAAGAAATTGAATATGTTTCTAATGGAACACAACCAACTGTTATAATGAGAATTGAAAATGATGGTATATATCATCTACCAAGTTTTGATTTTAGAGCTAAAAATGCTTATTACGGATTCAAGTTCTTAAAATTACAGGAATCTTGCAATATCACCATCGAACAACTTCCCCTCTACCCCGGCGCACTCGTCTTTGACGGAGTAGACGATTATGGTGTTTGTGAGAATTTCCCTATTTTGACTAAGGAAAAGGGATATACGGTTGTGGCGTTGAGACAGTGGATTTCAATGGGTGAAGGAATCTCTGGATTAGTATCTAATGTAAAGAATTGGTTCAATGATGGTGCTTTCGTTTTAGAATACAACAGTAATAATGCAACTAATAAGTTTGTTAATAGACCTGTATCTTTCGGAAATGTTAATATAGAGATGGATTTGCCAAATAATTTTACCTATCAAACATCTAAAAGTTATAAAGGAGTACCTATAACAACAGGTTCTTTTAAAGGGACAAACTCGCTTTTTGTTGGAAAATTAAATAACATCATCGAAAATTGTTCTAATGTTGCTATCTGGGAACTTGTATTTCTCGACCACGATGCCACCGAAGAAGAACTGACCAAGATCAAAGACTACTTTGTTAAAACCTATCCCTGGCTCTTTCCCGACCAGGCATGGACAGTCACCGGCAAAACCAACGAGGACGAAGATCGTGCTACTATTGCCAACATTACGGGCAATGGTAATGATCTTATACTGTCGAATTTTGGGTTTGCAGAAGGGAGCGGGTACAATGAAGAAGGTGAATATACTGGCTATCTAGTTACTGATGGGGTGGATGATAAAGTTCAGAGCTCTAGTTTTGCAATGAACGAAGATTGGACGATTGTTGGAGATTGGGAATTGTTATCAAATGTTCAGATCAATTGTGGCATTGTAAAAGCTCAAAATGTTTATCTGTATAACATTGCTAATGGATTGCTTATATCTATTAATAATCCACGTAGTTTACAAAGTTTTGGAACTAAATCATTGCATGCTATTTGCTCAGATGGTAGATTATATGATCGAAATTGGGTTGAGTATAAATATACAGCAGATCAAAATTTTGAGATCGTTAAATCAAGTTTGAATATAGGATTTAATTTAAATAATTATGCACAAATAGCTTTTAAGAATTTAGGTATCTATGATAATCAGATCCTCTCCAAAGACGACTGTATCAAAGCATATAACTATTTACAAACTTTAAAAGCAAAATAATATGAAATTGGTTGAAAAGCATATTGTTAAAGATAACCGATTTGAAGATATTTGTTTCAAATCAGGTCTGTTGTATAATTATGTCTTATATAATGTACGTCAAGGAATTTTCAACGAAGAGTATCTGAAAGAGTATGAATTTTCAACCAAACTTTGCAAAGAAAACCAATTTGATTTTAGAAATCTTCCGACTGCAATTTCTCAACAAGTAGTTACACAGGTATTTTCAAATATAAAAGGATGGATAAAGGCAAAAAAGGAATTTGAAAAGAATCCATCTAAGTTCCGCTCGAAACCGAAATTACCTAAATACAAGAAAGGAAAGAAACAGAATATGGTAGTCTTTACAACTTCTGCTTGTAGGGTTAAGAAAGATGGTTGTATTCATTTTATTAAAAATATTATTTCACCAATTAAAACCAAAATAGGAGATAATAAACTATGTCAAGTTAGAATTATACCACAGGCTACTTGTTATGTAGTTGAAGTGATTTACGAAAAGAAAGAACAGGATTTGAATTTAAACAAAGATAATGTTCTTTCGATTGATTTGGGATTGAATAATTTATGTTCATGTGTTAACAATGTAGATAAACAGCCTTTCATTGTAAACGGACGAATTATGAAATCTTTTAATCAGTGGTACAATAAGAGAAAAGCTAAATTAATGTCTTTTGCAGGAGATAAAGGAACTTCAAAAAGACTTAGACAACTTAACAATTATAGGAATTTTTGGATAGAGGATCATATTCATAAGGTTAGTAGATTTGTTATAAACTATTGTGTTGACAATAATATCGGTAGTCTTGTAGTAGGACTGAACAAAGGATGGAAGCAAGAAATTAATCTTGGAAAGAAAACAAATCAGAAGTTTGTAGAAATTCCTTTTTCAAGACTTATAGATAAAATCTCCTATAAATGTAAATTAGTTGGAATTAGTTTTTATCTTAGCGAAGAATCCTATACATCAAAAGTTGATCATTTGGCTTTTGAAGGATTAGAAAAACATGATGTTTACTTAGGTAAAAGAAAGAAACGTGGATTGTTTCAAAGCTCTGTAAATAAACTGATTAATGCAGATATAAACGGAGCTATTGGAATTGGAAGAAAAGTATTCGGTGATTCTTATGTAAGTAGGATAATCGATAGTGGGTTAGCATTTAACCCTATTAGAGTAAACATTTTATAATGTGAATTTGATAAATAAAATTTTAAAATTTTAGTGACGTGAAATACGCAATTGTAGATTTATTATGGGCAAAGTCCCACGGAATAGAAGTCCTACCGGAAATGAGGACAAGTGTAGATCAGAGCAAGGTGATCTTGCATGAAGAAATGTTAGTACCTTTTGAAGATGAATCATTTCCAAGATATTCATTTAGTGATCCAACTTTTATTGAATTGTTAAATAGTGAAGAATGGACTAGTACAGAAGAAGAACCTGTAATTAATAGAGACTTTAGTCGTATCTTAGCTTTGGATATCCTTGGTGAAGAGATTACTAAAGAGATTAACACATATGATCTTATTCCAGGTGAAGCCTTACAGGTAAAAGATCGTTATCCAGAATGGATTGCTGGTATTACTGTTAAAGTAGGAGAAAGATATTTATCTGATAATGTTCTTTGGGAATGTATCCAGGGGCACACAACACAGGAAAACTGGAAACCTTCTATGGCTACTGCAAGTTTGTGGAAAACAGTAGACGAAGATCATAAAGGAACTATCGATGATCCTATTGTTTACATTCCACCTATGGAAATATTTAAAGATAAATACTATATCCAAAATGGTATAAAATATAAATGTACAAGAAATAGTGAACAACCTCTTACACATGATTTATCAGCCCTTGTTGGATTATATGCTGAGAAAGTTTAATTATTAATAAGCTAAGGATGTCACAGGAAATCTACAATAAAACCGTATTCAAACGGTTCTTTGAAGAAAACGATCTTGCCGTAATGGAATGGGCGGAGAATGTACTTGAAAAAGTATCTTCGCCCGGCATTCTTCCTACTTTCATAAAGAAGGACGGTGAGGATTTTAAGGCATATTGGGGAACAGTCTGTCACATATTTGCCCTTGTTGTATTGTATGCAAAGCAATACAATGAGATTGATACGAATAAGATTCTGTTTGAATTGTTTATTGAAAACAGAGGACTTGTGACAGATGAAGTCGATACACTTGAACAGATGAGGTATCTGTTCGACAATTATGTAAAGGAATACCGGAAAAGAGGAACACTTGATATTGTAAATAAAGAAGGTACAATACTTGGCGAGCTTCTTCGCCTTATCCGGTATAAGTCGGAAGAAGAATTTATCTTTGCTCTTTTGATGGCACGTGACACAGGATGGACAATGGGTTACAGTTCTCCCACATGGAACAGAACCGATACTGTTTTGAATGTTACAAAGGGATATGAGACAACTACGAGTGTAACAGATTTGAATGCTTATCCTTTGGCCAATCCTACAGGTGTTGTTATTGTGGATGATATAGACAACAATGGCACTCCTATACAGGCAATGACTTTCGTTGGAAATGCTTTGGTGGGTATTTCTTCTGAAATTGACAAAACGAAGCTCCTTCCTATTTCAGAAAATCTTTCTTATCAGATTTCTTTTAAGGTTAAAACATCTTCCGCAAGCAACCAAAATTTGAAATTCGGTGTGGAAGTGTTTAACGAAGTCGTTCAACCTATGATATGTAAGGAATCTTATGGAAGTGCAGAGAGCAACAATTTTGTTTCCGGCAGTAAAGGAATCCTGGAATTTCCTGTAGCTGGAGTGTATTATGAATGCCGGGCAATTCTATCGAGAAAGAATAGGGCATACGCAAAGCAGTTAGAGCTTAATTTCCCGAAAGGGAGAGGGCTTCAAATGAAGGACGGGATGAAATTCTTGTCATTAAGTCTTACACAAGACAGGTCAAATCCTTCCTCTTCCGTGTATATTTATGATATAAAGATAAAACCGCTTTTCCTTCCATTCTATCAAGGTAATTTAGGGGAAAAGGACGTGATAGCTGCTTATTATCTTAATAATTCCCTTACAAGCGAGGAAGGAGTAAAAGGATTTACAGAAGATTACCTTGTTACCTACAAAAACATAATGGGTAGTGAGGATATTCAGCCTTTGAAAGAGAAGAATGTTATTTTCAAAGTATTGTCGGATAGGGGAGCTTACATAGAAGGAGCTTCTATTTCCATTTTAGACAAACGTCTTGTGACGGACAGAAACGGGGAAGCATCTATTGTACTTTATCCTGGTGATTATTCTATTGATGTGGAGAAGTCTTTGTTCATGAATATAGAAGATAGATTGTTTCAGGTATTGGAAGACGATGAAGAAACGCAGGTGGAATATATTCAAATGCAAGGAGATGTGTATGAAAGAAAAGTCACGTTCGTTGTAAGGGACGAAAATGAAAGACCTATACAAAATGCCCTTGTTACTTTTAATGGTGAATTTAAATATACGGATTCTTCTGGTAATGCCATATTTATGGCTTTTCCTGGCTTATACCCTTATACTGTAAGCAAGACGGATTATTATACCATAAGTAAGAACATCAATGTACAAGACGATCAATCCGAACCTGTAACGCTTATATTGATACCAAGATATACGATTACATTTACGGTGACAAATTCATCTACTGGCGCAGTGGAAGGTGCAAATGTGACACTTACCGCAAAGGACAGACTGACAACAGAGGATACTGTCGCTTATTTGGAAAGCAAAAGAACGGGCACGAATGGGAAAGTGACATTCACGAATATATTGGGAGGTGATTACACTTATCTTGTTGAAAAGCAAAACTGGATTCCTGTAAATGGGGATGTTGTTGTGGACAGTAATAAGGATATACAAGTGAGCTTCAACCCTATGCCTACTTTTAACATGACGTTTACTGTAAATGATTACAACACCTTTACGGGAGAGAAAAAGCCTTTAAATGGAGCTACCGTAAGATTTGCAGGTTTGACAAAACAGACTTCTGACAATGGGCAGGCTGTTTTTGAAGGAGTGTTGGGGGGAAAATATTCTTATGATGTATTTTACGACAACAATCATCAACGGGTATATGTGGAAAACTATGAGTTTTATAATAATTCGAACCTTACGATAGACTTGAAACAGCTTACCTATAAGACTACTATCAAGGTGTACGGCGCAGGAGGAACAGTCGTTGAAGGTGCGAAAGTGAAAGTAAACGATAAGGATTTTGTGCAGGAAGATTCTTCTGGTGTTGTGTTGGAACTTCCCAATGGACAATACACTGTCATAGCATCCTATGAGGAATATGAGGACAGAGAGCAGCAATTTACTGTAAATGGAAATGATCAAGTGGTGAGCATCTATATGGATCAAACTTTATATGATCTTACATTTGTTGTAACAGAGGATAACGGTATCATTTCCAACGGTACAAGAATAACACTTAATCAAGGAGGTGCAGGAGAACAAACAGGTCTGACTAATAACGGACAGATCAAATTCTCTGTTCCGAGAATGCGTTATGATTGGGTGGCTTCGAAGCAATATTTCAGTGATCAGACAGGGGTTGTGCAACCAAATGACCTTCCAAAGACGGTGAATGTTGCAATGCCAAGAAAAGAAACGAGAGTGCAGTTCTATGTTTATAATTCCGATACAGGGCTTCCAGTTTCAGGAGCTTCTGTAAAACCAGAAGGGCTTAGTGCGCAAAATACAGGGTCGGACGGTACAACGACCTTTACGATGCAGATGGGGAAAACTTACAGATATGAAGTTTCCGTTTATGACTATCAGTCTACGGAAGGTTCTGTCACAGTTAATCAGGAATCAATGCCACAACAAAGGGTAGGTGTTTCTAACAAGACTTACAGTGCTCATATTACAGTGAAATCCCGAAATGGATATAACATTAATCGAGCTTACGTAACTTATGGAGGAAAGAGTGGATACACCAATTCACAAGGACAGCTTACACTTACTGGAATACAATCAGGGTCGTATAATGCCACTTGTACGGCAGACAATTATCAATCCCAAACGAAAAACAATATTGCAATATCGGGAGCTGACACGTATATAGATTTCACTCTTGACTATGAGCTTACGACAACTTATATTTATCTTAGAAAGGAAAATGTATTGCAACCTTATGCTTCCGTGAATATAAGAACTACCGCGCCTGACGGATCGTCTTATTACAGTGGTACAGATCAGACAAATGGAAGTGGTAGGATAACGGTTTCTTCTCCTTCTGGAGGTTATGTGTATGCTTCCGCTACGGATTCGGAATGTGTAGGGACAGGGGATGAATCAACGAACGCAGGAGGGAGCAGTATTTACCTTTATCTTTGGAAAGCTCTTATCGTTTCTTATAGCGGATCGCCTCAAACGCCATCTGTATCAAATGGCGTTTATGAAATAGTGGGGAGAGAAGTAAGAGTACAAGGCGGAAGTAGAAATACAAGTAACCCTTCTACTGTGTATGCCAATTTCAGAAATCATACAAGAGCTACTGCAATCAAACAGTGGCCCGAATCATTTTCTATTCAGGGAAGTTCTGGCACTTATAATGTGGACGCTGCCGGCGGCAACCATTCTGCCTTTAGAGGATGTACAAGTCTTTCATCGATTGCAACAAACACAATTCCTTCTATTTCAGGGGGTGTTATCTGTTGGTTTAGAGATTGCACAAGTCTTAGGTCTATTCCTTCTGGTTTGTTTACCAAAATGACAGGTAATTCTTGTGTGGGTGCTTTCTGGAGCAGTGGGGTTACAAGTCTCCCGAGTGGGCAACTTGTTCCTACTTCATGTGTTTATCATTCTTCCTTGTTTAGAAGTTGTAAGAGTTTGACTTCATGCGTTGGCAATGGTACTTTTGGAAGGGGAGGTGGCACAGAAGATTTCCATGCTGTATTTTTTGAATGTACGGCTTTGAAAAATACAGGAGGTCAATCAGCTACAAGTTCTCCATTTAGCAATTCAACGAATGCACAGTACATGCAATATACATTTCAAGGCTGCACAGCCATAACCGAACTTCCGGTATTATGGTTCAGATATTGCACAAACATTGTTTCTTTTGTTGGTTGCTTTGTCGGTTGTACAAGTCTTGTCGACAGCTGGTCTACCGCTATGTTTTCTTACTCTTCGAAGGCAACAAATATGCAGTCATTGTTTGAGGATTGTACTTATTTGTCTATTCCTTATGGACAGGGACTTCCGTCAAGTGTAACAAACGCTTCAAGAATGTTTGCGAATTGTAGGAATTTATCTGATATATCTTCTTTTGATATGAAGAATGGAAAGTTGCAGAATGCAGAAAGTATGTTTGAGAACACGGGTGTGAAACAAATTCCCGCTAAGTTCTTTAATGATCTTACGACACTTACTAATCTTAGGAGATGCTTTGCAGGATGCACGTCACTCACTTCTTTTGGAAGAACAGGGAATTATGTAGGACAACCAGGAACATCTGCACGACCTGTGAATGTGGATATAGGAAATCAGTTTAATAATACCAATTTTGAGAATATTGGCAATAGCTTGAATTGTACCGAAATGTTTTCAGGCTGTACAAATCTTTCTTTAGGAACAGAACAGGCTTATGCAGTTTCTTATACATCTTTTTATGATCGTTCTGTTGCAGGGGTAGGAAAAGTTAATATGGACAGAATGTTTTATGGTTGCTCGAAACTTGGAACTGTCCCTGTTATTCAAATCCTTACAGGATCATCCAATTATGTAAAGATAACGGAGTCTGGGAACAATAACGTAACAAGTCATAGTCAGACTTTTACAGGTACGAATTGCGAGGGTGTCCCAAGTGGATGGAAATAGTAAGTCAAAAATAATTAAAATATTGAGAATGAGCAAGTTAAATGTTAGCAGAAATGTTTTTTTAGAGAAAGAAGAACTTTCAAATATGATTTCTTTCTTTGCTACAGCACCGCTTATGAAGGCGGTGCTACAGGCATCTTATTCTTTTGGGATGATTACGAATGACCCGTCTAAGATCAATCCTAATACAGTCAATAAATCGGAAGAAAACGAAAATCTTGTAGAACCTTTTAAAGTGGAAACAGGAACAAACTCTGGCACTATTAAGGTACTTCCTGGGATGGCTCTTACCAGTGCCGGGAACTTTATAGATATCAATGTAGAAGACAACATCGTTGTGCCGAATGACAGCAATTTCTATTGGGTGAAGATTGCATATAAAACAAGAAATTACGAAAAGGGATATGTAAGCGTAAACTCACAAGGTATTGTGTCTGGTTCGGTTGATTTTTCAGGCAAGGTGAGAGGGCAGTCTTCGTCAACTCCTATTTCTATTAGGTTTGAAAAACAAGACGGTTCTGTTCCTTTGAATAATGGCGTTTATCAGATTGTAAACATAATTGACAGCCAAAACTTACTTCTTACATCCGCAACTACATTTGTAGCGGAATCGAATTTAAGAGCTATTGTGCTTGGGACACTTCCTTTGGGAGGTGTATTGACTTCCGAGCAGCGAAACGGTTTATACACTTATGATGATTATGTCATTTCTTTAGTACCGGAAGTTAGCATAAGCACTCCGCCGGAAAAAGAAGTGGATGAATATTATATCGCTCGTGTACAAAATTCTGGCGGCACGGTATCTGTTTACAATGAAGTGAAAAGCGAATATTGGTCGCTTGGGAATATATTCATGTCAACTTCTAAAAGTTAAGGCTTATGTTACGGTTTTATTATACGGTCAGTTCGGGATATAACAGTCCGCAGTCCAAAGTTTCCGATTCTTTGGGTGGGTACAAATCATCCACCCCTGTACCCAATGACATGTTTAGCAATTTATTTGATGAAATAAGCCTTAATTTGGCTTCAAATCCTCGTGAGCAATATATTGCACTTATTTTGAAAAATGAGGGCACAGAAACGCTTAAAAACGTTAATATGTGGTTTTCTGCCGTAACGGAGAATCCGTATGGGAAAATCATGGTAGGAGCAATAGGAATGAACAAGGATGAAAACGACAATCCGGTTACACCAAGAACATCTTCTATTTATGAGAAGCCCTATTGGATTCAATTTTATGACGCAACAGAAGACGATAAAGTTACATTGGGTGACATTGAATCGGATGCTGAAATTTGTTTGTGGTTCTCACGGGTACTTGATGGAAAAATTATTCGAGAAGACTATAACAATGTGGCAGAGAGAGATACGAACACCCAAAACCGCTATAAGAAGGTTGAAAAAGAGACCGATGAGATTTTTAACATTAATTTGGTTTGGGAATAGTTACAAAAGTTGTAGTTTTGTCAGCGAGACAGGGGAACAAAAACTTCCCCTTCTTTTATTACTTAAAATATACAACTTTTGTATGCAATGATTTTATAATCTAATTTCGACAGCAATGACAAGACGAGAAGAATTTGAAACGATTTATGAATACTTACAGGGGAAACTGACAAACAACCCGAAGTATGAGTTTCATGCAAAAAGAAAGGACAGGGAAAGGATAAAAGATTTTCTTGAAAATGAAATAGTGGGGAATCTTTGGAACTATCTTACTTTTCAATTTAATAGGCAGGTTTTTATTTTGTCGGTGTCGAAATTGAGTATTATTCCTCTTCCTAATGTGATAGGGAAAGCAGCTATTGAAAGATGGAGAAAACGAACACAAAAGGATATGTGGTTTACCTCTAAATTCGTTATGGAATACGACCTTAGAAACCCTATCCAGAAAGAAGAAGCCTTGTCTGATTCCTATTTGGATAAAGAAAGACAGCTTTATTTTGATTCTCCGAGAGGATACATCCTTTGTGAAAGCTATGATGGGTTTTTGTATCATGAAAAGAAATGCAAAGGATGCAGGTATATAAAATTGTGTGAAGAAAAATATAAGGACAGATGAGAAAAAGAAGAAAGGAACTTGAAGTTAAAATTGTCCCTTGTTTTTACGATACGAAAAGAGCAGAGCTTTTGATCGTAAGGTACGGATGGTTTGGAAACCCTAAGTTTGTAAGGAGTTTCGGGTTTATCTATCTTTCGAGTAAGGAAAGTGAGAAAAAGATGGACTATGTGTGTGAATTAATAGATAGGTTTAACAGAATACAAAGTTTAAATTGTTATGGAAGAAAAAGTAATGTATGACGTGCGTTCAGCACTTATGACAGGTGAAATTAAAGAAGTAAAAAAATGGAAAACAACTACTTTCAGAGGTCTGGAGTATATCATCCCGGAAGGAGAACGTGAAATGGCTAAAATTGGCAGAGATGTGTTTTTCACAAAAGAAGAAGCAAAGAAAGCTATTAACGCAACGGTTGATAAGAGAGTTCAGTATCTTGAAAATCAGATTGAAAGAATTAAAAGCTATAAGTTTGAGTAACGTGCTGAAAAAGAAGGAGAAATACGAATATCGTCTTTGTAAAAGATGTGGTGAAAATCATTACATCTACAATAGGATGAAGTGGCTCTGTAAAGATTGTGACACAGAAACAACCAAAGAACGTAGAGGTGACCTTCAATCCTTATTTACGGAGATATGGCAGGAAAGACCTCATGTTTGTGTAAAATGTGGAAAGCCTTTGGGGGATGAACCAAAGGCTATTTTCTTTTCGCATATCAGATCAAGAGGAGCAAGACCGGATTTGAAGCTGGATAAGAACAATATCGAACTTCTTTGTTCCGCTTGTCACAGATTACATGAATTTAACGAAAGGGAAATCGTATGAAAAAGATTCTTGTATTGACGGTATTATCGTTTATTCCCCTTCTTGTTTCTGATGCAAAAGTTCTTCCCACTACGAAAGAGGATAGGGACAGGGTTGTGTGGGAAAGATTGGTTCATGCTATTTGCATGGTTGAATCCGGTTGTGATGATAAAGCAAAGAACAAGGTAAGTTCCGCTTCCAGTAGGTTTCAGATGTTGAAGGTCTATGTGGATGAGGTAAACCGGATAAAAGGGAAACATCTTTATTCTTACAAGGACAGGTTCGATCCTGTAAAGTCAAGAGAGATGTTTGAAATATATCAATCCCATCACAACCCTACCAAAGACATAGACAAGGCGATTGTTCTCCACAGGGGAAAGAAAGTAAAGTCTTACATTAGGAAAGTAAAACAGGAAATGTGTAATCTTTAAATCAAAAACATCATGACAGTATGCTGGACAGAAGGATGCTATTACTTTGAAGGCGAAGTGACCAGTTCCTACCAAGTGGAAGATGGCACTATGCTGGTAGTGGAAACTCAGAACGGACGAACAAGGGAAGTTCTTAGAGAAAATGATCATTTAATTGAGTTGGATTTATGCGAATAGATGAAAACATGGAGGTATTACTTCAATCCGTTGCAAATTTATTCGGGGATTTGAAACTGAACGTTCTGAAAGGAAAGTTGGAAGATGTAATAGCACTTCAAGATACGAAAAGTATTGCTGACTTTACCGAAGAATGTATTAAGTGGTCGGAAAAAGAATATACGAAAAAACAGCGTATGTTTGTGTTTTCTGATGGGAAATTGGCTTTGACAAGGATATTTATTGTTTCAGCAGAAATGGATTACACGGACGAAGGCGTACCGGAAATAATCATAAATAGAATGCCGGATGATGTGACATTAAAGGATAATCCTTATAAAAACATTCATGTCCGGTATGAAAGCGAGGAAAACTGTTCCCGTGACTTCGACAGGTTGAAATTAGTGTTGAATTAATAATCTATGGCTAAGGAAGTTATAGTAAAGAATTTAAATCTCGTTGGAATGACAGATTATTTCAATGAGCATTACAAAAAGAAAGATGGTGGAAAGTTTTCATACTGGAACATCAGAGCTTATGCGGTAATGGGCAAAGTCCCTTCCTATTTAGGAGAAGGATTAAGTATTGTTCCTTGTGTGCCGATAGGAAGCAATGTAAGGTTATGGAAACTTGTAAGAGAAACAAAATAGAAAATGGAATGAAGATATATGTAAGTTTGCCTATTTCTGGGCATGATATAAAAGAAACGAAAGAATACGTAGAAAAGGTTAAGAAGTTTCTTGAAGAAAAGGGTGATGAAATTGTTACTCCTTTTGATGTTTGCGATGAAGAAGGTGAGTCCTACTCCTATTATATGGGTAGGAGCGTTGAAGCACTTTTGGAATGTGATGCTGTTTTCTTTGTACCAAATTGGCAGGAATCAAAGGGTTGTATGGCAGAATTTGAGTTGGCAAGAATTTATGGAAAGAAAATTTTAATGTAAAGAAAATGAAAAGTTCGAGTAAGTATTTGATATGCTATGACAATGAAACCGGAGGACTTCCTTCGAAAGACAAACCGGCTTTTGATGCGATTCCTCTTATAGAAATTGCGTTTGCAATCATAGATATGGAGAAATTGGAAATATGCGAAGAAGTATCTATGATCCTTCCGCGTGACTATAAAGAAGGTCTTTCCTATTCAGCGGAAGCGGAAGCTGTGCATGGTATCACTGAATCTATCCAGAATGAAAAGGCAATTTCGTTAAAAGAGGCTTACAAAAAGTGTCTGGATATTTTCAAAAGATACAAAAACCCGTGCCAACTATGTACTCTTTGCGGTCACAACATAGTAGGGTTTGACAACCCTTTCTTGGAGAACTTCTTTAAGTTCATGGGAGATGATCTAAGCAAGTATGTAAAATTTTCGTTGGATACGATGCAATTGGCTCACATGGCTTATGGAGAAGCTGAAAATTATCAACTGCATACTATTTGTGACAAGGAAGGTATTGATCTTGTAAACGCGCACCGTGCCGGTGATGATACCTATGCGAACGCACTGCTTATGATAAATTTCGTAAAGAAACTTCGAGGAGAAGGAACAACTGCCGAACAAGACGGTATGACAGTCAAGAATCCTTTCCGAGAAAAATTTGCTTTGTAATGTGGCAATAGTATATAATTCAAAAGGTGGGATTCTGACCGATTTGCAAGCAAAGAGGTTGTTTACTACTGTGGACGATATAATAGACAGACTTCCTTCTCCTACTATATCTCAACTCTTTTCAGGGGGATATAAAAGGGATATGGATAAAATGCTTGAAACTATTATAGATCAGACAGAGTATGCAATGAATTTTGGACGATCTCTTGATACTGAAAAATTGGGATATGTGGACAACTTGTTTGCTTCAATGGATGAAAACCTAAGAATCCTTTCGTACAATTATTTCAATGCGACTGTCCTTTCCAATTTCAATTTAGGATGGAGAAATTTGGAATGGGGGAACCTTACGCAGCTCTTTCCTTGGAGCAGTTACCTGTGCGCCCGAGGAGCAGGCAAATGTCTATGTATCAACACTTTAGTTGTTATGGCGGATGGCTCTTTGAAGAAGGTACAGGACATAAAAGTAGGTGACAAAGTAATGGGACAGGACTTCAAACCTCGAAAAGTCTTAGAGCTTCACAGAGGAAGATGTCCTATGTATGAAGTAAGGCAAATAGGTGGTATGGATTATACCGTAAGCGAAGGACACCTGCTTTGCCTATCCGATAGGAGCATTGTTCCTGTAGAAGTGGCGGAAATGAACCTTAGAAAGGGTTTTTCTTATAAAGGTTATAGGTCTACTAAGAACGGACTAAGAGAGACGGAAATTTATGTGTCTTTGGTTGGTGAAGATGACTATTACGGTTTTACCTGTGATGGTGACCATAAGTTCCTATTAGAAGATGGTACGGTTTGTCATAACAGCTATATGTGGTGTTATTCCTTTCCTTTGTGGCGATTGTATTCTTACACGAGACCTATGCTCTATGGAGGTGATACGGTTGACAACAAGAACCGGAAAGAGACGGCTATGATCACAAACACTATGACACTTGCAAAGGTGCATGTGAACAAGATCATAGAAGAAATCACTACTAACGATATTTTAAAAGAAAAACTTGATCCGAATGGAAAGGCGAAATTAGGTGAAACAGCAATAGAAGGTGAGAACGGTGCTACACTTCATGTCCGTGGTAAGGACGGGTTTATTCGTGGTCTGCACGTTGGTGCAGCAATCATAGACGATATGCCGGACGAAAGTTCTTTGTATAGCGATGAGCAAAGGGAAAAGTTGAAAGAAGTTTTTAGAGGTACAATTACACCTATTGTAGAACCATACGGGTATTTGATTGTATCCGGTACACCTTATTCAACTGCTCCGAATGAACTGTACAATGTGATAAAAGGTGATAAACGTTTCTATTCGTTTGAATACCCTATTGTTTTCCCGGACGGTAGACCACTTGCACCGGATAGATACACCTTTGAGGATATAAAAGCAAAAAGAACGGAACTTGGTTCTATCGTATTTGCCCGTGAGTATTTGGTTATTCCTATTTCCGATAACTCAACGATCTTTCCTTATGAGTATCTAAGAAGGTCAACTACAGGGATGGACAAAGTTTCTTTTGCAGACAGTATAGAATTTTTTCCGTTTGAACTTCAAAGAGTAGTGGTAGGATGTGACTTTGCCGTATCTGGTAATATTGGTGCTGACTATACTGTCTATTCTGTTTGGGGTATTGACTATTCGAACAACTTCTATCTGATAAACTATTTCCGTGCAAAGGGGATGTCCCATAACGAACAGGTGGACAAGATCGTTCTTTTCAACCGTCTGTACAAGCCGGACAAGATAGTATGCGAGGCAAACGGTTTCCAAGGGATCTTGTCTGCACTTGCAAGAGAAAGGGGTCTTTCCAATATCGAGCAGTTTACAACAACAGAAGGGAACAAGAAAGACCTCTATTCCGGTCTTCCGTCTTTGTCTGCCATGTTTGAAAGAGGACAGATTAAAGTTCCATACAAGGAAGGGGACACAAGACAAAAGGTAGAGTTGATGTTCAGTGAGTTTACGTCCGTTACTTTCAGAAGCGATAAAGGGAAATTGGAAGCGAGTTCGGGACACGATGATCTCGTAATGAGCTCATTTTTAGCACTTTACACTCTTCGTGAAGAAAACGGATCAGGTAACAATTTTAGTATAAATATGGTATAAATAAGTATATGGATCATGGGTAAACTGAATCCCGGCTTCATGGCGGAAATCTTTAAATTGATGTTTTCAGATGAAGTCATAATGCGTATAGCTTCGGAATATTTGAAATACGAATTGATTCCTAAAGAATGGGTAGGCTATAAATTCATTCTTAGGGAAGCGATCATACAATATACAGAAAAGAACAAACTGCCTTCTATTGGTGCTATTTGTCAGAAATTCTGTGATGAGGATGCCGTACAGCTTGCTGCAAAGGAAATAAAGAAAGCAACTTTGATAGACAGGGAAATTGCAATAGACCAATTGCAGTCTTTTGTCAAGGAAACGGAATTTGAACTTCTTTCAAGGAAAGTACATGATTTGTACGAAGAAGGAAAGAAGGAAGAAGCAATACGTGTCAACGCCGAAGAATCCCAAAGGATATTGGAAATGTCGTTTCGTTCCAAATCAGGCGGTTTTCAGTCTGTTTTTGGGGGTTTCCATGAACGGATGGTAGAAAGACGCATGGAAAGCGATACTGTCTCTGAAAAGCCTGTAAAAGTCCCTTTTGGGATAGATAGGTTGGACGATATATCTTTCGGTGGCATGGAAATAGGGGACACAACGCTTTGGATTGCTCGCAGCGGCACAGGAAAAACGACTGTATTGAAATGGCATGGGTATTCTGCTGCTATTAGAGGTGTGCCGGTTCTTCATATCCAGTTGGAAGGTGGGGTTAAAGCCTGTATGCAAATATATGATCAGCTATGGTCTGCCCAATCCTATTCTGATATTAAATCCGGCAATATTAGTCCAAAGGATAGAAAGAAGATAGAACAAGCTATCAAAGAGGTAAAGGAACTTAGCTCTGACATTGAAGTGTATGGATTCAAAAAGTTCGGACAGGCTTCCATGAGTGATGTCCGCCAGCTTTGTTATGACTATTTTAATACACATGGCAAGTTTCCCGGATTGGTGATACTCGATTCTCTGGATTTGGTAAAGACCGGCATATCCAAAAAGATAGATTCTGATCCTGATCACAAGAAAGAAAAACTACAGACTTGTGCCCAGCTTTTGAAGAACTTGGCGGATGAAATAGGTGCTCCTATCATTACGGCCACACAGACAAGTGATGTTCCGTTTGAAGCATGGAACAACCCGGATAAGGTGATTGACCGCTCTTATACGGAAGGTGATAAAACGCTTGTAAAACCTTTTTCTTTCGTGTTTACTCTGAACATGACAATAGAAGAAAAGGCAAACACAACGGCTCGTATTTATGTTGATAAGCTCCGTGATTACAAGGAAAGTCAAGAAGTGATTACGATTGCTACCAATTACGACAAAAGACGGTTCTATCACAGGGGGCGAACGATGGAAATGTATAATCAAGTTTCCGAAAGGAAAGAAGAAAAGAAACAAGCTCGCAGAAAAAAGGTGCAAGCAGATAAAATGGAAAGCATTTAGGCTTATGATACGGATAGATGAAGAAGAAGTAAAGGCAGCGATTGGACTTCGCATATTCGGTTCGCAGGGGTGGCTCTCCAATAAAAACATGGATTGTCCCTATTGTGGAAAATCGAAGAAATGGGGTGTTCTCTTGAATCCTCACGGCGGTGTGTTTCACTGTTGGAAATGTGGTAGCAAAAAACCATTGAAGGATTTCCTGGGCAAGATAGGAAGGAAAGATCTTATACGGATGGAATACCAAAATTCATTAAGTGTAAAACTTACACCTTTGAAAGATGATGTGGATGAAGATGCGTCTGAAGAATTGCCGGAAGTAAAACTTCCCCTTCGTCTTGAAAGACTGAAATCTGACCCTTATTTAGACGAAAGAGGGTTTAAGGCGTATCACTATGCACTTTTTGAACCCTCTGAAACCAAATCTATTTTAGAAAAGGATTTGAAAAATTACATCATCTTCAAAATGAAGATGGATGATAAGCTGGTAGGGTGGCTTGGCAGAAGCAGGTATTCCAAAGAGTGGCATAAAAGAGATTTGGAGAGGGCAAAAGAAACTGGAACTAAGCCGCATTTACGGTATGAAAACAGTATAGGCACGAACTTTACAAAAATATTAGGCGGTTATAATGAACTTTCTCCTACTGTAAAGGATGTAATAGTAGTGGAAGGGTTATTTGACAAAGTAGGTATAGACAATCTTTTAAAACTTTGGGATTGCAGGGATTTGAAGTGTGTGTTCACTTTTGGGAACAGTATAAGCAAAGAACAAATATCCTATTTGGAAAGAAAAGGGGTAAAGAATGTGATTCTGATGTATGACGATGCGACTGTTGAAGAATCCAAAAGTGCAGGGTTGATGCTTGCAAAGTCATTCAACACCAAGATAGCTTATCTTTACAAACCGGGCATTGACCCGGGAGATATGGATATGGATTATTTGGAAGAAGTTTTGGATAACTTGTATGACCCTATCAATTTTTACGTCTCTAAAATCAAGAAAATGTGGTAGGTTATTCCTACTTTTGTTGAAAATCACAAATCATAAAATCAAATGGACAGAAGCAGAGAATTATCGATAGACGAATATTTGAAAGTGCTCCAATTGGAATACTTTACCCACAAGGTAAGAAGCCTTATTTTTGATAAGCTCGAATTTGTCAAGATGGCAAATGATATCGCAGAGTTTAAAAAGGAACGGATCGAGTTGTTGACAAAAAGACATTTTAAACGGTCTATTTTCTTTTCGGTGGAAGAATATTTTTCTTTTTATGAGAAAGAGTTCTTGAATCCTACCGGTATTCCCAATTTCCAGTATTCCACCAATGAACAGAAAAGAAACTCGCAGTGGTTTTGGGATATGATCTATTTGCTTGGAAAGGATCAGATTGTTATTTATGACGACAAGGAGTATCGGATTTTGAAGAACGATATAAAGAATCAAACGGTCACTATCAAAGTGAACGGAAAGAAAAAAGATGTGGAATATTCGAACATCAAAATAAAAAGACTTATCATGTGTTTTGATGGTAAGTTGTTGTAAATCAATTAATTTAAATTTCGTATTATGACTTTTAAAGAGTATGAAGCGCACGCGGCTTCAACAGCGTGTTATGCAAAAGAGGTAGCTATCCCGTATGTAGTAATGGGACTTACCAATGAATTGGCAGAAGTTTTTGAAAAGGTGGACAATGCTGCCGAAGCAAAGGAAATCATGAAAGAAGTAGGAGACGTCCTTTGGTATGTTGCAATGACAAGACAGGAATTGCAATTGCCGCCGGTTGAGTTCCCCGAAGAATTACACAAATTGGACGATACGGATGTGTACAGATTAAGTCCCTCCTATTTGCTCCAACAGGTAGGTATCATTAACGGTCAAGTGAAGAAATACTTCCGGGACGATGATTACAGCAAACCTTTCCCCGAAAAGAGAAAAGAACTTTGTCATACCGCATTGGAACAGATTCTTATAGGGTTACAGAATCTTGTTACCTACATTGAAGGAAAGGAATTGAACCAGTCTTTGGTATCCATTGCAAAGCAGAATGTGGAAAAGCTGGCAAAGAGAAAAGCGGAAAATAAAATTCACGGTGATGGAGATAATCGGTAATGGTTAGGGCTGTAACTTTTTTGGGAGCTTCGTGTGTCGGAAAGACTTCTGTGTTTGAACTTTTAAAGAAAGACAGATCGTTTGACTGGTTCGATAAAATAGACAGCATAACAAGACAGTTGGTAAAGGAAGGGAGGATAGAGCCTTCCTTTACTTCTGTCCAAAATCAAAAACTGATTTTTGACAAGTATGCGGAACTACTGAACACAGATTGCTATGTTTCCGATAGAGGCATAATAGATGTGCATACGTTTACAAAAACAATACCTGCTTCTATTCAAAGAGATGTAGAACTGAAAAGACAATTGGATTTTATAAACGTTAGTGAATATTCCCTTCCTGTTATCTTTTATTTCCCTATTTATTGGGAAGTAGAGAGTGATGGGGAAAGAATGGCGGACGCAGAAAGAAGAGAATGTTGGGATGCAGAAATAAGAAAGTTTTTGATGGAAAGAAGATTATCTTATGAAGTAGTACCAAATGACACTCCTTTTAATCGATTGAAGTTTATAAAAAGCGTACTTAGCACAAGAATGAACTTAGGTTAAAAACAGGGTTAAGGATTGTAAAAACATACAATAATTGCATACAAAAGTTGTATGTTTGTCTGTGAAAACGAAAAGAAGAAAATACGATGGATCGACTTTTAAATGAGTTGGAAGAATATCTTTCTTCCAATACTATACAACACTCTCTCGATAAGGAAAATTACACTGTTTCCTTTGAGGGGAAATCATACGAAGTTTTTGAACCTAACGAGGACGGATATTTCTTTTCAGAGGATTTTCGTTGGGACTGTGAGCGCACCGAAGAAGATGGTTACATCTTCCGCCTTGGCGGTGTATGGTACACATTGGATAAAGGAAAGGAAAACGAGCCTAAACTTAACCGGGTAAAATGGAGAGGACAAAGTGAAATGGCAGGTCTTTCTACTAATTTCTTGGGAGTACATGGATCGTTTGAACTTTTGAATGGTACCGGGTTATACCCGGATTGGGTAAAGAAAGCCAAATTCTTAGGAATAGAAAGATTGGGGGTTGTTGAAAAAGCAACTTTGGCAGGCGCATTGAAATTTCAAAACGCTTGCAAAGCAGAAGGGATTGCCCCCGTGTTTGGATTGGAAGTCCCGGTAAAGGACGAAAAAAAGGATATCGTCTATACCTACAAAGTTTATGCAAAGAACGAAAAGGGCTGGCAGCATCTACTTGCATTAAATAAAGTTTTGAATTGTGGTGATAGTGGAAAGTTTGCTTCCCCAAAAGACATGTCGGAACACGTTTCAGATGTGTATATTGTGTTTGATCCGAAAACGATACAGTTTGAAGATGTTCCTATCCTTTTAAAAAGTAAACCTAATGTGTTCTGGCAAGCGGATACTGTGGAATACACAAAGAATGATAGGGACACTTCCTACTTGATGAACTTTGAAAGTTTTTACAAGTCCAAAATGAAACCTGTGGCTATTTGTGATGCTTATTACATTGAGCCAGAATACGCTATACTTCGAGAAGTTGTAAATAAGATTGATGGAAAAGTAAACTACAAATCCGGCAACCAGTATTTCAAAGATGAAGCGACTTATATGGAAGAACTTCTTTCTTTATTTGGGGATAGTGAAAAGGGAGAGGAATTTTATATGATAGCAAGAAGCAATGCTGATATGATTGCGGAGAGTTGCAACTTTGAAATCCCTACCGATACACGGCATCTCCCCCGTTACGAAATGACAAAGGAGGAAAAGAAAAAGTACACCTCCAATGAAGATATGTTTGATTCTTTGATTTACGAAGGCTTGGAGAACAAACCGGAACTTTTGGAAGATTACTCGGAAGATGTGCTTGTGGAAAGGATCGAAAGAGAATCTAAGATCATTAAGTTTGGCGATGTTGTGGATTACTTTTTGATCTTGCGCGATATTGTAAATTGGTGTAAAGAAAATAACATTTTGTTAGGTGCTGGTCGCGGAAGTGCAAGCGGTTCTTTGATTTCTTACCTTTTTGGTATCATAAATACACATCCTTTGAAGTTTAACTTACTTTTTGAAAGATTTTTGACAAGAGGACGTTTAGGACATTTCGAAAAGAAAAAGATGTACGAAGTAACTCTTGAAGATGGAACAAAGAAAGTCCTTCCTATCAATATAACAACTAAAGCATTGAAAGTAGGAGATGATATTTTAGTCTAATATTAAGTAACAAGAATATGAAAATAGAAAAAATTAAAGAAATAGAGGGGGAGCGATTTGTACCGGGATCGCTCCCCGATCAATTTCCCCCTTGTTTTCGGACAAGGGGGAGCGTTAGACATTGATACGGATGTGCCGGGAGAATACCGACCGGCAGTAAAACAATACATGGAAAATCGTTTTGGAGCTTCGCAAGTTTGTTCTGTGGGTACATATACCACTTTGCAGATAAAACAGGCTATAAATGATGTAGGAAAGATTTATGGAGCTTCAATTCCTACTCTTAGGAGGCTCACCAAAATGATAGAAGATGTAAAGACGGAAGAAGATTTTTTGAAACTTGCTTGCAAGAAATCAGAAGTAAATCAATTTCTGAATAAATATCCGGAAATGATGAACATTGTCTTTCTTCTTCTTGGACAACAAAAGGCAGCTTCTATTCATGCTTGTGCTATGATGATCTTTCCAAAAGAAAAGTCAATGTATGAATGGTGTCCGGTTAGAAAATCGGGTGATTTGATTGTCAGTGAATGGGAAGGTGGAGAGATGGACGAAGCCGGTTTTTTGAAAGAAGATATTCTTGGTATTGAGCAATTGGACAAATTCACTGATATTCTGAATCTGATTGAAAAGAATACGGGTAGGAAAATCAATCTCTATTCTGATATAGAATATGATGATCCAGAGGTTTACAGATATTTTGCAAACGGTTGGCTTAGCGATATATTTCAGTTTTCAGCAAAAGGATTGTGCGCTTATACTCAAAAATTGAAGCCTAAGAATATGGATGATGTAGTGGCAGCACTTTCCTTGTTCCGTCCCGGGCCAATGGAAAATGGTTTTCACATGGACTACATTGCTTTGAAAAACGGAGAAAAAGAGCCGGAATACCCTATTGGAGCGGAAGAAATTCTGAAAAATACTTATTCTGTGCAAGTATACCAAGAACAGATCGTTAAAATGGTGCAAGTTCTTGCTGGTTTTTCGGAAGAAGAAGCAGATGTTGCTCGTGCTGCAATTGCAAAAAAAAAGAAGGACAAAGTAGAGAAAATTCATCCTAAATTTGTGGATGGGTATGTAAAGAGATTTGCTTCAAAAGGGGTAACGAAAGAAAGCGCAGAAGCACTCTGGAAACAGATGGAAAAATTTGGTTTGTATGCTTTTAACCGCTCACACTCAGCAAGTTACGCTATTAATGCTTACAATTCTTTGTGGTTGAAAGTACATTATCCTTTGGAATTTTGGTCGGTTGCTTTGTCCCGTGCAAGTGAAGATGACTTTCCCCAATACGTCAATGAAATGCAACAGACAGAAGGGATAGAGATTAAACCTGTAAATATCAACAAGTCTGATATAAACATTGTGGCTGACAAAAAAGATAATAGTATCTATTGGGCGATCAATGCAACAAAACAAGTAGGAGAAAAGGCACAGAATCAGATTATGGAAGAACGCTCTAAAAATGGAGAGTATTTTTCTTTGGCTGAATTTATTGATCGTCATACATTCAAGGGGTCGGCAGTAAATAAATCTGTTATTGAAAATCTTATTTATTCCGGTGCGTTCGATATGATGGATGAAACAAGGGAATTTTCCAATATCTTTTCTGCAAGGGAGTTCATGCTTGGAAAGTACCGGGAAAAGAACAAGATCAAAATTGACAAGGAAAAGGATGAATATTTTCTTGCTTTTGAAAAGAAAAAGATTGCAAAGGATTGGTGGTGGCTTTTACAACAAAAGAACAAGTCCGGTTTTGCTTTCTTTGACTACGAAGGATTGGTAAGGGAATACCTAAAACCAAAAGTTAGAAATGGGGCTTTTTACAATGTGGAAGATTTGCAAAACTATGACGGATCGACCTATGAAATGGTTATGGTAGGTGGTTATGTTTTAGAAGTGGAAGAAAGAGAAGGAAGGAAAGGGCGGTTTGCCAATCTTTTGCTTGAAAGCAATTACAAATTCCTTTGTGTGGTTATTTTCCCAGACGATTATGAGGAAAATGCAGAGTTCTTTCAGTCCACAAAGAAAAACCTTCTCCTACTAAGTGGAAAGGCTAACTTTGACAAGTTCAAGGAAGAATATGTGTTGCAAGTAAACAGTAATAGTAAATTCATAAAACTTGGGGTATGAAACTGGTAAGAAATATAGGAGATAAAGCGATAGTTTTACTCTCCAATGATTTGAAAAATGAACTGGACATGGATGTGGTGACTTCCATAGATCATGCTAATTTGTATGGAGAAATCGCTACTTGTTCTGTCCTACTGAATAAAGTAGGACTTCTTAGAGCACAAGCAGAATCAGAATATGAATCTGCAAAGGTGGAATTTAATGTCTATAGAGCGCAGCTTGCTACACAGATAAGACGTGAATCCATTGTAAACGGTGGAAAGGTGAAAGTGGAAGACATAGGACTTGTGAAACTTACAGAAAGTTCTTTGGACGATATTTTAACAATCAACCCGGAACTACATGCCATGCAAAAAGATTTGGTCAAAAAGAAAAAGCATTTGGCAGAAATAGACAGTCTCTATTGGGCGTTGCAGTCAAAGGACAAAAAGTTGACGGGACTTGTCCCGAAGGTAACACCGGAAGAATTTCTGGACAATTTGGTAGAAGGTGAAATCAATACATTTTTAATCATAAAAGAGAAATAGTATGGAAATTAAATTAACGGAAGAGTTTAAAATCGTTCAATGTACGAATGCACCATTTCTATGGGATTTGTACAGAATCAGAACAGCAAAGGAAACGGGCAAGCAGTATGAAACGGCAGAAGCCTATGGTATAGACTTAAAAGGAATTGCCGAAAGAGTGCCCTATTTTGAGGTAGAAGACAAGGCAAATAAACCCGTTTCTTTCAAAGAATTTGTGGGTATGTTTGAAAAAGAACAAAAGCAGATTATTGAAGCGTTCTTAAAACAGGTAAAAGAGAAATAACGATTTATTTATCAATCAATTAAATTAAAAAGAATCATGAAATTTGACAAATCGAAGTTCAAGAAGCAATCAATTGAAGATGTAGAAGCAGAAGTAAAGCAAGCTGAAAAAACAATGTTCAAAGGTAGCAAGAGCTATACAGGCTTTGCAACTGTCCAGAAAGGAAAGAATGTATTCCGTGTTGTCCCGGCAATAGGCAAGGCTTATGTAGCTTGCAAAATGACCAAATTGCGTGTAGAAGTGCCTACTTATGACGAGAACGGTAAAGTGACCGGCAAGGAGGTAAAGGACAAGAATGTTTTCTGTGCTGACATTCACGGAAAGAATCTTTTGAAGGGGAAAGACCCTATTGTCCTATATTGCGATTATGTGAGAAAAAAGGCTTCCGAAGAATATCAGGATGATGCGGAACGCAGAAAATTCCTTAACCCTATCATGGGGTACAAGAAGGGGAATAAGTTCGTATGGGGTATCAATCCTACTTTGGCGTATGTTTGTTACGTATATCAAGGTTCAAAAGATTTTGCTCGTTTGCAATTGTACGGAACATGGATGAAGCGCATAAAGGAAATTTCGGTTGAGATGTCAGACGATGAAACGGTTTCTTTCGATATTTTCTCTCAATTGGAAGGAGCTTACCCACTTGTGATCACAATGGGGGAAGATGATAAAGGAAAGAAAACCTACTCTTTGTCTGCCGGTATTCCGAAAAAAGGACAGACTTGGGATGATTTTTTTGAAGAAACTGTTATCCCGGACGAAGACATGGAGTATTTCTTGAATGAAGTTCCTACGCTGGAAGAAATCTATAAGGATGTTTATTCACAGAAAGACTTCAACATGGCTCTTGACGGACTGAAACGTTTTGATGAAGAAAACGGATACGATATCTTTGCTGACAATGGCTTCCTTACGGAAATAGAGGAAATGGCTGCATTGATCCCGGAAGATGGCGGCAAAGACGATGAGGACGACGAAACTCCCAAAAAGGCAAAATCCACTTCTAAGCCAAAGGAAGTAAAAAAAGAACCGGAAGACGAAGATGAGGATGAAGAAAAACCTGCTCCAAGAAGGAAAGCTCCGGTAAGTGCACCGGCAAAAGAAAAAGCAGCAAAAGTAGCTTCTTATCCACCTCTTTCAAAGATGAAAAAATTCTTGGAAGATTACATTGCAGAAGAATACCCGGAAGCTGAATTGCCGGACGATCTGACAATAGCCAAAGTTCGTTCTTGGTATGATCTGGCGCAAGCTGGCGAGGCACTTCCTTTCCCGGAAGACTTTGATGATGAAGCTCCTACTGAAACAGCATCCGATCCGGAACCGGACGGTGAACCGGAAAACGAGGAAGAATCAAAAGAAGAATCTCCGGTCGATGAAGATGCTACAGACAAGGACGAAGAGCTTTCAAAGGCTAAAGCAAGATTGCAAGCTCTGAAAGCCAAAATGAAAAAGAAATAATTTCTTCTTTTTTTAGTTTTTCATATTTTTCTAATTTGGTTGGGGACTTGAAATACAGTCCCCTTCCTTTCTAACAAAACAACGAATGAGCAAAAAATATTTAGCTATAATCTCAACCGACCATCATCTGTCAGAGGGAAATGCTTCTACCATAAAAGATATTTTGCTGGAAGAAATGGAAATAGCCGACAAAAAGGGTATTAAAACTCATATCTGGCTGGGTGATGTTTTTGACAACAGGGTATCCCAAAGGGAGGTGTGCCTTTCTACGCTTCACGAAATATTGGAAGCGTATGACGAAAACGGACATCAAATAATTTGTATTCCCGGTAATCATGACAAAACATCCTATTCAAGTCAAAAGTCATTTCTTACAGCTTTCAAGCATCATCCTTCTTTTACTTTGGTGGAAGAATTGGACGGTATGCAGATAGAAGGGGTTTATTGCTTTTTCCTGCCATTTTTCACTGATGACATTTTACTTGACGAATTGGCAGAAATCGGGGACAAGAGAAAGAAGAACATCCTATTCGGGCACTTTGCCGTAACCGGTAGCAAGAACATGGACGGTACAGAAGTAAAAAGTGAACTAAAGCCTTCCATGTTCGAGATGTTTAAAAAAGTGTATTTGGGACACTATCATAATTACCAACGTGTAGGCAGTAACATTTACCATTTGGGAAGTGTTCAACAGAACAATTTTGGGGAAGATGAAAAGAAGGGTTTTTGGCTTCTGGATTCTGATTTGGAAGTCGATCTTATCCCTTCCACAAAAGGAACAGTATTCAAAAAACTGGAAATTGACTTAGAAGAAACACCACACAAACAAGCGGTGGCACTTATTAACAAGTTCAAGAAAGAAAACCCTACCGTTCGTGTAAGGGTAGAGGTTTGGGGAGAACAATCTTCACTTGATGCTTTTGATAAAGATGCTTTTACAAAAGAAGGTGTGGACATCAAAAAGAAATTCAAGGAAATAGAAATAAAGGAAGTCCTTGCTCCTACCGTAGAGGTAAAGACTTTGGAGAAAAAGGATATAGAAGACAGATTTTCGTCTTTCTGCAAAGAAAACGGATATGATGAAAAAGAAGGAAAGGAAATTTTAAACAAACTGCTTTATGGCGAAGAAAAAGGAAACTAAAAAGATAGAAGAAGCTCTTGTTGTGACAGACGAACAACCTGTAGAAGAAAAGAAACCCAATCGTTTAGGTGATCTTATTTCAAGAATAGAAGATCGTTTTGGCAAGGATGCTGTGGCAGGGAAAAGGCAGGACATTGAATTTGTTCATTCCGGTTCTTACCTACTGGACGAAATACTTGGTGGAGGATGGGCAAAAGGTCGTGTTGTGGAAGCCTACGGAGGCTTTTCTTCCGGTAAGACAAGTATTGCTTTCCATTTGGCAACGGAAGTGCAGAAAACAGGAAAAGCGGTCGGGTATCTTGACACGGAAAACGCTGTTGATCCAAAATACATGCAGGCGATAGGAATTGATTTGTCCCCCGACAAGTTTATCCTTTCCCAGCCTTCTACCGCAGAAGAAGTACTTGAAATAGCAAAGGAAATGTGCAATGAAGAATCTATCGGACTTGTTGTGATCGATTCCATTGCCGGACTTGTTCCTACTGCTCTTTTGAATGGAGAGGCAGGGGACGCACATATAGGACTTACAGCTCGCCTTTTAAGTTCCCAAGTAAATATCCTAAAGAACATCTGTAAGCAGACCGGATGTATCCTTTTTTGCATCAATCAAATCCGGTCTAACATAGGCGGATACGGCGCGGCCACCACAACGCCGGGAGGTTTTGCCATTCCTTTTTATGCAAGTCAGAGGATCGAGCTTGCTCGTGTGGGTTCTGAAAAAGAAGGAGAAACACAAGTTTCCAACAAGGTGAAGATAACCTGTAAGAAAAACAAGGTTGCACCGCCTTTTAAAGCATGTCAAATCATTATCCGGTTCGGGGTAGGGATTGACAAGGTGATGGAAATTGTGAACATGGGGCTTGATTTGGGTGTACTTTCCAAAAAGGGGACTTACATCTATTATGGTGAAGAAAAGATAGGGTTCGGTTTCCCGAAAACAAGAAAACGTCTTTTGGAAGATGCAAAGCTGTTTGGGAAAATCAAGAAGGATGTTCTTGATACGTTCAGAAAGAAAGAAACAACATTTGAAAACAAGGAAGAAGAAAATGAAGCCGATTAGAATTGAAGCAACAAATTTCGTGTCATTCGAACACTTTAAATACGAATTTCAAGATGGGGTAACTGCACTTGTAGGGTTAAATAAAACAGACGACAATCAAGGAAGTAATGGTAGCGGGAAAGCCTTAACAATGGATGCAGACATCCTTACTCCTAATGGGTTTGTAAAAATGAGAGAAATAAAGGTAGGAGATGTTATCCTTCATCCTTCCGGTGAGTATCAAGTAGTAAGAGCAATCCCTTTTCATGACATTGATGTTGCTTATAAGATTACGTTTTCTGACGGGACGGAAGTCAAATGCAACAGAAGTCATTTATGGAAAGTACGTTTGCATAAAGACGAAGACTGGCATGTGATCCCGCTTGAAGAAATCATGAAAAGATCGAAAAACGAAGAAGTCTTTTTTGAAGTGCCGGAATGTTTGGGTAAATCTTCCCGGAAGATGATCATTTTTACTTGTTTGGGCGCGGAAGAACAACAGTGCATAACTGTTTCCGGTGAAGACGGCATGTTTGTCACAAACAACTACATTCCTACCCATAATTCATCCATGCAGCAAGCTGTCTATTTTGCCATTACCGGGAACAATTACCGAAGCAGTGTGGATAAAAAGCTCATTAGAAGGGGTGAGAAGGAAGCAAAAGTATTATTGGATATAGAGTGTCCAATAAGAAAAGAAACTCTCTCTATCGAGCGTATTTTGCCCTTAAAAGGAAGCAGTAAACTAAATGTGTCTTTGAACGGTAAACCGGTAGAACTTGCTACCGTAAAAGACGGGAACAACTATATCCTTTCTTGGATTGCCATTTCACCGGAAGATTTAAAAAGCTATTTCCTTATCTGCAAGGAATACTACAAATCGTTCTTTAAAAGCTCCAATACAGATAAATTGGCTCTTATTAGCCGGTTTATCAATTACGACTTTTTGGATGGAGCAAAAGACATCATTCAAAAAGAACTGGACACTTTATCTTCTCAAAAACTTGCTATTCAAAGCAAAAAGGATCGTGCAGAAGGTAGCATAGAAGCACTAAAACAGGTAATAGAAGATGCTGCCAATTTTGACTTTGAAGCCGACAAACTATTTCGTATCGAAAAAAGAGAAGGTATGATAAAGTCTCTGAAAGAAGAAATTGATTCTTTCCGGTATGAAATTAGTCGTGCAGACAAAAGTATAAAAGAAAATAATTCCGCTTTGGAAGAGCTGGAAGACCTTTTGAAAGAGGAGGAAAAGAAGAAAGACTGCCTGCCTTCTACCAAAAAGATACAAGAGACAATCGAATCCGTTAGAAAGGAATTGGGAGAAGCAAAAGCAAATCAGAATGAAGTTTTGGAAATGAAAGAGGAACTTTCAAAAATCCATGACGATCTGAAAGTGTCCCTTAGAAAAGTCCTTGTAAACTTATCCGGTGTGATTACTTGTCCAAAATGTAAGCACAAATTCCTTACATTGAAAGACACTACGCTGGAGCAGGAGGAAAAGAAGAAAGTGAAAATCGGAAAACAGGAGAAAGAAGTTGTTTCCGAGATGGAGACTTTGGACGAATCTTTGAAAGAATACGAAGACCTTATTTCTTCTTTCATCCAAATAAAAAACGAGCAAGAGGATGAAATAGACAAGATTCGTCAGTCGGCACAGGAAATCAATACATCTATTTACAAGATCAATGATGATATTGAAAGTATCAAAAGCACTATTTCTTCTTTGGAAAGGAAAAAGAAAACCTTGTCTGAAAAGATTGAATCCAATATGTCCGATATCAAAGACAATGAAAAGCAGATAAAGGAAATCAAGAAAGAAAAGGCTACGAAAGTGGATATGTCTTCGCAGGAAAAACAAATAGAGGACACTATGCTTTCGATTGCCGGATATGACAAGGAGCTTTCCGATTTGGACGCACTTCTATTCAAGAAAAAAGAATGGATCGGCAGATTTAAGTCTTTCAAGATGTACCTTGCATTGGAACAGTTGAAAAATATCCAATCGAGAGCTAATAACATTCTGAAAGCGGAAAACAGCGACCTTCGTATCTTAATAGAAGGATTTAAGACAAAAGCGGACGGGGACATCAAAGAAGAAATAACACCGTATGTCGTCCGGGACGAAGCGGAAAACTTTTGGTACTACAGCGGTGGAGAACGCGCAAGGGTAGAAATAGCTCTTATCATTGCTATCCAGAATATGATAAACGAAACAAACAAATGGGGAGGACTGCAATTTCTATCCATTGATGAAATCACAGAAGGATTATCGAAAGAAAGTTTGTATGATGTGATTGAAGCATTGGAATTTATCCAATATCCTATTTTGGTTACCACCCATATTTCGAATGAAAACGCTAAGTGCAAAACACTTAAAATAATAAAGGAGAACGGTGTAAGTCGTATTGAACAATGAGCAAGGAAACAGAATTGAAATTTTACATTGGGATAGATAATGGTGTGACCGGCTCGATCGGAATAATAGGGAAAGATCTTACCTACTACAACATGGTAAAAACACCTGTTATTTCCGGTCAGGATTACACAAAAGCAAAGAAAAACATCTCTCGTGTGGATGTAAAAGTATTGGCAGAAATTATTGCAGATTTACAAGAACACGCACCATGCGTTGCGATTGTTGAACGTCCCATGAAGAATCCTGCACGCTTTGAGGCAACTTGTTCTGCTATGCGTGCACTGGAAGCGGAATTGACTGTATTGGAACTTTATCAAGTGCCGTACATTTTTGTGGATTCTAAGGAATGGCAAAGGGAGCTATTGCCAAAGGGAATTACAGGTGCACCGGAACTTAAAAAGGCTTCTTTGGATATAGGGAAAAGGTTGTTCCCGGAAGTGCTTTTAAAACACCCGGATAGGGATGGTATTCTGATTGCCGAATACGCAAGACGAAAAGGGCTGATTTAGAAATCTGACAATTTCAAGACAAAAATGTACAAAAATGCTTGGTGATGTAATAATATACTGTTACATTTGCGTCCGTTATAAGTAACAAACAAAATAATTTCGACTATGGCGACAAATAAGTATTTGAACATTTTTGTCTTGTCTTTCTTAGACAGACTGGAAAGTATCGAACATGATCTTTCCTACCTCAAAAGCAATGTAAATGATCCTTCAAGGCTGGAAGAAGTGGAAAAGCAACTTTCTCTTTTGAAAGACAAAATCAAACAGATTCAAAATGATAAGAATTTATTGTGATAATGAAAACTGCGAAAGGTTTGGGGTAAAATCTCCCATGACAAATGCAAAGTTCGTCTTTCGGTACAATAAACTTGTCCCTTCAAATCTTCCCAAATGTCCGGTATGTGGCATTCAAGTTTCCTATGAAGAAGAAAAGAACGAAACAGTTCCCGATATTTCCATAGGAGAATTTAAAATGATGTCCACCGAAAACAAAGCGAAGATGTTAAAGAAAAGGGCAAACGACTTTTCAAAGAAAGACGGAAGTGAGGATAGAAAACGCTTCTATCAAGAGAAAGCAATTAAAAACATGTTGAACATAAAATAAATATCAACCATGGAACGTAATTCTTATATAGCTATCAGTCATATGCAACGAATAGGAAAGAAGCCTGTTCTTGCTATTATGTCGGCAGACGGAAAGATGGAAAGAGCCATCCTTTTAGACAACTTCAACGGGAAGACAAGGGACTTTTACCAAAACGAAGCAATTGGAAGGGATATTTCAGACATTATTCTAAAAAACAACCTTTCCAATTATTCGGAAGGGACAATAAGGAGATGGATAAAAGAATGTGATTTCGTCTCTATCAGTTTCGGACATGAGAACTTCGTGATTTACAAAAGCGTATTAAAACCGCATGAAATCGAAGAATAACTGTATCCTAAACAGATTGAGAGATAAGACAATAGAACTTCCCGGAATAGGAGAAGCCACAATCAAAGGCGTAAGTGTGGCAAGGGATTTTAGAAACATTGAACTGGATGTTGTTCGAAATGGAAAATTGAAATCCCTAAGGATAGGGATAACAGGATTCTTGAAATCTGCAATCATAAAAGAAAGTATATGAAAAGAAATTCGGTAATTGCTTTTTGTTTGTTATTTTGTTGTTTTATTGGTTTGGGTGGGTGCAAATCCCGCCCTTCCCAAAAGACAAATTATAACTTCACATTAAAAGATTCCCTATTCTGGGAAAGAGAACTGACAGACACGCTTGTAAAGATTCCCTATTCAATTGTAAACCTCACTATCAATCCTCAAAAAATGGAAGATGGGGAAAAGAGGGAAACAAGCAAGGGACAAGCAAATGTGATTGTTCAGAAAGTAGGTGACACCATTATTGTAACAGCTTCTTGCGATAGTCTGGAATTGGTTGTAAAAAGCCTCAAAGAAAGACTGTCCAAGATAAGTGAAGAAAACGGAAACTTGAAAGAAGAGGTAAAGACATCTCCCAACAGATTACTTTCTTTTTTGGGAGGGATGGGGATAGGTGCTTTTACAATTTTGATTGCATTATTCATATTACTAAAAATAACGAAAAGAATTTGAGATTATGGCTAAACTATTAGTAGCGGACAAAGAAATGATTAGAAATCAATTTGTCCAAAAAGCAGAAAAGAAATTAAGTGATTATTTGGAGGGAATTGGAACACAATTGCAAGATAGAGTGGATGCTATTCTTCCGCCAGAAATAAAATCCATTGTAGACAGATATCCGTCCATGCAACCACTTTTGTTTTACAAAAATATCACGACAAACGAACTTCTAAAAACAAAGAATGTAACCATCTATAAGGCTATTCCTTTGGATGGAATAGGGATGCCCAGGATGTTCTGGGATGAATACATGGACGATTTGAAACGCTATTTCGAAAAAGATATTTTGGAATGGGGCAAGAAAGCGTATGAGTTTAAAAAGCTGGAAAACGAAACCAGAAACAGAGTTGCTTGTGCTCTCGACCATATCAACACAGAAAAGCAATTACAAGACAACTTCCCGGAAGCCTATAAGATTTTGATAGAAATCAAAGGCAAGCAAAAAGAAGAAAACAAGTGTGATTCTGTAGAGAATACCAGAGCATTTCTTTCATCCTTAGACAAATAAAATCATGACGAAGAAACAAAAAGAATTGGAAGGCAAAATAATAGAAGCCAACCAGAAATACAGAGAAGGCACTCCTATTATGAGCGATAAGGAGTATGATCTTTTGATCGACCAGTTGAAAAAGGAATATCCTGATAGTGAAATCCTGACAAAGCCTATCATTGAGGAAAATAAAAAGGGTGACAGGATGGAAAAGTTACCGTATCCTATGTTTTCTTTAGAAAAGGTAAAAACAATCAGTGAGATCAGAAGATGGGTTAAAGATGTATGGGAACTTCACCCAAATGACAAAATTGTCATTACACCTAAATATGACGGCATTTCCCTTTTGGTGGACGAATCGACAAATGAATGCTGGACAAGAGGTGACGGAGTAGAAGGACAAAGAAGTGACCGGCATTACGAATATGTCAATCATGGCAACCCTATGGGAAAGAAATCTTGCTTTACTTTTGGTGAAGCCATTATTCCTGTCGGTATGTTTTTGAAAAACGTAAAACCTCTTGGTTACAAAAGTGCAAGAAATTCTGTGGCAGGAGCTTTCAATGCAGACGAAATGAATCCGCAGGTTTTAGGGAACACCGCTTATATCCGATACGGTATCATGGACTTGGATAGGGACAAATCTTTGCAACTTGCAGAGCTTTACAATACCTATGAACCGTATGCTACGCAGTATTGGGTGACTTCTGCTTCTATTTTCGATGACGAAAAATCCGCTTTTGATTACTTGAATGAACTGTTTGAGCTTACCAAAAATTTCAAATGTGACGGTCTTGTAATTGAAGTGGATAACAAGAATATTCGTAATGCTTTGGGTAGACTTCCTAATGGAAATCCGCGTTATGCTATTGCTTACAAAAACCCGGATTGGCAGGAAAGATACACAACCAAAGTTATTTCTATCGAATGGGGTATTTCAAAAGATGGCAAAAGCAAACCTGTAATCGTTTTTGAACCGGTTGAATTTGATGGTGCTACGGTTACACGCTGTACCGGTTACAATGCAAAATACATTACTGACAATCATATTTGTCCTAATGCCTATATAGTAGTCACAAGAAGTGGAGATGTTATCCCCAAACACTTGGAAACATTGAAATACAGCATTGAGTGCTTTGAGGGGATGTGTGATAGCATGATGTTCTGTCCTTCTTGCGGAGAGCCTTTGAAATGGGATACAACCCTAACCGACCTTGTTTGTGTAAATTCTAATTGTGATGAAAAAGCGATAAAACAACTTGTCTATTTCTTTGCTACATTGGGTACGGAAGAGATGCAGGAAGCAACTGTAAGAAAACTCTATAAAGGTGGACTTTTCTCTATCGAGGACATCATAAATGCAACAGAAAAAGAACTTGAAAAGATCGAAGGAATAGGTAAAAGTCTTTCCAAAAAGTTGCAAAAGCAATTTGATTCCTATGTAGACGATGGAGTTCCTTTCGCAAGAGTTCTGACTGCTTACAATGTATTCGGTGGCGTGATAGGAGAAAAGACCTGTCAGATGATTTTCAACAGCCTCACCAAAGACCAGATAGACTATATGTTCGAAAACGAGGAAGTTCCTATGAAAGACTTGCTTTCTATTGATGGTATTGCCGAGACTACTGCAAAATCTTTCAATGACGGACTAAAGGCATTCTTTGATCTTTGCAGTGGTACACCTGTTTCTATTTCTTTTATCCAAGAAGAAACGGTGGGAAACGACAATCCCGAATCAGTTTGCTTTACAGGGTTCAGAAACAAACAGTGGGAAGAACGTCTTGTAAAAGAAGGCCACAAAATTGTTTCCAGTGTATCTAAAAACACCACAATCCTTGTAACAAAAGACAAAGAAAGTTCTTCATCCAAAATAAAAAAAGCTAAGGATTTGAACATTCCTATTTTGACGCCAGAAGAATTTGAAATCAGAATAGGATGGAAAGAGATATAGAAGACTGGATCAATGACTTTGAGGATGAAGAAACTTATGATCCTAATGAAGATGATCAATTTGAGTAGTTTAATTTGACATAGAAACGAATGAATAAGATTTACAGGGAGGTAACTCTCAACTTCATGAAAGTATTGAATAAAGCCGGGTTTAGGACAAATGCCAGAAGTTTTATTTCCATGCGATCTGTAGACAAGATTATCTTCCTACTCTTTGAAGTCATATTTGACAAACTGGAAAGAGATGGAAAAGTCAATATTAAGAATTTCTGTATCATTAAGAAGATTAAGTGTAAGAATGGCAAGTATTATTTTGAATTTATAGACAATAGAAAGAAATGACGTACTACTACAAGGAAAAGGATTATTGGTATTTTGCCGGATTGAACAAGGAAGCGTTACTTAGACTTAAACTCATTTCTTCTTATAAAAGAAATACAGCTAACAAGGAATTGTATGTCAAATCCGATCCTGCAAAAGAAATTCTACTCAAAGAATTTGTAGCGGATTGTGGAATAGAAGAAACTGATCCTCTTTCTATTGTTCGTACAGGTTATAAAGCTGAAATAAAGCCTTTTGAGGAACTTTTGTCAAGAAAGGATATAGAGGTATTGGTAGAAGAGCTTTCTCTCTTGAAAAAGCCGAGAAGCTATCAAATGGACTATCTTTATTACGCTATCAATCACGGAAACCATGTAAACGGTTCTTCGGTCGGAACAGGGAAGACCGCTTCGTCCATTTTCTATGCAGAAATGCTTGATCTTTTCCCTTGTATGGTGGTATGTCCGGCTTCTGTGAAATCCGGTTGGTTGAGAGAGTGGAAAGAAACAAATCCCAATAGACGGGTATCTGTCATTTCCACTACTTCACCGGCAGAAGATTTTGATGCCGATGTTCTTGTGATCAATTACGACATTCTGGGGAGAAGAACGGAAAAGAACGGCAAGACCTCTATAGAAATAAGGCTGGACGGGATGAAGAAAAAGACATTCTCCCTTGTCATAGCCGATGAAATCCATTTTCTGAAAAACAGGAAATCCATACGGAGCAAGACATTCAAGAAGTTGACGGGAAAATCCTCTGCCATCATAGGGTTAACCGGTACGCTTATCATGAACCGTCCGTCAGAACTGTTGAACATACTTGCACTTATAGGAAGATTGAAAGAGATTGCGCCGGATGACCCTTACCATCACTATTTCTTTGAAAGATATTGCAACATGAAAGAAACTTTTTTTGGAATGGATGTGACAGGTGCATCCAATATCAAGGAACTGAACGACCTTCTCATCAAATGTTGCTATTTCCATGTAAGTAAACGGGATGCTTTAAAAGAGCTTCCGCCTGTAACCGAAAACATGGTGGAATGCGAGATAACCAACAAGAAGGCTTACAAGTCTGCGGAAGAAGATTTATTGGAATTTATCTTTAAGCATTTCAAGGATGAAGAAAAGGTGGAAAAAGCTGCAAGAGCGGAGTTTCTGGTAAAGATGAATCTTCTAAAACAGCTTTCTTTGGAAGGAAAGGTGAAAGCAATTAAAAAATGGATAGAAGAATGGTTAGAAGCAAACGAAGATGACAAATTACTCGTATTCGGTTCTCATTCCACTATTTTGAAAGACATTCAGAAACTTTTCAAAAACAGCCTGCTTGTCATAGGTGAGACGACCGGAAAGAAAAGGGAAAAGGTATTGTCTGACTTTTCTTTCGATCCTTCCAAAAGACTTTTGTTTGCCAATATGGGATGTCTGGGTACAGGGGTGGATGGACTTCAAAAGGTTTGCTCAAACATGGCTATTTTGGAATTGCCACCTCGTCCAAGCGATCTTGTACAGGTAATAGGAAGATTGGAAAGGAGCGGACAGGAAAATCCGGTCACAATCCAATACTTGCTTTCATCTTCTACCATAGACAAGGATTTATGGGAAATGTTGAAAAACAAGAAATCGGTAACCGATATGTTGAATAAGGGTTTTGAGGACGATTCAAGTCTGATGATTTTAAAAAGTTATGGCGAAAAAGCAAAGAAAAGGAAAGGTTCTTGAAGTTTGGACAGACGGCAGTTGCTATGCAAAACATCCTAAAAGGCTGGGTGGGTCTGCCGTTTACATCAAATGGAAAGACAAGGAATATCACATAAGAAAAGGGTTTTCTCATACCACCATAGGCAGAAGGGAAACGGAAGCCGTTCTAATGGCTTTAAAGGCTATTAAAAAGGATTTAAGGGCAACCGTTACCTTCTATATAGACAGCCAATACGTAGCTGATCAATTAAAATACAGATTCGTAGATTGGGTGAAAGAAGACTTGCGTGTAGAGAATCAGGACTTGTGGGACAAAATCTTCATGGAAGTCTTGAAACACGCAAAACTAAGAATAAAGGTCAAATGGATTCCGGGACATAAGAAAGATTACAATGATCCTATTGTTTGTGGAAATTTCATTGCCGACTATTTAGCGGATTACAAAAAATTCAGTAAATATGAAAAAGATCGTCGTGTATAATAAGCTGATCCCTTTCAAGGGATATGTAGCAATGGCTATCTTTCCTTTTATTTTTGCAAGGAAAGAATATAAACCATTGGCAGAAAGAATAATAAACCATGAATCAATTCATCTAAAACAGCAAATAGAGCTTCTTGTCCTACTTTTCTTTTTGTGGTATGGGATAGAATGGGTTGTAAGATTAATTCAATACAAGAGTTTTAAAGAGGCTTACAGAAACATTTCTTTTGAAAGGGAAGCGTACGATAACGAATGGGACGAAGAATATTTGGATGGCATAAGAGAGCCGTTTGAGTTCCTACACTATCTAAGAAAAGAAGACTAACAGCAATAAAAGCAAACGAAAAGAATTATGGAATGGAGCAAGTATCAATTGGCTATTTTCGATGCTTACGAGAATACCAATAAAAACATAGTGGTAGAAGCAACTGCGGGGTCTGGCAAGTCAAAAACGCTTACTGAGCTATGCAATCGGACAAAAGAAGGTACAAGTTGTTTGTTTATGGCTTTTAACAAAAGTATTGCAGAAGAGCTAAAAACAAAACTACCTACTACAGTAGAGTGCAACACTTTTCATTCAATGGGACTTCGTACATTAATGAAAAATTTTCGATTCCGAATGCAGCTTGAAGAAAACAAATGCTTTTCTCTTTGTATGGAATTATTTGATTTTAGGAAGAAGGAATACAAAGAGAAAATGCGATATTATTTTGCCTTACAAGAATTGTGGGAAAAGATTAGGCTGTCGCTTTGTGAAATCAACGAAAGAAATGTCTCTGCGCTTTGTATTGAATATGATTTGGATTATGAAAATTCAATGATAAATGATCTGAATAAAATCAATGAAAGATGGAGAAAGGATTGTGCCAAAATACAAGACAACAAATCTTTCAAAATGGACTTTCCGGACATGTTATGGATTCCATATAATTTTGTGGATGAAATGAACTTTCCTAAGTATCAAGTTGTTATGGCAGATGAAGGACAGGATTTATTCACACTTCAAAAGGAAATTTTACAAAGATATATCAAACCAAGAGGAAGGTTTGTTGCTGTAGGGGATTCAAAACAACTTATTTATAATTTCATGGGTTCCGATTTGGATGTATTCAATTCTATAAAAGGAATGCCGAATACAATTTGCCTCCCACTTTCTGTTACTTACAGATGTGCAAAGAAAATTGTCGAAATAGCGAATGAAGTGTTTCCCGGTACAGAATGTGTTCCCACAGCAAAAGAAGGTGTTGTAAGAAGTGGTGACATCTTTGAAGCCGAAAGCGGGGATTTTGTTCTTTGTAGGAACAACTTTCCTTTAGTTGTCACTTTTATTATGCTATTAGAAAAAGGAAAGAAAGCATCCATCATGGGACGGGATTTTGGAGAAAGTCTTTGCCGGCTTTTAGATGGACAGGAACGCTTGGACGACCTATACCTCCTATTAGACGATAAAGTCTCTAAATTAAAAGGAAAAGGTCTGTCTGAAATCGCTATTATCAACAATGCTTCTTATGTAGCGTTGAAAGAAAAAGTTTCTATCATTGAAATTCTATACAAGCGTTTCCCTGGTTCTTTTTTAGCTTTGAAACAAAAGATCAAAAACATTTTCTCTGATGATAAAACTGGCATCATTCTTTCTACTATACATAAAAGCAAAGGGTTGGAAGCAAAACGGGTTTTCTTTTTAAATCCTGAATTAATTCCTTCCAAGTTTGCAAAGACACCTAAAGCCTTGTATGCAGAGGATTGTTTGAAGTTCGTTACTATTACAAGGGCAAAGGAAGAACTGGTTTATTGCCACATAAATACAGAAGAATCGCCTTTATAAGTAACAAACAAAACAAAGAAAAACTGACAATTTTACGTATTTTAACTATAAAAGAGCGATTATGTAACATTATACTGTTACATTTGCAGCATCAAAAACTAAGAAGAAGATGAAAAAGAATAAATTTTATATCATTGTCCCCCATGAAAATGGGAAAGTATCGCTTTTCAATGCAAACAAAATAGAAGAGCTGGAATCTTATTTACCTTCTATGGAAGCTGTAAAGACAAACATCGAGCTTCAAATGGCAAAATGGAGAAAGGATCATTCCTACAAACCGCAACCATTAATGCTGGGCGTTCCTTTGGATATATTTTTGAAAGTGAAAGCTATCACAAAAGGTAAATGGAATGAGATACCTTTGAACCAAGGCTGCAATGGCGTACCATCTGTTCTTCTTATCCCTAACAAAAAGGAAGATGGGGAAGAATGACGGAATCACAAAAGATGTCCTTGTTGCTTTAGACAGTGACGCAAGAGCCATGAGATGTGATGAGATATACGAAACCGGACATCTCATCCTTGCAATCACCTTAAAAAATCATTCAGAATTTGGAAGGGAGCTTGCAGAGTGTATCAAAGACGATTACAACCATGTAATGAATTTTACTTTGAATACCGGGGACAGTTTCAAAGCAACAGCAGGACTTCTTGTAATGGATATGTGGGGAAACTGGATGTCTTTGTTGTCGGCCGAAGGAATACCGCTTTTCTCCTATGATTTTTCCGCATGGAGAAAGAAAGCCAAAAAGTTTCTGTACATAGAAAAAGCATCTTTTCTTCCCGACCCGGAAATAACCTACAATTTTAAGATGGAATCACCGTCTAAGAATTTCGTTATTATCCCAAGGGGTAGTGAGGGGTGCGATTTTACAAAAGGAATTATTTTACAATCATTAATCTAAAGCATCATGTATTTCGAATCAACTATAAATTACTGGACAGACAATCCGGACGGTTTTAAACCTCCAAGAATACCTATTAAAAGAACTATTCTTGTTAGGGCTTACACCTATACGGAAGTAGAAGCGATCACTACTGATTGGGGAGCGAAAGAAACAAATGAAGACTTTAGGATTTCTCCTATCAAGGAAACAGATATTATTTCTGTAGTAGGGAATGGAGAGAAGTTTTTCAAAGTCGTTTCCTATTACCCGGAGACAACTCCTAAAGGAAAAGTAAAAATGCAGAAAGTTGTTTTGATGGCTCGGTCTGATTCCGACACGGAAGCCATAGAAAGAACAAAACTGTATTTTGATTTTCTGTCGGATATTGAAGATCTGGTTATAAAGTCGGTTACATTGACTGAATTAGAAACATACATAGAAATAGATTAATGTCATGAATGTACTTAGCTTGTTTGACGGGATGTCCTGTGGACAGATAGCGTTGAAGGAATTGGGAATTGAACCCGACATATATTATGCAAGTGAGATAGACAAGTTTGCAATAAAACAAACCCAGCTTAACTTTCCTGATACAATCCAATTAGGAGATGTAAGGAATATAAAGGTAGCTGATTTAGAGAAAATAGATTTGATTTTAGGTGGAAGTCCTTGCTACAATTTATCTATGATTGGCAAAAGAGAAGGTCTTTCTACAAAAGAAAACATTGAAGTCCTTTCTTTGGAGCAATATCTTGACCTAAAAAGCAAAGGAGTTGAGTTTACAGGTCAATCTTATCTGTTTTGGGAATTTGTTCGTATTTTGGAAGAAGCAAAGAAGATAAACCCAAATGTCCTGTTCCTGTTGGAAAATGTGGAAATGGGTAAAAGATGGGAGTCAGTATTCGATAAGGCTTTAAATACAAAAGGCGTTCACATAAACTCTGCGTTGGTCTCTGCGCAAAATAGGAAACGTATCTATTGGACAAATATAAACGATGGCAGTATTCCTTTGCCAAAAGACAGAGGTCTTGTCCTAAAGGATGTAATGGAAGAAGTCTTGGAAGACAATCGCTTTCTTTCAGAAAAAGCATTGGCAGGGCTACAACGACATCTTGAAAGAAATAAATCCAATGGAAACGGTTTTGGTGCAGATTGCAGAACAGAAAACCAAAAATCCCAAACATTATGTCTTGGTGGTGCCGGCATATATGATCTTGTTTATCAAAAAGACAGAATAAGAAGGCTTACTCCTGTTGAACGTGCAAGATTGCAAACAATACCGGAATGGTATAAATGGGAATGCAGCGCAACACAACAATGCAGGATGCTTGGAAACGACTGGACAGTAGATGTAATCGTACATATTTTAAGTCACATGAAAATGAATGAAATAGAATAAAAACAGTTTATATTTTCCATAATAGTTAAGATTCGCTTTGGGAAAGCCGGTCTGTGAAGATACGCTTTCCTGTTTTTCACAAGTACAATTTAAAACAACAAGACATGAGCAGAAAGAAAGAAACAGAGCTTCAAAAACTCATTAGACATATTAATTCCATGGATCGTCCGTTTGAGTTTTTCGATGTATCGAAATGCAATTTATTCTTTAACGGCACACTTAGAAAAACTATTACTTATCTTTACAGAGCAGGATTCATAGAACGGATTGAAAGAGGACGCTACAAACGCCTTAAAACAATCCCGGAGAATATAACTACTGTGGAGTTAGAAAAAATGGCTTACAAACGATAAAAGATATGGAATTTTCGACAATTTGCATTGTATTACTGGGAATAATAACGGTTTTCCTATTGGGGACTGTATTTGTTCTTTGGTTGAGAGTTAAGAACTTGAGACACTACTGCATGGCAATAGATTCAAGAATTGATTCTGTAAGACTTAACTATCTCATAGGTTTTAGAAACCTCTTGATTCAGCAGGAAAAGTTTGAAGATGTAGAATACATAGACGAACTGATCAAAGACGAATATCCCGACATAAACCTAAAGGAAGTGACAGTAGAAGACATGCTTGATTTATTATAAACTTTTAAAAATCAATTGATTATGGAGATTAAAGTAAAAAGAATAACACCTATTGATTATCCCTATACAATAGGAAAGATGTACATTGATGAGACTTATTTTTGTGACACCTTGGAAGATCGTGTAAGAGACAAGGACAAGTCCGGTAAATTTGACAACGGGGAAACAAAAGTATATGGTGAATCCGCTATTCCTTACGGACGATACAAAGTTGTTGTAAATATGTCTCCCCGGTTTAAAAGAGAACTACCCTTATTGCTGGACGTCCCTCATTTTGAGGGTATTAGAATCCACAGAGGGAATACAGACAAGGATAGCTCCGGCTGTATTCTTGTGGGGGAAAACAAGGTGAAAGGGAAAGTTATCAATTCCACACCTTATGAACAAAAAATTGTTGCTATTCTAAAAGAAGCACAGGACAAAGGGGAAGATATTTGGATTACAATCGAATAACTAAATTTCCTGTATAATTATTCATAGTTAATCGAGTTGCAAACCCTATTAAAAGAAAGAAGGTGGATCATGAAGTAGTAAAATCTATTCTAAATTCCTCTATAAATAAATCTAAGTTTTAATAAAGGAGGACGCCGAAAATCCTTAACAGAGTAGGCGCATTAACAATCTCGTTGTTAGTAAATTACGTTAATTAAGAAAGGGCTTTGAACACAATCTGTAAAATCGGTTCTTAGCCCTTTCGTTTTTAAAAACTAATAGTATGTCTTACGAAAAGAAGAATGTTGAAACTCCCAAAGAGAAACCTGCAATCATCCCGGTAAAGAATGTCATTCCTGTTTGGAATAGTGCAAAAGTAATCGATCTCCCTATCAATTCCAAACATATAGAATATCATGGGGAAATGTACTTAGGTTAAGAATAAGCCCGGAAAATAGTTTTTGTATTGGGTATGATCGACCGGTCATATTTTGCTTTCAATCTGAACAAGATTTCCCTTTGAAGGGCTGATTCTTGATTTTTCAGTTTCAATATCGTTCCTCGATAGTCCGATACAGTCCATTTCCCGTCTTTCTTTTCCAAAAGAGACAAACGCGATCTTATATCCCCATTTACAAATACTTTTATAGATGGGGATATTTTTATTTTCGCGTCCTTTACGCTTACCAGATACTTTTTCAGTTCCGGCAGCATTCTTTTCCTTCCGTCACTGCCCGCATCACCTTCCAGATACTTTATAAACTTTTCTATTCCTTTTATCTTCCGGTCTATGCTTTCTTCTTTTTCTTCCGACAGAGCTATTTTCAAATTCCGCCTTGTGATGGGTTTTATGATCGTGCTTCCCCACAGGAAACCATTGGAGGGGCAAAGCTCGTTAAACCTTTCCACTCTTTTTATATAGAGGTTTATCTTTCTTTCCTTGTTCGTCATAGCTCCCTTTCTTATTTAAGCCGTAAAGCCTTTAATCTGTCCTTTACAGAGGCTTTTCTTTCATCATCTATATAAGTAGCCTCCTTCACTTCATAAGGCGTCATTTCGTCTAAGAACTTCTTGTTTTGCTTTTCCAGTTCTTCCCAATTGACTGCACGGATCAGATCGCCCGGAAGCATAATCTTTTCCCTACCCAGAATAGTTTTATTGAAACCATTGAAGTCCTTGTAGTAGCTTGTTGCAAGCTGATGTACCAATACAGTAGGGTCAAGACCTGATTTTGCAGCGACGAGACCTATTATAATAGAATTGATGGGAAGTGTACGGAACACACGAGAAACGTTTTCCTGCCCGTGCAAAGTAGCGACAATGTCTATTTTCCCGTCTACAGTCAGCTTTAGTTCATTGCCTTTTACTTCTTTCCGGGCTTGTTCGAGCATGTTTCTTATTTCCCGCTCGAATATCAATGCCTTTTCTTCCTTTTCTTCTGCAAGGTATTTTTGATACCGGTGCTGTAGGTCTATTATGATAGTGTTTATGATCTGTAGCCTACCGGCTTCCGTTGCCACCTTATATTGATTGGATGAAGCAAGAAATACGACACGTTTGCTTTCGATTTCCGCTTTCTTTTTGGCGAAGATGGCTTGCAGTTCCTTTTGGGTAAGTTTTATCTTCTTTTCTTCCTTTAGGATTTTCTGGACATCATCAACGCCGTTCATCTCCCCAAACAGTTTCACGATATAGGACATGATCTCCGGCGTGACGGAAGAAAGCATTTCTTTTCGATAAATGTCGTTGAATACCTCTTTGCACCTCTTTATTTCTTCTATGAGAGGCATAACATACATTTCTTTATGTCGTTGTGCTTTCTTTACGTCCGATTCTTTTCCACCGTGACGAAGGATAAAACCCTTCGCAGAATAACTTTTCAAATCGGCTGTAATCTCCTCCCCGTCTTTACCTTCAAAGACAAAGAAACGGTAAGACGATTCAGAAAGTGCCCTTTCTGCCGTTTCCAAAGCGACAAAAGCGTTTTTTAGCTCACTGGAAGCGGTCTGGATCACTTCTGGAGCTTGTTCTATTATTTCCACAAAGTCCTTTTGGGAAATAGCCGGTAAATCTTTATTAGTAAGTTGTTTCCCCTTCTGCATTGTTCAATTCTTCGATTTGAGATTTGGAAAGCTGTGCACTATTATATTCAAAACATTCTGATTTGTCCACATAAGGACATTCGATTTTGTATCTACAGTTATCGCAAACTATAGAAGGTTTGTCTACAGACTTTTGTAACTTCATTTTGACAAAAATTTAATGGTTGTTTTTATTATGTGACAAAACTACACTAAAGAAAGGACAAAAACAAAAGTCCTTACCTATACATCGCGTACCGGTAAGGACAAAATAATAACATAAACTAATTAAACTACTAAATACCAATTGAATAACTAAACTAATAATATAACAAACATAAAATTTTCTACACATAGCAAAGATATACAAATCTTTTTCTTTGGAAAGGCTAAACACTTTCAAAATATGCAACCTCTTTAAGCTGATACATTTTCAGTCTTTCTCCGTTTTCTATTTTGTAGCCGACATATACCAATTTATAAAGGAACTGATAAAAGTTGCCCGGCAAAAATTTCTTTTTGTTTTTCTTTAGGATATTCTTTACAAAATATCCTTTACAGAAAAAACCTTGTAACTTTTTTGAATCATTCAATAGAAGTACATTCACAATATCTACAGATTTGTTCAAATAGAAGCACGGCACGCCGGCATTGTATTTCCATGTTACAAACTTAACATTGTCTTTTGTGTAATACTTCATTCTATTCTTTCCTTTTTCTTTCCTTATCTGCCTTTTAGAGACAAACAAGGAAAGGAATTTGTTTAACCGGATCATAGCGTTACATGCTTTCGTTTATCTTTTGTAATACACTTTGCAACACACTGTCGCCGTTGAAAGTTGTTTCTATTATAGTATTTGTATTTCCATCACCATAAGTAAACACTATTTTCCCGGTTTTATCATATAGCTTTATATCCTGTATAACTTTTAACTCTTTTGAGCTATCCTGTTTTACTTTAGATGAGATGCTTTCCAAGTCGAGTCCGGTTACTTCTATCATATCATCCGTATAGTCAGAGACATTAAAAGCAAAGTAACTTTCATTCTCTTTGTCTCGGACAAAGTTATATGCTTCAAATTCATTTTTAAACGCCTTTTCTTTTCCGTTCTTAAATAGGTGGAATGTTTGTGTGTTTGGTTGCTCCCAATGATAGCCTTCTTTCTCCAAGAAGGAAAATACTTTGTTTGTATCATTTTTGATTTCCGGCGTTCTTACAGGCTTAGTATCTGTGTCCGGTTCTTTTGTTTCTTTTCCACAATAAACAGGGGTTAACTTATCCGGGAAAGAATCGTTCTTATCTCTAATTGGATTAAAAAAATCGTTTTTGCTATCAATCATAAAGCAGTTATCACAGTTGTCAGAGACAAAAGAAAGTTTACAATAACTATATTCTTTTGTAAAGTATATTTCGCCGTTCCAACCGTCCAGACAAGAAAGTACCTTATTTAATCTGTTATCTGATCTATAAGTAAAATTAGACGGTTCAGACAATTGCACAAACAATTCTCCGTATTTATTCTCTGTATCACTTATTCCTAATTCTGTAATATAATTTACTCTTAATCGGTCTGATCCTTTTTCTATCTCAAAAGAAACAAATTCGGAGACTTTAGATATAGTTTTTAAATCCTTTGTAAACTGTTTATCGTCCTTAACTGTCAATTTTAATTCCTTGTATAAAATAGGGTAAACGCCCTCTATATTTACATTCTCATTGAAATCATTGTAACGACACTCAAACATTTCACCTTTATCCGTTACGATCGTTACGACTATTTGCCCCTCTTTGTCGTCGCTACCAACAATAATATGACATTCTTTCCCTACCGACTTTTTAAAGGTGTCAAAAGATATACATATATGCTTATCCCAATCGCCAAAAAGATTAAATATTTTCACGTTTCTATTTTTACAAATAAACGCATTAGTAGCATATATTTTGCTTAAATGTGTATCTATCAAAATATTGTTATCAAAATAGTAACTTGAATTTTTGGTTTTTGCGGTTAGGAACGTTTTGTCTTTCTTATTAAATGCAATATCAAAAGAGCAAATACAATTATCCTCGCTTTCTTGTATCTGGTTTCCTTCTTTAACAAATTCTAATTTTTCTTTTGAGCCTGACAATTGTTTGAACCTTTCCAAATATTCAAACACTTTGACTATATCAAAACTGCATTTAAAATTGTCTTTTTCAATAGAGACAATATTATTAGACACCTTACATACATAAGACACGCTATTTATAAAAAAAGAATCAATATTTGAATAATAAGGACTTTTTGTGTAGTATTTTGTCGCTTGTTCTTTTCCTTTCTCTGTTAGTCTTTCTGCTTTCCCTTGCTTTGTTTCAAGGCTTTCGCAGTTTGCGATATAGGCGTAAACGTCTTTCAATGTATATACACCAGGTTTTTCGTTTTTAAAAAGTTCCTGGAAGTATGCTTTTGCGATTTCCAACAATTCTAAAAAAATTTCCATGAATAAAGTATTTGTACTACTATTAGTTGCTTTCATTTTTATTATCTCCTGTTAGTTTAAATTGCTATTATTTAATTACTTATGTTATTGTAAATATTGATTCTTTTTAATTGATTAATAAATAGGTAGGGTTATTATTCCCTACCTTTATCTAGGTTCGTTACCTCTATTCCTTCCGGTAAAGTATTACTGCACACAAGTTCGTTGATTAAATCAGAAGGAACCTTTTCGCAGCAATCTAACCAGTTAAAACAAAGCTCGTTTCTATGATCGTAAAGGGTAACATTATCCCAACTTATGCCGAAAGAGACAACCGCCTTTTTTACTTCGTAAATTCTTTTTGCTTTTTCTACACTTTTGACAAACTCTTTTTCAATCTCTGCAAGTTCTTCTAACCGTTTCTTTGTTCTTGCAATTTCTTCACGCGCTCGTTTCATTTCTTTTGTCGCGTAACCATGTTTAAACAAATAGGCCATGTCGTTACACTTTTCTGCATCAAATTGCTTGTAAACTTTATCCTTATTTTCAATTTTCAAGGTTAAGCCCGTTTTTGCTTCCATTTCCCGGATAGCTTCTTTTGCTTGCTTTTCCCAAGCATCAGCAACGCCCAAGTGAAAAACAAGGTAGTGAAATAAATCTTTGTTGTCTGAAGCGTTACGTAATATTTTGATAGCTTCCAAATTAGAAATATTATACATTTCCGCTATTTGTTCATTTGTTTTGCCTTCATTGATATGAAAGCGAATGTCATCTATAAACATTGGTTGTCCCAAATGATTAAAACCATGTAACCGATTAAATTTTTCAAGTTCCGGTTTAAAATAGGCAATTACATCAGCAATCGCGCCACTTATATAAGTGTAAAACCTTCCATTTCTTTTTTTAACTTTAATTTCGCCGGTAAAACTAAAGGTTAAATATCCGTTTTTGCAATCATCATTTAACCCAATATAGTAGGCAAAGGAATAACATTTACCGCCTTCAAAAAGATAATCATATACTTGTGTGTCCTCTTTAAAGAACTTAGAAAATAATCCAGAGAAACCAATACGATTTACAATTACCTTGTTTTCGTTGTTATTTACTGTAGTTGTCATAGCTTTATTGCGTTTTGTCAAGGTTTGCGCACCTTGTTTAATTAGTTTAGTTAGTTGCTTTATTAATAAGTTAAAATTTGTACTTTGTACCCGTCGTTCCCGGAAAACTGATATATTTCGCTTGTTGCTTCTACATATTCGCTTTCGACTATATCCAAGCAGCCTTTCATTTTTCCGTCAAAAGAATAGGTCTTAAGCTCCTCAATAAATTCTGCACAATCACCCTGTAATAGGGTTAAACCACAGCCTCCATTTCCCAAAGTTGCTATAATAACAGTATTATTATTTTTCAGTTCTGTAGCAATAAATTCAAAAATTTGTTCTTTTGTTCTCATGATCTTTATTTGTTTATGTTATTATTAGTTCTTTTCTTTGATACAAATGTAACACTTTAATGTTACATACCAAAGGTTTTATAGTTAAGAAAGGTTAATTTGATGATTTTTCTTTGTTTTGTTTGTTACTTATAAATGATTTTTCAACCAAAATATAAAGTAAAACTAAAACAATAGGAACAGATAAGATAACATGCAAAAAATTCTTTTCGTCTATAAATAGAATAATAAGAGCGATAACGAAAGAAATAAATATCACTTTCAACGCCTCTAATATTATTTGTATAGCTTTCGTTCTCATAACTTTGTTGTTTTATAGTTTATTAAAGTGTATTGTTTACATTTATTTTATAGGACTTTCCAAAGGAAATACCGTGCTTTGTATTATCAATAGGTGTAAAAGTTACATTATTTCCGTTCCTATCAATTCCATAAATACCAGTTGCACCTGTTTTTCTTTCCCTACAAAATTGCTTTGCTTTTTGAAGGCTGGAAAACTCCAACCCGTTAACTATCCACTTATATACGCGTTTCATTGTATTTGCAAATTTGATAATAATTCAATCGCTTTTTCGTTTCCTTTGTTTGCTTCTTGCTGCAATTTCTCCAAAGTAGTAAATTTTCTCCCACCATTTACACCAATTTTTCGACATAGAGAAATAAACGTACTGTGTAAAATTTCTTCACCCTTATAAATATACTTTGTTTTCATATCCTTATCGCTTTAAATCCTTAAAAATCAAATGTTTCTCGCAAATTGTTTGCAAGTTCGTAAATATCAACGCCTTCAAACACTCTATTATATTTATTTTCTTGCTTACATAACGTGTTCCATAAAGTAGGCGTATTTCCTTCTTGCTGGCAAAATTCGTTTTTGTCTAAAAATTCGTTTTTGTAAAGAATGTCCTGTAAAAACGAATAAAACATTTCTATTATTTCCTTTCTATCTTTGTCAGTAACGCCACAACGGAAATTTCGAAAACTATCGAACCAATCAAAAGATAATTTTTTGCCTTCATAGCTCACTGTTATTATATAGTGGTTATGATTTTCCGGGTATTTTTTATCCCATTTGCAAGCCTTCGTGTTTGATAGCAAACAATTGATTTTAATTGTTTTGCCTTCGTAGGAGATAGAAGTTACTTTGCTATCGCCGTTATCCGTTATCGCCGGCTGATCGTTAAATCTTTCTTCTTCGTTGTTAATAAATTCTTGTACTTGCTTTGTACTAATTCTCTTTGCTTTCATAATGCTTGTTAATTTAATTAGTTGTTATTATTAGTTCTTTATCACATTACAAATGTAACACTTTAATGTTACATACCAAAGGTTTTATAGTTAAGAAAGGTTAATTTGATGATTTTTCTTTGTTTTGTTTGTTACTTATATCAAATTAAAGGCGGAGCGAAAGCGCACTTAGCGCGTGCGGAACCTTTAATTTAAAACAAATAGTTATAACCCAATACCAACAAATAAAACCTTATTTAGAATGAATCTAAATAACCAACTACACAAATAAGTGATTATCAACAAATTGAACAAAATTCTATGAAAATAGAAGGAAAGAATGAGAAAAAGCATGTCGAAAAACCTATAACAAAAAGTTATAACGAATAGGAAAAAGAGAAAAGAAGGAAATCAAAGGAATGTAAATATGAAAATGTTAGATAAGTAGGTAGGTGTAAAAATGTGATTTGTGACTTTTTAGATTTATGTATTTCTGGATATGCTTCAAAATTTAGATTATATGATTTTATTAGATGCAGATATTTCTTTTTGTATGGTTTGTAAACTTTGGTATATCTCTATTAGGTGCATATTTAAAAATTTAGCTTTGAAACTTAGAATTTATAATTTTAGAGGTGTTTGTGTATGTATTTGTCCGCCTCACCTGCCATCACCCTACACAAAACACCTTCCCTTCATTCCCTCTATTATCCTACCTTTTCCACTATTCAAGCGGTGTTCGGAGTGTTTGCTATTTTGTTTGCTTCCTACTTTTCGCTTCTATTCCTATAGTTGTTGATCGCCTTCTATATCTATTCTTATACTCTATACATTGCCTTTCTTTTTTACGGGAGTTATATATCTATTGTTTTTAAAAATGGCTCTATGGTGCTGCAACGCACCATGTACGACCCATTTTTGAGAGCTATACTAATACCAAATTATACCTATTTTTAGCCTGTAAAACCTTAAAAAATTTCATTTTTGACACTAAAATAGGCAAATTGACTTATTGTATATTTTTTTGATCATTCCAAAAAATCGAGTTTTTAGATTAAAAATAGATAACTTGCTAAAAATCAATATTTTAAATGAATTAATTTTTCGATTACGCCCTATAGGCAAAAAGAGTTTAACTTATTGTACTTTTTACAATAAAAATAGGGATATTTTAAGCTGAAACCTTTCAAATTTGACACAAATAACCCTATTTTGATATAATAGGGCATTACCTGTATATACGAGTATCATATATAGCTTCGTATGCATTTATATCTTCTTTTGCTCTGGATATATCCTTATATTTCGTTTTTCTATGTATATAGATATATCTATATACATAGAATTTTCATTTTGGCACAAGCACTCCTATACCTTTTATCCTTGTACATGGAGTATGTAAGTAGGTGGCACTCCCTCTATATCCTTTTTGCTTCTCCTTTTTCCCGTTCCTGTGATCCAATTCCATAATATCAAATAATCGTTTTTAAGGCTTTATTTCCTTTTGGGTGGTATTGGTGTATCATTTTGAAAAGAAAGTGTCTGGAACGGGCTTAAAAATAGGTTATCCGGGGTATTTTGTTTATCCAGGGTATCTTTAGGGACTGTTTGAGGACTCTCCATATTGAGGTGGCGTGCCTAATACGTCACAAGAAAAAGTTTTATTTTGCTCTCCATATAGGCGATTTTTACAAACAGTCATTTATTTTCTCCATCCACAAGAAAAAGTTCTCAAATAGTTCTCTACTGGGGGATTTTTCAGAATAAGTATATTTTCAATCTATTGATTTTCAGCATCTTATGTATATAAAATCTCAAAAATGCACTCCTATTGGTAATTTACCATCCTACTTTTTCTATTATAGTAGAAACATTGTTTTATCTGCAATATCTTCTTTTTCTCTTTTTTGAATGGAGGTAAGGGGGGTATTTCTTTTTCTTTCCTATAGGTTTGACTTTCCTGTTTTTCTTTCTTGATATGTACAGAAATATGGATTTGGTTTCCTATTGGCGATTTTTGGTGGGTTGTCCTATCCGTTTTTCTTTCGGAAGGGGAATCCTTGCGGATTCTTTCTCCCTTCCGAGGGATAATCGCTTCGCTCAATGCATAAAATCTCCCTATTTTGACAAAATGATTTAGAAATAATTGATTTTTCTATCAAAATGATAGCAGGGAAATCGGGTTTTCAAAACTTTTTTCGCTATAAGGGAGTGGACGAAAATTGAAAAATTTAAATTATTGATTTTCAGACTTATGTGATTTTTTATGGGTTTCATTCAGCTTATTTTTCGACTGTTTTTGAATTTTGACTATTTGTAAAGTAAACAAAGGCTATCTCTATTAAAATGATACCAATAAAAGTCCAAAAACAGGCTAAAATGTAATAGTTTATTGTTACAAAATAGGGTAAATCTCCTACTACAAATACGTCTGGATTGCTATAAATTACACCTAAATGAATGGAATTTTGCCTTCTGGAAAGGTGATTTCTTCTATTTAACCTTCTGTAACAAATTTCCTACCAAAATGTAACTATTTACTATTACTTTTTCAGATTGGTTTTAACAATTGAGGTAAAATGAGACAAGAAAATGGTGATTGGACTTATTGTATATTTTTACAATAAGGTGTAAAAGTGACGTTTTGGTAAGTTTTTGAGTTAAATGATTAAATATCAATGATTTATGAATTTTGAATTTCCGACTTCCCTTATAGGCGAAAATGAATTTACTTATTGTATATTTTTGACTCAAAATAGAGTGATTTTAATGTCTAAAACATGGATTTTTGATTTTAACATTTGGGTAGGAGAGAGGGAGAGAGTATTTATAAGTAACAAACTTTTTATGGATTTGTCACAATATAATATGTCAAACAGTATTTTCAGACTAAAATGTAACATTATATTGCGACAAATCGGGTGATTTTTTAATTTTCATTTTGAGATATATTCTTTCAAGAACTTGTTCACGAGATACACTTGCCCTTTTCCGGTTACAAGAGGTGTGCTTACCGTAATCAGATCACCGTTCGGTTTTGTAATCGTTCTTTTCTTGATTTCGATAGACAGTTCTTCTACTTTTGTTTCAAGTGCTTTCTTTTCTTTCTGTTCCTCTATCCACTTTTCCGCTCTTTTAATAGGATCGTCTATTTGATAGGAAGGAATTACAGAATAACTTCCAGATTTTCTAATAGAAGGTAGTACTTCTGATGTAACCCATTTCTTAAAAGACTTGGCGGTTTCCAACTTGCTGCTAAAAATTAAAGAATAGACGCCACTTTCGTTTATTAAAGTAGTCTGCTGTATAAGTCCTTGTGAATCAGGGATGCCCTGTTTTAGGGCATCCTCATTATCAACATGTTGCAAAATTGCATTTCTTGGCTTTGCATACCCTAAAGCCAAAGCAACATCCCTACCGACAAAATAAGGTACACCATCAACTAACATAGTTCTGATTTCTCCAAAATCTTCATTTTTGAAATTGACTAATTCGTTCATAACTTTAAATATTTGATTACGGGCAAAAGAAAACGGCTTTGCCCTTCCCGTTGCAATCAAATAAAGTAGAATAGTCCTACTGTATTGGAAGATACAAAGCCGTTGAAATATAGTTTAAGTATTGGTTATCGGAACAATACTCATTACTACAGTAAGACTACTCATTTTTTATTTGATTGCATCGCAAATATAGCAACAAATCTTTGATCATAAAATGGATTATCTTACCGTAGTATAACTTTTAGAAGAATAGGGCGTATTTCAATCCCTGCTTTATATAGCTTTTCTTGTGTTTCTTCGTACAACTTCATAAACTCAATCTGTTGATCTAACTTTTCTCTTAATTCCATGATTTCACCAGAACGTGATTCATATCCTGCGATTATACAATCATTGATGATTGTTGTTAGATCAATACCGTGATCTTTAAGACATTTGTCAATAAAGTTGTGATAATAAAAGAAAACCCTTCTTTTTGCTTCTTCTATATTTTGTTTCATAACATTAATAGTCTCCTTCTCTAATAATTGCTATGATAATAATTTCAATAGCAAGAATAATCATACCAACCCAAACATGAAATTCAAATCCAATTGCAAATAACGATACGAATAACAACGCAACCCCGCATCTTCCCAAAAATTTATTCAATCTTGTCATAACTTTTCTTCGTATTGTTTGTGATGAACTTTTTCTCTATCCGTATAGTAATCTCTTTCGATCAAATTCATAAGTTCCGACATGCTTTCAGAATTATCGTCAGAAGATTTACCTTTAAAGAAATACCGCATATATTCTGCAAGCTCTTTTGCAGCTTCATGAAATACTTTTTCTTTAGCTTTCCATTCATCAGTAGGAACAAATCCTCTTTCTTTGAAATGAAGCAAATACAAGTCCAGATAATACACGGATAAATCTGCCATGTTAAGAGAAAGATTGAGTGTCTTTGCTGCCCAAGAAACAAGTGATTTTTCCAAATTTTGTTCTTGGTAATAGAACTTGTCTTTGGATTTTAAGTAATCCAGTTCTTCTTGCAGGCGTATTCTTTTTTGATTCAAAAAAGAAATTTTTGCCCAATTTCTTGTACTTCTTGCTTTACTGATTTCTCTTTGAACTTCCCTTAATTCAATAGAGACTTCTGTTTTTGTTCTATCTTTCGTTTCCATATTTTGTTGTTTTTGAGATGATTAGTTTATTCTACATCAAAAAGTTGATCCATAGAAGCAAGTTCCTTTTTCAAATCTTCTTTATTGTCAAACCTAACTTTTATACTGCCAAAAGAAGTTTTGAATAGGATATAATGTACATTTTCATCAAGACGGGAAACAGGTTTGTATTCCTGAAACACGGTCTTTTTGATATAACTGTTCCCTACCTTTACAAAATCCGGAAATGTTGCTATCAAATGTTCTTTAATCGAAACCATTTCTTTATTATCCTTGAAAGGAATAATTTCTTCTTTTCCTCTGATTTTTATGGAAAGATAGGGTGAGATGTTTGCTGTTTGATCTTGAAACTTGAAATAAGAAACAGCTTGTTTAGGTAGTCTTCTGTTTTGTAAGATAAAATAAGTCATTGTGATACAGTAATTTAAAAAATGAGATAAAACCCGGCGGAACGATTCATCATCTTCCGCCGGGAAACTTAAAAATATAATCCAACGTTTCCATATAGGTAACTATATACCAGTTTATACCGATATAATTTGACGTTTCACAGTTCCGACCAAATGTTCGTTCCCTTCAAAAGGGATACATTCATCCCACATACCGGAAATGGTAAAATACTTGCCTTCTTTTGAAATGTGGGAAAATAAATCACAACGCCAAACGTTAAACATTCCTTCTTCGCAATCCTTTGTAAGCACTTTCTGAAAAGGCTGGAATTTTGGTGTTTCTTGAATCTTTACCGCAATATATAAAGGTATTGAAATTACACCACAAACAGAAATAGGCTTCTTTGCAGCATTGAAAATAAAAGGATTGTTGGTTGCAACAGAATTTTTGGTTATATCCAAAGATTTTAATTCGTATTTTCCCGGTTCAAGCATCCATTCGTAAAATATATAAGGAATATCATTTAAATGGATACCTTTGACTCCTGCTTCATCAATAACAAAGCATTTCCCACAATATTCACTTAATACTTTTGTGAACGAACAAGAGTAGCCGGTTACACTTACGTTCCCTTTTTCGTCTTTGTTATTGTTGTACCAATCAAGACTTTTGATCCGCACAATGTCGCCTTTTTTAAGTTTCGTTTCCATACTTTTCGTTTTTATTTTATTTGTTACTATCAATAAATCAATCCTTCTTCTCGTCGCCAAATAAGTCTTTTGGAGAAACATCAAGAATATCAGCTATTTCTTTTAACCGATTCATGGTAGGATTTCCATTCAGACATCTATAAAGAGATTGCCTTGTTACTCCCAATTTTTCTGACATCTGGGCTACAGAAATGCCTTTTTCTTGCATGATCTCTTTGATTTTTAATCCATTTTTTTGCATTAAGTTTAAAATCGTTTTTCTTTATTCTGCCACAAATGTAACACTTTAATGTTACATGACAAAATATAATGTTACATTTTTTGTCGAAATTCAGTCAAAAACCTTTAGTGTCAAAATAACACTAACAAGAATGACTGCGATAGGAACAATGATTATTTCATTGTCGGGTACACATACCTTTGCTAAACCATCTATTGTAAGGTATATCATTACCGACTTAATCAATCTGCTTTCTATTTCCCTATCTTTTTTCATGTTGGTGCAAAGATATATGTAACAGTATAATGTTACAACACTATTAACATTTGTTAAAGTATTTGTTTTTAAATAGGAGAGGACTTACTTTTGAAAACAAAAAGTATAGCTATGGCAACATATCAAGAAAGGCTGGAAGCAGCTAAAACAAAACTGCAAAAAATTTACCCAGACGCAACAATAGAACAGACTATTGATGATAACGGAAACGCTATCTGGAGAACAAACGTGCCGGGAGTGAAAATCATCGAAAGCATGAATGTAAATGCTTTGGAAATCGTAGTAGAAAATCTTCGACAGGCTTATAGAGCTAAGTTGGGAGTGAAAAGAAATTAACAATTGAATGATTTGATACTTTATCATTGGCGATAAACAGTAAATGATTGAAAGGGGTGCTTGTGAAAGTGCCCTTTTCTTTTTATATTTGAAGCGGTTAATTAACTCAAAAACAATTTATCATGAACAAAATTTTATTGACATTGACTTTTTGTTCTCCTGCATTGCTTGCGTTTTTGCACAAGGAGAGTTGCCGGAAGAAACAGTTGACTATGCGGCTAATTTTGCAACATTCGCAGGTGTGGTAGGTGTTACAACAGTTGTAACGGAGTTCATCAAGAAACTATTCAAAACAGAACCGTCAGAATGGGTTCAAAGAATTATCTCTTGGGTAATCGGCATCGGACTTGGTATGTTCGCTTGGGGTTTCCATTTGGGTATGTTTGAAGGATTGGATTGGTGGCAAGCATTATTATGGGGATTTGGAGTCGGATTAGCCAGTAACGGATTTTGGGACACTGGACTTATTGAATGGTTGTTTGGATTATTCACTAAAAAGAAAGCAGCATAATCTTCTTCATACTTTGTGTTTTGGGCGCGGTGGGCAAGAACTTCCGCGCCATTTTTATAAATCACCTACATTGAATATATACAGCTTATGACAATCGAAGAAAAATATTCAAAGCTAAAAGACATCTTCTTTAAAGACTTTATTGTCGCTACAGAAGAAACTACTTGCAGAGGAACGAATATCCCTGCCAGCAAAAGAGTGAAAAGTCCGAACACAGGACTAAAAATCCTATATTGGGATGATGGAACTATCAACATGGCGGAATACCTTCACTACCTTTTGATGGAATCGTTACTGGGAGACAAGACTTGCAACAACAAAATACTCTGGTGCTTGAAATCCCTCCAGAGGTTGTCAACGAGTGCCTACGAGGATGAAAAGATGAAGAATCCAAAAGTGTATTTTGTACGCGAAAAAGGGTTTTCCCTTCGAGACGATATTTCATCCTCTTCCTGTGGTCTTTTTGATGCCATAAAAATAGAAAGCGGTTATTCCAATGGGATTGAACTTGAAAACGAAGATCCATGCTTTTCCCCTTTCGTATCACAAGATCAGATTTGGAACTTGTTGCCCTCTCTTTCTCTTTTAATAGACGTTTTTAAAGGACAAGAAATAGGAAATCTGGCAAAAGAAATACTGCATGATATTCTTTCCTATGTTTCCGATCATGGACACACCATTTACAATCCCTATTTCAGTGCGCTAAAGCATTTTTGGACTTACCTTCCATCCATGAATACAGAAAAGCTGAAACCTTGGGACAGAGTAGAGGATAGGAACAATCATTTGAAATACACTGTAAAGGTAAAAAGAGGTGCGAACAATTGGTATTTTGCTTACGGATTCAGAAAAACCCTCAAAAAGTTTGTACCGGAAGCGAAATTGAACGGATTTATGACCTTTTTGTACGGTGTCTGGTACATTCCTTTCATTTTCCTTGCTGATAGGGTGTATTTCCCTATCGTGACACGGTTTGGAGTAAAAAGAAAGGACAATTCCTATTACTGTATGTCATCTGCGGGTGATGTTTGGTATGCCGGTAGGAAAAATTATCTCAAAAGAGTGTGCAAAAAGTTTAATGAGGATAAAGAATATGCTTTTCCTGCACTTGCAGAGTGTCTAAAACAGGAAAAATGGCAATATATTGACATAAAAGCATTGGAAAAATGGCTGAATGACTATGAATTTGACGAAAATTCGTTGGAATCACCCGTCAAATTCCTAACTTTGTCACGTTACTTGAAGTTGATCCAATCGCTTGCTTAGACAATCAATTCTTTCATGTTTTCTCCCGTTCTTCTTTATTGAGGGACGGGAGTTTTTGTTTCCATTAACGAGAGTGTAACACTAAAATGTTACATTTTAAAGTAATTTAACTCCATAGACTGCATTTTGTACAAAAACGATATTACTTTTGCAGCACAATCAAGTAACAACAATAAAAATAACAATCATGAAACCTTTCAATTTAGAAGAAGCAAAAGTAGGCAAACCCGTCTGCACAAGAAATGGTAGGAGAGTGGAAATCATTTCTTTTGAAAATCCGAGCAACAACAACTATCCTATTTTGGCAAAAGTATTTTTCGGTAAAGATGATTATGAAAAATTTACCTTTACAGAAAGTGGAACGTTTTTCGTTGCTGGTAAAGAATCTGAAGCAGATTTAATGATGACAGAAGATGAAACGGAAATAGAAATCCCTTCACTCTGGACACAATCTTGTACAGAAGAAAACACAAAGATCAATTATACAATCAAAAACTAATAGAAGATATGGAAGTAAAGATGACGGAAAGACAAGCGTTGCTTTATGAAGCGAGAAAGAAAAAGCTGTTTAGGGCTTTTATTATGACCTGTATGTGGGGAGGGTTTGGGCTTTATTACACCGGTAAACCCATTATCGCATCCATCCTGACCATCTGTACTCTGTACAATCTTTTAGGAGCTGCAATCACCTTATTTAAGGTCAATCTGGTAAACTGTGTCGAACACCTACTTTGGTTTACAGGATTTTGGATTTTTTCAATCCTGATAGCAGTTCCTCTGGCCGAGGACACAAACAACAACATCAAACGTGAAATCATTAAAAGCAACAAAATAGCATGAAAAGAGTAATATTTATCAGTGTATTATTTGCACTTATTTCGATGTGTGGATGCAAACAGGAAGCCTCTAAAGAATCAGAAATTTCTAAAGAGCAAGAAACTCCCAAAGAATTGAACACCTATCAACTCATGGATATCCAATTTAAAATATTGGATGCTTCTTCTAAAGATTTTTTAGTTGAAGAAGCCGATAAACTCATTCCAAAAGAAGCCTACAGCGAAAAGGTTGCTATAGAGACTGGAGGAAAAGCTATAAAATATAGCCTCAATACAGGTTATAAATTAAGTGTAAACGAGGTTTTTGATGAAAAATCAGGGATAGTTCCTTATACAAGTCTCGAAGCAAAGTTCGATATTTATGATATGGAAGATACAAAAACCTTTATAGATGGGATTCTGGATTATCTGAAAGAAAAGAAAAAGTTAAAGAAAGAAGGGATATCCGAGGTTGCAGATAAACCAGATTACAAACTTATTGCCCTTATTTGGGACGGTGGATTCAGTTCAATTGAAATGAAACAAAACGGAGCAATTGGATTTGACATTATCTTTATCAACTATTACGACATGAACAAACAGAAAAAGAAATAGGAATATGGAAAGAAAAGTGAAATACTTTATAAGCAAAAGAAGAAGGCTTTTATATTTATATTACGAATGGGATGGAGATGTGATGAAAGCGTTCTTGTCGAACTTCTTTCTGCGAGGTATGGATGTGGAAGTCATTCCTAAAAAACAAAACAGATCAAATGAAGATTTATTGATGGTAGGGTTTGCTCCAGGAAAGAGACTCCTATTAAGAATAGGTGATGGTATTCTACGTGATCCTAATTGGAGAGCTGCCAGACGAATGAGAAGAGAATATGGCAGGGATCAAAATCCTTTTCCCGGTCTTGTGGAAGTAACAGACGAAGAAAAGATACGATACATAGAAGAACAAAAAGAAAAAGGAATTATCAAATTCGACGAATCATTTGTAGAATCTTTACTACCTTTGGACAAAAGAGTAGAAAATGAAACAAAAGACCAAGAATTTTAATCATGGTATATGTATAGATTAAGTTCTGATCATCAAAAAGGGTAGGAACCGTTGAGAAACGTCTTCCTATTCGATTTTCAAAATCTGACATAGTGTGTTGAATCATAATCACCACCAAAACCTCAACAATAGTTTCTTCAAATTTCTTATTTACTATTCGATGGGTGGGTAGCGGTCATTTGATTTGCTACCCATTTTTCTTTATCATTGACAATATATGTTTAATGATCTCGGTTTCTTTCATAATGAATCAGATGAACTTTTATGCAATCAGTATGTATATATGAACAAACATTGTTCATGCTTCCCCACCCAATCCCCCCAACCCCCTTTCGACCTCCCAAAGGGGGCTATGTTGGGGAACAAGGACACTGCATTCTGTTTTTCAAAACTCGTAAACTTCGTTCTCAAAAACATCATTTGGTCAATGTAAAATGTAAAATTTTCCATTTTTCCCAACATTCTATAATAATTATATATATTATACAGAAAACATAAAGTTTTCTTATAACTATAGTCCCCGAAAAGCAATTTCGGCAATAGGAATTGCCTTCTATTGCCTTTCTTAGGACGATTACTTTCAAAGATTCCTTTTTTTAGTAGGAGTACTTCTATTAAGAGAAAAAGAATGAAAAAGATATAGTAGTAACTCTTATTAAGAAAAAGAGAAGTAAAGGAGAAATAGGACAAAATAGGATTACTCCTATTAAAGAAAAGAGGGAAAGAAAAACACGCGCATACGCGCTTGAATGGAAAAATTGAAAAACAAGACTTAGGGATGGAGGGTGGGGAGGAAACCCTACGGGCGCACGCGAGACGGTGGCGAGACGTGCGAACGGGTGTCTGCATGTTGGTTTCGTAAAATTTTTCTCGTTTTTTTTGCATTTGTCAAATTTTGCTGTATCTTTGCAATATACAAAAACCGTTTTTACCGTTTTGGTAAACCGCAATACCAAAACATTAACACAAAAGCACGTATATTTTTACGTGCTTTTTTTTGTGTCTTTAATTTTATTTGTTACCTTTGTAACGTCATATAAGGTATGGCATTTTAAGTTCGATAAATTAATTATTAAACGGTTTTTGCAAAAATGGACATTACATCATTCATTTTAAGATCAGACTTAGAAAAGGCTGCTTTTGAAAAAAGAAAAAAATCCCTTGTAGCAAGATTAAAGAAAAGTGGCTACGATGATGATAGCATTAATGCTAAAGTGAAAACTTTCCGTGAAGAAGAAAATCATCACAATTTGGAAAAACTATCTTTCTCTTCGAAAGAAGAACTTTTGAACTTTGTTCGTAAAGTTTTTGGTGATATTTCTCGTAAGGTGGCTGTAAGACTTTTAGAAGAAAAGTTAGCCTACGTTGAGGCTGTTCCCGTAAAGGGAGATGGGGTAAAAACTTGGCGTTTTGTGATAACTAAAAGGTCTCATTATCGTAGAATGTTTAATCTTCCGAAATATCTTTTCTTTCCTATTGAATCTTTTAAATTTACTCAAAATCTTGTAGATAGTGGGTTAAGACTTGGTATTCCTGAGCGAACCATGCTTTGTTATCTTGAAAACAAAAGAAGGGTTATAAATTTTGTTTGGACACAGGCTTACAAAAAAGATTCCACTATTAAATGGAAACTTTGTTTATATATTTCTCATACAACTATGGCTTATGATTTGGGATGGACAGTTGATCAAGTTCGTTATACTTTAAAAAAACTATCTTATTATTTCGGTAAAGATTTCTTTAGAGAACCCACTCCAGAAGAAAAACTTGCCAGAAAAGACCCAAGAAGTTGGAATTTTCAAATCAATCTTCCTCCATTCCGGGAATGGAACGCTATTATATTGAGAAAGATACGTTTGTTTGTACGTCATTCTGGACGTTCTGTTTTACGAAAAGAATATACTAAAGAAGAGTATAAAGAGATGTGTAAATTGTCTCGTAAAAAAAGAAGAAACAAGGCATATCAAGAAAATTCTTCAAATGAAGGTAATAAAGAGTACGATAGGACAGTTTCTTTGGGAAGGATAATAAGAGAAAGCTGTTCTTGTATTTCTAAAGCCATGAAATGGAGAAAAAAGCGGGAACTTTTGAAGAAATATTTCCATGATTTTATTTTTGGAAAGCCCAAAAAAGAAAAGAAATACGTTCCTTCTCCTATTGCATCCGAATATTGGAGAAAGAAACGTGCTTCTGCCAAAGAAGATGCTGATAAAAAGAAAGAGAAGGGGCGCAAAGAGAAGTCTTTTTATGGGACTGAATTTTGTCGAAAATCTAATGTTGGTCTATTTTACGCCACTACTTATGGCAATTACAAGAGAGTCGTTTCAAAAAATATAGTTTAGTCATGGAAAAGATTTTGATTAAAGTTAATGGTATAATTCATACTTTTGAAAGCATAAAGGAAACTGCAAAGCATAAGATAGAGTTTTTCGAACAAATGGAATCGTTTTTGAACGAAAGTCCTATTCAAAGGGTTCGTAGCTATATCTTACTTAAGGATATGTTTATTGAAAATCCTAATGAGTTTTATAAGAAGCATATGGAAGGTCAACCTATTATAGAGATAGAAGAGGTTTTGATAGATTTATGTATAGTGGGGATCGACATAGACGAATATTTTGTTTGTGAGAATCAAGATAAACAAAAACGCGGATTTTGTGGAATGGCTAATTACAAAAATCTTTGTGAGACGATGGAAGAGGATAAGGATATTTTTGTGAAGATGGTTATGATGAAGGTGGATATGATACTTTAGGTGAAATGCTTAATTTTCATTCTTCTACTAAGAAGGGATGTAAGAAAAAGGATATTGTTAAGCGGAGAAAGAAAAATAAGAACAAGAAAACTCATAGATAGCATGGAAAAGAAAATATTATCTATAAAAGATAGAAATAATTTATCAGAAGAAGAAAAGAAAGCAGTATTGGCTTTCTATAACGTTTCAGAAGAACAAAAGAAAACGATTGTAGAGAGTTATAACGGCAATCCAGAAGGGTATAAGGCATCTCTTGAAAAGATGCCGGAAAAGGAACGTGAAGTGTCTCTACTGATAGCTTCTGCATGTGGGATAAACATTAAGGATATTTAACATCAAAAATTGCAATTATTGAATACAAAAGTTGTATGTTTGCAGTCGAGATGAGATAGCTTAAAAAGTTGAAGTCGGGAAGTGATTCGCGATAGCTTCCCTTCTTCTTTTGAAGGCTATGTGAGGTTGATGGGGAACGACCTTAATGTTTCCCAAAATTGAGGAAGTGTTAGATCGAATGTCTCTAATGATAAACGAACCGAGTCAGGAAATGCCGGCTCCCCTATAAGAATCGTTCCTAACGAATAAGTCCCGAAGTAGGGCAAATGGCGGCTTGTAGGATGTCGTGAGATAATGGTTTCTCGTGAGAAAGGCTTCTTTTGAAGTAACATTGTCCTGCGGGCAGAGTGGCGAGACAAATTCACTTCCTACTTTAAAGGCTCTGCCGTTACCTTTGATCCCTGTGCGGAGGGAGATCGGCACTTGTAAGCGATATGAGTACGGTTGCCGCACCAACATAGAAAGTATCGCTTACAAGTTTTTCTTTTTAGATTGTTCTTTTATAGGAAAAAAGTTATACTTTTGTATGTGTTGAATTATAAATAGGTGATTAGTATAACTTTGCACCAGTTTATGTTAATCATCAATTTTATTAACGATACCGGTGGTGCACCGGGAATTTAAGCATGTGGAGAGACCTCTTTAGAAATTATTACGGGTTGATGGTTTCAACAATGTCCCTATGAAGCGTGAAAATATACTTTTGGTGCAAAGAAGTGTATAAGCACCCAATTACGTCCATGAGTGTACAAGAATTTCCTATAAACGAATTTTTAAGCCTTGCAGAAAAGAACAACTGGGAGGTTTATACGTTGGAACAAGTGAAAAACTTTGCTTCTGACGTTGTTAAGAGTATTGATCCTACTGAACGGGAACACGGGGCTATTGATTTTGTGTCCCTGAATCGTGTTGTTGTGGTTGACGAAAACTTCAACAAATCTGTTGTATATTATAGAGAGCCGCAGATTGAGTGGAAAGATGCCGATCAAGAAACAATTGAAAAAGCTGGAGCAACCGGACTTCCTGTAAAAAACAAAATAGGTTTCTATAAAGATACTCCTGAGAACAGAAGAAAAGGAATTGTGGGAATGCCTTACAAAAAAGATTCTGACTATAAGAAAAAGAAGGAGGAATCGGAATCCGATAAAAAAGATTGATTAGAGGATTGATGATGGAGAACAGAAGATTATATTATTTCAAATCCTATTTAGATAGCTTCTGCTATCCTATACTGATCGCTTTACCTTTATCTCCTATTGTGGACTGGATAGAAAAATACATATTCAAAGATTGGGAATTTCTCAAATTCCTTGTTGTCCTTATTATTGTGGACACTCTTATTAGTTGGGTATTCCATTTGAAGCAAAAAGACTTTTCATCGAAAGGTTTTGGAATAATCCTGACTAAAATTTTTGTATATGGGTGTTTGCTTATTGTAGCTCATGTTTTGGGAGAATACACTATAGACGGACAAACAACCACAACTTTCACATGGTTTCGATCTCTTATGAGTACAGCATTAATAGTAAGGGAATCTATCTCTATAGTGGAAAATTCAGGTAAGATAAATCCCAACCTTGTTCCTGTGTGGGTGAGAAAATATTTAAGGGAATTTGACGAAAATGGATTTTTAAGAAAGCCCGGAGGAAAAACGGGTGATTTCGAAAAAGATACAATCTAAATTTTTATACAAATGAGACTATACAGATTTACTGATACAGATAAGAAGATTGACGTAGTGGTCGTTACGGACGGCTCTTGTGAACAGAAAAGAGTGCTTATCACGGAATCACCTCGCGGTGTTGTAACTCCCGGTTCTGTCAACGCTACAGAAGATGAAAAGAAGGGAAGTGATGCTTTTCTTGCTTTGGGTTGGAACTGGAATGTGGGTGAAACTGTTCAGCACGAAGAATTGGTTGCGTTTGCGGAAGATCATGCGCTTACTTTGTCGATCGAACCTCAAGGGCTGAACGAAGTTGTTTCCGTAAAGGCTTCTTGGAATAGTAGCAATGTTTGTGTTTTGGAAATTGCTACGACTGTTCCAGCGGAGAAAGAAGTGGAAATTTATTTTCCCAATACAGTAACATTAAAGGATTCAGTAGGACGTTACGGAACAATCCGGGGAGACAAGAAAACTCTTGTTTCGAAAGTAAACGGTCGTACACCTATGGAATTTTCCTTAGCTGATTTTGGCTTGTCCAAAAAGGAAGATTTGAATCTTGTTGTTATGTCTGATGATGGTGTTCAGAAGTTCGAAGTAGTGGCTCATTAATTTTAGAAGCTATGTTAAGACTTCTTTTTACGACAAAGGATTTAAGCAAGCAAATGACTGTCATAACTGATGGAATTGACAATCAGATGAATGTTTTTGTAACAGAAAATACGGTAGGTGACGTTGAATATTACAAGTCTCTTGGTATTGTGATTGATGCTGGTGTTACTTACAATATCGGTAAGTTCAAAGAATGGTGTCTTGCTAATGGATTGGGACTTATCGGTTATCCTGAAGGGCTGGAAGAAGAAAAGATCAATTATGTAAACGTTCTTGATAGAACGGAATATACGTTTACATTGCAGACAAAATCTCTTTCTTTCGTTAATACGGGTGAAAGCAAGAATTTTGTTGTTACTTCCAGTAAGCAGGAATATCGGGACGGTGCGCCTTACGGAAAGCCTATAGCCGTTGCTATTCAGATTAAAATTTCCGGTACAGGTTTTTCGGGTAATGCGGTAATAAGTCAAATTTCTGCTACAGAGAATCCTACTGACAAGCAAAGAA